ATGTTGGCTGCTCCGGTGTGGATGGCGTCGCCGCCTGAGGTGCATTCAGCCCTGCTCAGCAGTGGTCCGGGCCCCGGCCCCCTGCTCGCGGCGGCCGCCGAATGGTCGTCGTTAGGCGCGCACTACAGCGCAACTGCCCAAGAACTCCGGGCAATTCTGGCCGCCACCCACGCGAGTGCATGGCACGGCCCAAGCGCGGAAACGTATGTGGCAGCACACACTCCATACCTGGAATGGCTGAACCAGGGAGCCCTCGAGAGCAACGCCCGGGCAGTCCAGCATGGAGCCGCCGCCAGCGCCTACAGCACCGCGCTGGCCGTGATGCCCACTCTTGCCGAGCTTGCCGCCAATCACGCCACACACGCGGCACTGGTGGCAACAAACTTCTTCGGAATCAACACAATTCCCATCCTCGCCACCGAGGCGGACTATGTCCGCATGTGGGTGCAGGCCGCCACCACGATGGCGACCTACCAAACGGCCTCCGAGGTGGCGTTGGCGTCCGCCCCTCCCTCAACACCACCGCCGTCGATCCTGCACGATCATGATCACGGACACGACGATCACGACCATGAGCACGGTCACGATGACGACCATGGGCACGGAGATCTGGACCCGACCGACCCGGAATGGTGGGTGCATGTGGCCGGAGAGATGGTCGAGCATTTCGAGTTGCTGCTCAACAACCTGCTCACCGATCCCGCCGCGCTGCTCACCAACCTGCCAATGGTCTTGGCAGATGTGGCATTCCACGCGGCCCAATTGGCGTCGACAATCGGCCAGTTCGCACCGGCACTGATTCAGCCGGCGTTGGCTCTGGCGATCGCCAACCTGGGTTGGGCGGCCGGGTTCGCGGGCCTGGCCGGAATCCAGCCGTCACCGGAAATCCTTGCCGTGGAACCGGGTTCCGTCGAAGATCCTCCCATGGCTGCGTCCGCCGGCACGGCTCCGGCACCCAGCCCGCCCGCCTCGGCCCCCGCCCCGGCAGCACCTGCAAGCGCCCCCGCACCCACCGCACCCGGCACCGTGCCCGCTCCGCCATCGCCGCCGCCCGTCGGCGACCCGGGATTCTCCTTCCCGTATGCCGTCGGTGGCGGGCCGCGTCTCGGCACCGGGTTGGCGCTGGCGGCTCAAGTACGTAGGGCAACCAGTGCGGCAGCGCGGTCCTCGGCGCGAGAGCAGGCCGCCACCGCGGAAACCGCAGCGGCCCGTCAGGCACGACGACGGCGAGACAAGAGCAAGCAACAGGGTCGCGGCATCGAGTACATGGATATGGATGCCACTGCGCGGTGCGAGGGGCCTGCTCCTGACCCCACCGCCTCGCACCGCGGAGCCGGCCCCATGGGATTCGCCGGGACCGTAATCAAAACGGGCGCAACGGCATCAGGGTTGGCGACGCTAAGTCGCGACGACGACTTGTTCGAGGGAGCGCGGGCGCCGATGGTGCCCAATACGTGGGACCCGGAGCACGGCCGCCAGGACTAAGGCTGGTGGCCCTGAACGGCTACGCGGCCGGTCGGCCCCTGCTGCTGCCCGTCCCGCTTACGCAGTCGTGTTGAGGACGCACCCAACAGCAACGCTGTCAGATCGTTGTCACCGGACTGCTTATCCCGATCCTGCCGATCATCCTTCGGAGGGAATCGGGGCGGCCACTGCTTGTTCTGCTTCTTTTGTTGCAGCTGACGGGCAAGGTCATCGCTCTTCCGCTGGGCTGCTCAGGTTGCTGTCCGACATCCTGCTGCGGCGGTTGTTGCGCGCGGTCCGCCCAGGGTTCTGATATTCCCCCTGCGATCCCGGATTACAACGCCACCTTGAACTCGCCCACCGACCAGCGCACCACCCGCCACACCAGCCACCGAGTCATTGATGTTGCCGAACGACCCCTACATACTGTTCACATGCAGATACCATTGCCCTCAGCAGAATGATGGCGAAGGAAATGCCTATCGCGTATCGCAGGTATTCAGAATCCGTCAGGAAAAACAGGCCGGAGGATATGGCCGATATTCCCGCTACTTGCAAGGCGAGCCCCTTGCCCAGGTGTGTGGGCAATAGAAGTGTCGACCAGATAAACAGAATTGTGCCCAACGCAAGCAGCAATAATGACGTATACAGGTTCATCGGGGACCCGTCCGCTTCCTCTTCTGGTTATGCATGTCTTCCAACGTCGATGGTGGCGGTGCAGCGGGGCCAACGAACCAGGTTATCCATGCAGCCCCTTTAAGGAGCCGCTGCCACCAGGGTATGTGTGACTTGTCTGAGTTTGGCGTGTAGGGCACTGATTGAGGTGCTGCGGCCTTGCGTATCTGCTCGGCAGTAAACGGCTGACGTGACCCTTGCCCTGATTTTTCGCTCTTGTCCATATCTACGCCTTTTCAACTTATGTTTAGCTGAACAAGCTCTTAGCGCCGCTCCATAGCGATTTCGCGCCATTCACAACGGATTTTCCTGCTTCTTTCGCAGCTTCGCCTGTGGCACGCAGCCCGCTATCAATTGCCTGCTGTGCTCCTTCTGGCAGTTTGCCGTAGGCCCACTTTACGCCTTGGTATGCGGCCACTCCTGCGGCAGCGCCCACGACCACTACGGCTACTGCCGGCGCCGCGGGTGCTAGAGCTGCCATGGCAGCTCCGGCGAGAAGCCCGGCACCGACGCTGGCGGCGTTGGCGGCAATCGCTTTGCCTGGTGCCATGCCGTCTTTGATGTCGTAGTACGCCGCCAAAGGTGCCAGGGCAGGACCTGTGCCCTTGCCAAGAACCTTGGTGACCGTGCTGAGGTTCCCGACCTTGGAAACCAGACCAGGGATCTTCGGTGTTTCGCTGCGGATCGTGTTCATAGCCGCACCAATTGCAGGGTCCGCAGTCGTTACGCGGCTTCCTGCCCGTATCGAATCGTTGATGACATTCGACGATGCCTTCACCAGACGCTGCGATTCGGACAGAGCGGCCTGACTGACATTGAGATTTCGTTTCAGCAGCGCGTTAACTCCGGCCGAGGCGCCTTGAATCGCATACTTCGGGGCACGCTCGACTTGCTTGTCGACCATCTCTTTGCCTTTGTCGAGGAGCGACTTCCGACGCTGAGTGGCAGCAACCGCTGACGTCGTCGGATCGTTGTCAGCGTCATCATCGTCGTCAGAACTATCGCTGTCTTGGTCCAGCTGATCCTGAAGCTTCTTACGAAGCTCGTCAGCTTGTTTCTGTTTCTCCTGCAGCTGTTCCTGTTGACGTTGAATCTGTTGTTGTTGCTGGTCAACCGGGTTCTGCTTTGGCTCGTTCTGCTGGCCCGGCTGGCTCTGCTGACCAGGCTGCGTTTGTCCGGACTGCGTCGGGCTCTGTTGTGCCGGTTGTTGTCCGGGCTGTCCCTGAGGTTGTTGTGCGCCGGGCTGTTGGGGCGTTTGCCCCGCAGGCTGTTGCCCGACAGGGTTCTGAGGCGCCTGTGCGGGCTGCTGCGGCGCTTGGGGAGCCTGCTGTACGGGTTGTTGCGCAGGTGCTTGTTGTACGGGTGCTTGGACTGGGGGTTGTGCGTCGGGTTGCCAGGGTCCGTAGTTGGGTAGCGGCTGGCCGTGAGCGGCGCGTTGGCCGGTCTGTTGGCCGATGTTCTGGCCGGCCTGTTGAGGAGCGCTTTGCCCGCCTTGGGCGGAGTTTTGGTTGTAGATGGAGATTCCGGAGTTTTGGTCTAGTGGCGGCTGGTTGATGCCGCCTTGGTAGTCGGGTTGTTGGGCGGGCATTTGGGGTGGCTGGAATTGAGAGGCGTTGGGGCCGTATGAGCCGCCACCGTTGTCTCCGCCGCCGCAGTCTGGTGGGCATTGGGCATGGGCCAGCGGTATAGCGCCGGGTCCGGTGTAGTCGGAGGGGGTGGCGAGCCCGAATCCCATGGCGCTAAACCAGATGAGGGCGACTACGGCGGTACCGGCCTGCATTTGTCCCAGCGGGCTGGCCCCACCACCGCCGCCGCCGTGGGTTTGGGCCCACTGCCACCATCCCGATAGTGCTTTCCACCACCAGGTATTGGCGGCGAAGGCCACGACCAAAATGGCGGTGATGGCCGCCAGGGCGGCCATCGGATCATCACCTGTCAGCCACTTCGAAACGTGCGGGACCACGTACCCGGATAGGAATACCAGTGCCGCGGCGCCGGCGAGCAGGGTCAAACCAAGACCCGGGTGGCTGGACCACCACAGCGCCCACCACTGCTGGTTGGGGTTCTGCTGGTTGTCGTTGCGGTTTCGTGTGCCCGAGTTGGCGAAGATCGCGGCCGCGAGGGTCTTCGCGCCGCTGAATAGCAGCGCCCCGAACATGACCATGAACGCGACAGCCACCAGTTGTGAGGTCAGCGTCCAGCCGATCGCCGTATCGGTCACGGCGCCGGTGCCGGTGGTGTGCGCCCACCAGGTGGCGGCATGGCCGCGCATCACCCACCAGATACCGGCAGCGCCCATGGCGATGCCTGCGGTGGCGCGCATGGGAGCGGAGATGGGAGCTAGTGGCGCCAAGGCTGCGGCGGTGAGCGGTGCCAGGGCGCGGCGTAGCAGGGTGATGCCTTTACCCAGGGCTGTAAACGCGAGGCACAGCAGGATCACCCAGCCCACTGTCCCAGCCGCACCACCTGCGGGCGCGAGCACATGCAGGCCCCATACCCCGGCCACGAGTAGGGCTGCCCCGGTGACGCCAGCGGCGAACCCGGTCAACTGCATGCTCGGGGGCCTAGCGGAGTCCGCGGCCGTGGGCAGGGGTTCGGTGGTCGCATCATCACTCATCTGCTAGTCCTGTTCCCGGAGTGCTTGTTTGTGTGAAAGGTGTTGTGGTGCTGCATGTTGCGGCGGGTACGTCAGGTGCCTCCGGCCGCTGCGGCGGGCGGGCCGGGAGTCATGTTTTCTTTGGCCCACCGCACATGCCCGTTGGCGCTGGCCAGGCAGCCCTCGTAGTTGTCGCCGTCCTGGCCGAACGCGGCCACGCAGGCATTCGTCAGGTCGGCCATGAACGTGTTCTCACACGTTAGGGCGCTGGTGCGAGCGGGGGCAGCGCTCATGCACGCAGTCAGCCGGGCACACGACGGCGCGAAATCAGCAGCCCCGCCAGGGGTTCCGTCGTCCCCACCGCCGACGAATTGTGGCGGCCCAGACACACACCGCCCGGCAGCACTGCCCGCTGGTGCTTTAGGTGCGGGATCGCCTTGAGCGACCGCCGGAACGCTGGTGGATGGCCGGTAGGCCACGGTGATGGTGACGGGAAAATTGAGCAATCCGATATCGCCGACGTTCAGATTCACGTCCGATTGCTGATACAGATAACTTCCCCCGACCGACGGTGTGACCGGGATCGGGTTGCCGGCACCGTCTTTTGCATCAGGGATGCTCAGCGCCCCGATAATCGCTGCCGAATGTCCGGGGGCTGCATCGGTCTCAACTACCACCGCTTGCGCGGCTTGGCGCAGATGAGTGCCCTCGGGATACCGGATCCCCACCGTGAAGTCACTCGGCGAGATGAAGGTCTTGCGAATCATGCGAATATCCGCGCCGCCGCCGGCATCGGGGATCACCACATAATCCACCGGACCCGAACCATAAGAGGCCGCACCGCCCTCACCCCAATTAGCAGCCGTCAAGGCTCGTTCGTTGGGTAGATGGATGACGACTTGCTTGCCTGGCCACGCGGTCGCGGCATGTACTCCGTCGGTAGCGATTGGCGGAACTGCCACCACACCACGCTGGCGCGCCTCCGCAAGAGGTCGCCCTGTTCCTGGCCCCATCCCTTGCGGCACATTCGTTTTAGCCTGTGCCCCACCAATACTCACCGCACGCGGCAAATTATCGGGCTGCGGCACCGCCAACGGCGGCGGAGCCGGAGCAGGAGGCCCAGGCTGATTGGGGTCTGCTCCAGCTGCACTTGCGCTAGATAACGCAAGCCCAGCAACCGCTGTCACGGCCGCCAACGAAACCGATCTGAGATGGAGCCGCCTAGGTATGCGTCGGCCGTAGTGGACGCCCGAAGATTCGCTGGAAGCAGGTCGCGTACGGCAGTTGATCACCGTCATCAGCCGATGCGGTGCGCCCCGACTGCCGGTTTCGCCGCCCACGAGCCCCCCTTGAGCCGTATTGATACCAACCTATCAGCGACTAGACTATATCAGCAATACCAGCACACCTACATGGTCTGGCAAAGTATAGAAGGCGTCCTTCGTTGACCCGCCCGTTTCTGCACTCCAGGGCGATATTCGACCGAATTCGGGCGTTGAGTGTGACTGATGACGAAAGCTGCGGGCGTGGGGAAAAGATAGCCGCAACCTCAAATGTGGCCGACCGCCGCTGCACCCAAGTGCCCAGTCGCCGATCACCACCTGCCCGCGCCAGCGACCAAATGCGGCCACTTCGAGAGCCCGCGTACGAAACAACGCCGAAGCAGTTTTCGGGACAACAGCCGTGATGCAGTTGGAGCTGAGGAATTGGGCGTAGCCACGTTGCCGACGGCGCTGTGGCGGAGAGTTTGTCCGAGCTGCACCAAACCCGGTCGATCTCGGCTGGCTCGACCGGCCTCCACAGACCGAAATCGAGCTCTACGCCGCTGCCCCACCTCCTCGCCAAGGCGTCCCAGCTTTATCCCCGTGCCGTCGTGACTGTGTCGCGACGGAGCCTTACGGACATTGCACCCGGCTCAACCTGGCGGGTCATCACGAAAGTGGTCGCGTAAGTCCCGTTCTGCGACCTGCCGCAGTTTCGCCGAGCTCGACTGCAGCCCGTTAGTCGAATCGGGCCGCATCCCAGCCATGGTGACGTTCACCTATCCGGGCGAATGGGAGAGCGTCGCCCCAAGGGGGCTCCAGTGAAGCGGCATATGGTTTTGTGGCGCAAACGCTTTCACCGCGAATATGGTGTGCGGCGAGAGACGAACGCTCGTGGGTGATGAAAGCCGGGCGGTGGATCTCCCCGCCATCCACGATGCGATCATACGTCGCATCGAAAGCTGCAGTCGCCGCTGAGGGATATGGCCTGGAAGACCCCGGGGTGGTTGCCTCACTTATTCACCCCTTGGCGGCGAGCATCGCCGCCCACTTGGCTACAAGGGCGCTCACCAGATCATGCGCCTCGGTAAGAGATAGCTCGCGAGGGGGTACCGCTGTCGACCTGGCATGCCGCACCCGTTGCGCCGAGGCAGTGAATGAATCCACTTGTGTCTTTGTGGCCCAATCTAATTCGCCATAGATCTTACTCCGGCACCAATCGCGTCGGTGATGATCTCGAAGACCCAATACAGATCTGACCACCAGACATTCTCTGGCTTACCCAGAACTTCCTGCGCCTCGGCGAGATCTGGATTCGACGCCGCCGCTGCGAAACGGTCCGGCCAGGGAGATGGCGGATCGGGAACTACCGTGCCGTCTGGTCTCGCGACCGTAACTGTCGGTCGCCCAACATTCACACGGATCTGAGCCGGTGCGGGTCGGAGGACCGTGTGCCGCCGACCGTCGGACGTCGTGTACTCGTCGCTCAGCGCTACCGGACGAAAGTTCTGATTTTCAACGCGCCCAAGGCCGTTGATGCGCAGAAGGAGCCGCTCGGCGGCTTCATAGAACTTCTCGTCTTCTGAGGGAGAGTCGATCTCGTGAAAAGCCAGGTAATAGTGGGTGGAGTATCGCGACCGGATCATCGCCGTGTTTTCGGAGACCGATGCGAACGAACTCGGTAGGGGTGCCGCCGTTCGTTTCGTATGCGTGTGCGTGTGCGTGTGCGCCATATCGCCACGGTTCAGCGCCAGAGCAGCGTGAGCTCTCCGCCGTCGGGGAGTTCCGCCCAGCGCGGTGCGAAGTCGTCGTAGCGGGCGAAGATCCGGTCCAGGAGAGCGGGTTCGACGTAGACCTCGGCCGCTGGCCCGGGCCACGGGCCAGCGGCCTGCCGGTGGCCGCGCTCGACCTCCCACAGCGCCGCCGTCAGCGACGCGAGGTACTCCGACCGTGCCATGTCCGCCGCCTGCGCCGCCGTGGGCTTGCGGTTTCGCCGGGACGCCTTCCGCCGCTCCGCCGGATCGGCGGGCCAGAAGAGCCCGTCGAGGCCGTTGGCGTCGGCGAGGCGCCCGAACACGCCGCCGCGCAGCCGCGCCTCCTGCTCGACGATGAGGTGCGCCGCGTCGTGCGGCACGGGTGGACGGCCACCCGGCCCGCCGCGCGGCGTGAGCTCGGGGCCCCTCTCCCGGCGGATCCGCACGTCGTACCCGTTCCGGCGCTTGACGAACGTGACCTCCATGCCCTCTAGGGTGCGTCCTAGGCGGGGGCGCCACAACCGGTTTTCGACGGCCTGCGGCCCGCCCGCCACGCGCCCCACAGTGATTCCATGTCGATCCGTGACCGCTGGTGCCCGTCCCTCCTCGACGCGACGGCCGGACTCGGAGCGGTCTACAGCACGTAACCCAAGCCGTGGGAGCCCAGGTGTCAGGATCCGCCCCGTCGACGGGGCCCTTCTTCGGCCGCCCAGCAGCTGAACATCGCCCGCCTGATCGCTGGATATGGTGGGTGACATCGTCGGGAAGCGAGGGATGAGGGGAGCGCCGTGGATGGTCTGAGTGACGTGTCGGTCGATCACCGCGTCCGGCGTTGGAACCTCGCACGGTCGCTGTTCGCGTTCCTCACGTTGGCAGGGGTCGTGTTCTGCATCGCCAGTGCGCTCGGCACCTCCCCGCACTGGGTGTGGATCGCGGGGTTCGCCGCCACCTTGGTGAGCGGGTGCCTGCTCAGGATCGCCTGGGACAAGCACCGCGTGGCTCTCTTCGCGGGAGCCCCCACCGCCGTGGGCACGGTCCGCGACGTGCTGGAAAGCCAGTTCGGAGACGGGGCATCGAAGTACCAGCTGCTGATCGATGCGGAACTCGCACACGGGGTGTCGATCCACCGGCGGATCGACACCGGCGGGGATCCCGATCCGCTCGGCTGGGTCGGGAAGCCGGTCCGGTTCCGTCACCGCACCCTCGACCCGGACGACCTCGACGACGCGTTCGTCGGTCGCGAGGAGCGCAACGCGTCGTTGGGGCCTGGCTCGTGAGCGCCCACGATTCCGCGTCGACAGCGCCCGGCCGCGCCTACCGCTGGTGGGGCGTCGGGGCGATCACGTGCCTGGTTCTGGCGGTGACCGGTCTGCTCGGAGCCATCGCGAGCGCGTTCAGCTCCAGCCCAGAACAGCTGTGGGTCGCAACCGCCGTCGCGGTCTTCGTCCTGATCCCGGCGGGCATCCTCGGCGGCCTCTACTGCGGGCACCGGCGGTACCGCGCGCGGTTCACCAACGCGCATGTTTCCGAAGCGCCGATCGAAGAGGTCACCGAGGTGCGTCGTACCAACGACGACGGCAGCGTCTCGCGCTACTTCATGCTCACCGTGTCCGTGGCAGTGGAGGGCGGGCCGGCCATCCGAAGGCACTGCACCGTGGGTGGGGACCACCCCCGCCCACGGATCGGGCAGACGCTGCGCTTCCGGCACACCACGCTGGACCCCGACGACCTGGAGGACGCACTGTTCGACAGCATCCGCGAACATCAGCGAGGCACCGGGTGAGTCCGACTGAGCTTCGGCCCTGGCCCGCCGATCCCGTGTCCGCATGGGCGCAGGCAGTCGCTGCCCCAGCGGCGAAGTCACGGTATGGCGAGCGGCCGTCGATCAGGCCGTTGGAGGAGATTGCGGCTGACGTGCGCGGGCAGCGGGTGTTCGTGCCGGCGGTCGCCCTGGTGTTCACCGTAGCTGGTGCGATTCTCGTCGGTGGCCTGCTGGTCGGGGTGTTCCCGCTGAGCGGGCGCAGCACCTCCGCTGGTGTGCAGTGGTTCGCCGGCGTCGTTCTGCTGATCGTTGGGCCGGCGCTGTGGCTCGGGCACCGGCAGTGGCGCAAGTATGAAGAGCGCCAGGGTTTCCCACCCGCGCGCGGTGTGCTGTGTGAGATCTATCCGACGAGCTTTCACATCGGTGACGGCGATGGGTGGTGCCTGACCTCGGTCGCTATCGACGCACGGACCCCGGATGAGCAGGTGTCGAGGATCGCGACCGCATTCCGGATCTGGCTGGCCCGCCTCGAAGCCGACAAGGAGGCCGACTCCGCCGCCAAGAATGCGTGGAACTCGGGGTTCCGGCGGCGCATCATCAACACCTTCGCATCTGACGAGATCTTCGGCCCCGAGGCCTCCGGTGGATACCTCGTCCGCGGGACCGCCAGGCGTTCACGGTGGGCGCTGCTGCTCGACTGGCGAGAACCCGAGGCCCCGGCATACCCGATGCGCAATGCGCTCGTGATCCCCGTCGACCAGGCACAGGGGTGAGAAGCGCATGGGCTGGATAGACCGACTGCGCGGGCGGGAGCGGCCGTCCACCGGAGACGCGGCGTCGGCGGACGTCGGTGTCCCGGACCTCGCCGAGCCCGTCTACGCGCGTGCGCTCGTGCTCCAAGTTGATCACGACGCGGCGATCATCGAGGTCCAGCCGCCGGGCCGAGCCTCCTTCCGAGCGGAACTGCGCAGCGGCACGGATCCAGGGAGCTTCACCGGACTGGTCATCCGCTGGCACGCCCCAGTGATCATCGACGGGGCCGACCCGAAACGCGTGATCCTGCTCGAACCACCGTGCGGCCCGGATCTGCCGCTCGTGCCAGATGATCTGCAGGCGATCCGAGACTCCCGGGACCTGCGCACGAGCGCCTTGGCGGCGCTGTACCCGCCGCCCTCCGCCGCCGAACTCGCCAACCTGATGACACCGACCGCGTCGGCGGCGCACCCGGCCTGGGACGCCGTCTGTTACCGGCTCGGCCTGCTGACGACGCCCGAGGCCCAGGCCATCCTCGATCACATCCGCCGTGACGGAAACGCCTGGGTTCGAGCAGAAGCCGAGCTGTACTCCTGGGGCCCGAGCATCCCCGACGATCTACGCAAGCAGGTCGGGGCGTTCCTGTCGCATCTGCATGATGTCGCCCCGCAGGGCCGCGGTATCGATCGCGGGCCGTTCTGGACACTCGGCGTCGCGGCCCTGATGCGCGACCTCGCCCCCAACGACGTCGACGCCCGAGTCTTCGAACTGGTGATGGGTCCGTTCGTCGACGTCTGCGGCCCGCTGCCGGAGCAGCTGCTGTAGCGCGTTGCTCGGTTCACAGCGTTGGGAAGCCCTCCGGTTCTCCCCTGCAGGGCGCGAGCCAGGACAGTCGCCGGTCGCAGCCCACATCGACCATGCTGACTGGCGATCGGACCTGGTAGACGACGTAGGCGTCCGCGCCCAATCGGGCATCGATACCTATTTGCGTGTGTGCAGTGTCGGGGTCGTCCGGGGTGGGCATCGTGCAGCGGTCCAGCTGATGAGACGGCGGTACTCCTTCGGGATTCATCCACCAGAGACCTGTCGCAAACTCGTCGATCCTGCTGGCACCGACGTCGGGGGTCAGCACGTCGAAGAGTGGCTCGGCACAGGAGGGTTCACCCGCAGAGTGGCCACGGAGGCGCTGTGCGACCTGCGCTGCGTCACCGGCATCGGGCGGCAGCGCGTAGATCTCGTAGGCCAGGAGCGCGCATTGTTGCCAGTAGAACATGACCACGTCCTGCTCACCGTCGCCATCGCTGTAGCGCGGGGACATCCAACACGAGACCTGAGTCCATGAGCGCGCCGGGTTTCCTAAGCTCGCGAGCGGTGGCCGGAACTCGTCCTGTTTGGCGAGCAGTTTTGCGCGTCCGGTGGAGACGTCGTCAACCAGCTGACGGGCGTTGTTCGCCTTGAGAATCCCCGAGACGGGGCCGGGAACGAATACGAAAAGTGCCAGCACCACCACCCCGCTGAGAACACCGAACGTCCAGCGGCGGCGCGGTGACCACGGCACCGCAGTCGCTTCCACGTCCGCTGGTTCCTGCCCATCACCCATACACGCCACGATATCGACGCGGGCGCACCCGGCCTTCGCGCCTCAACTGAGCGCACCGAGGATGGCGACTGTGGTCCATGCCGCGGCGACGGCTGCCAGTGCGAGCGACACCCACAGCAACGCCCAGAACGCACCAGAGCCGTCACGCGGACCACGCGCCGACCAGAGCAGGGCGATACCCACTCCAAGCCCGTTCGCGCTGACCCCGAGTGCGACCACGGGTAGCGCGAACATGCACGCGACGACGAAGAGAGCGGAGATCAACACCAGGATCGTCAGCGCCGCCCGAGTCCACCCTTGCTCGGGATCGTGCCGGCGGCGCAGGACGGTCTCGAGGATGCTGAACCCGGGGAAAGAAGCGATGAGCCCGCCCATCACGGTCAGCGAGTAGAACACCGGCGCGAACAAGAGCGCCTTGTTCTCCGCGGGGACGTTGCCGGTCGTCGCACCGAGGGCAAGCATCCCCGTGAACAACAGTGCGCCCAGGATGAGCGGTGCCGTCCCCGTGACGGACGCGCGATCTCCCGCGCCCCTGGGGGCCGCGCTCCGTCTACTCACCGCCGCCGTTCCCAGTCGACGAACCAGGTGGACTTTCGGTTCGGTTTCTTTGGGTCGTAGCGGATCCAGTGCTTGCTGCCGACGTAGGGCTTGTGGGTGCGCGTCATGGCCTTGTGATCGTGCTCGATTCCTTGGGAGTCGGTGAAGCGCAGGATGACGTCGTAGTACGCGTGGACGTTGCTGCCCTTCGAGCGCTTCACCTCGACCACCTTCGCCCGCACCCGCGGCCCGGTGAGCCGGATACTCCGAGCACGCTCGGCGCGGCGGTGTCGCCACCCGAACAGAGCGCCGAGGAAGTTCTTTGCGCGACTCATGTCACTGGGCCTTCTGCGGGATCTGGTGCATCGACGAACCCGAGGAACAACACATCCTTCAGGTCGTCCGGGTCGCCGGTGTTGTGGCGGAACCGGACCATCTGTCCAAGCTCCGGCGCCGTGCGCTCAGACACCCGGCAGGTGCGACGGATGCCCCCATTCGGAAGCCTGGCCGCGATCGTGATGTCGTATGCGGGCAGTGCCTCTGGATCCGTGTGTTCATCGACAACGATCTTGGTGATAGTGCCGCCGGTTTCCTTACCGTCGGCATACCGTGCGACGTCGAGCCTGAACGAGGCCAGGCACCACGGGAGGATCGACACCACGAGTACTGCGAAGGCTGCGAGGAAGACCCACCACGGGCCCGGCTTCCCGAGGACTTCGCGGATCGCAGCCACGACGACGGTGATCACGAACCCCGTCAACCCGAGGCAGGCCAGCCCGAAGAAGACGCGCTTGAGGAACACCCACCGGCGGATCCGCGCCCGGGTCTCGGGCGTCCGCGCCAGGGCCATCCACGCTGTGGCGTCGCGGTTCACGAGACGAACCTGCGCTTCCCGTTTAGGAACGGCGACCCTGCTGCGGGTTGTTGGAGGCTTGAGAACTCGGTGTTGCCGTGGAGGCCGGTGATCAGGTAGCCGCTGCGTCGCACGTCGTCGTGTGCTTCGGTGAGCAGAACCATGGTGTCGGCCAGGTCCGGGTCGGCGAAGGCGTACACATGCCAGCTGCTCTCGGGCGTGAACCGGTCGATCGACGCCTCGTTGATGAGATCGCCCAGCCAGGCTGTGTGTGTCTTCCCGTCGGCTCCGTCGTAGTCGACGATGACCTTCTTCGTTTGTGCTTCCGCTGTGGTGTCGGGTTGGTCCCATTCGCGGATCTCGCGCACGCGCGCCACCCGGGGGGTGTGGTCCAGCGCGGGCAGTGGTGTGCTCGACATCGCCTGGAGCCACCCGACGCCGCACGCGATCGCGACCACGAGGATGGCGAAGAACAGCATCACGCCGCGGACAGTCCCGTCGAGCGGCAAGGACAAGATGCCCCAGCTCAGAAGGACTGAGCTGATCAGGAACAGCCCGAACCACGTCCCACCGTCGGTCCAGAGAGAGCTGCGCGAGCCGTTCACCGGACCTAGCCGGCGGCTGTCTGCTGCGCCGGTCATGCCGCGAACTCCCATCTTGAGTCCTCGCCGAAGAACGGCGATCCCGGGCGGGGCTTGCGGAACTGGCCGGTGTGCACCTCGCCGCGGACCCCGAGCCAGAGGTAGATGCCCGAGCGCAGCACCTCGTCGTGGGCCTCCGTCAGGAACACCACGGTGTCCGCGAGCGCTGTATCGCGGAACGCGTACACCTGCCAGGTGCTCCCGATGGGGAAGCGATCGAGCCAGGATTCATCGACGTCATCGGCGAGATGCACTTCGTATTGTTTGCCATCCCTGCCCTGATAGGTCACGTACAGGCCGGGCCAACCGGTCACTGAGTCGGTGCCCTCGTTCGCCGAGACCGTCGCAACGCGCGGGGTCCGGTCGATGGCCGGCAGGGTGTCGAGAGATTTCGGGCTGAGAAGCACTGCGCGCAGGATCACGATGGCAGAGAAGAGCACGAGGAGTCCGATGAAAGCCCACATGAACACCGGCCCCAGCGCTACCAAGAGGACGGCGAGCCCAACGACCCCGATGATGCAGGCGATGACGATCGTCGGCATCACTCGGTCGTAGCGGTGGATGAACGGCATGTCGGGCCCGTACCCGATGCCCAGCAGCCGCATCGTGACCCGGTCGAACACTGATCCGCACTTGCTCATGACGACATCTCTTCGATCCGTGCTTGCGCCCGGTCCCTGCGGTAAGCGCATGCAGCGTATAACCAGAAACCGAGCGGGATCGCGACGATGCTGGCCGGGAACAGCACCGCGGGGTTCGTCCAGCCAGGGAAGCCGTCGAACGGATGATTTCCGAGGAAGAGCATGCCGATGAGAAGCCAGCATGCCGTCGGGACGACGAGCATGACCCCGCCCCAGCCGATCATGAAGCACAGGCTCGCGAGAACACCCCAGATCCGGTAGCCAAGCGTCCCAGGACCGTGCGGCCGGAACGGTGCCAGCTCTCCGTCGAGCTCCGCCGGCCATTGGACGACGAGCACGTCGCAGTCGTAGGTCGGATCGAGCGTCGTGTGGCGGATGACGACTTCCTTCCCGATGAGCCTGCGGCCCGCGGACGGGCCGAGCAGCGGGGACCGGACCGTCCGAGGCAACGTCACATGCTTACCGTCGACACTCACGTCGATGTGGATGACGAGGTCATCGTCTGTCGGTCCACCCTCGGGGGAGTCGTTCGACACGGCGTAGCGGATGACGCCGACAGTCTCTCGCCCCTCGATGAGCTCTTTGCGGAGCGGGGCAGGGCGCGGCTTCGGCGGAGGGGTGAACTCGCTGGCCATGGCCTTCCCGATCCGTCTGAGCACAGACCGAGCTGACCGTTGGCCGGGTGAATGATTGCTCATGATCCGCTCCTCATCGAGTCCCAGTCGATGCCGATCGAGTCGGCGTGCTCGGTGGTCCACCACACGGGCAGGGCGTGCGCATGGTGCCAGGGGTTGCCCAGCCGAGCCTTACGGCGGCGGGGGATCGCGAGGAACCAGCGGTGGTGGCGGTCCACGCAGGTGATGAAGCCGCCCTTCGCGTCCGGGCCGAAGAGCAGCTCGGTGGGGAGCACCTCCGGGTCCTCCCGCTTCCATCGCCGCCAGAACTCGGCATAGGCCGACGGATCCTGCTCGAGCTGGGTCGCCCACTGTTCGCAGGCGCTGACGATGCGCATCGCTTTCTCGCCGTCCATCCGAACGGTCTCGCCTTCGATGCCTCCGCCGCCGAGCAGGATCGTCGCGACGGCGGCGCTCGACGGGTGCTTGCGCAGCCGCAGCCGGTACGGGTGCGCCTCGCACAGCATCGCGGAATCCACGACCCACGCGGTCGGCCCCCAAGACCGGCGCGGGTACAGCAGCAAGAAGACACCGAGCGGCACCATCACTGCGGCTACCAACGCCGCCATTCCGACGACGAGCCAGTCCTCCGGCTCGCCCGAGAGCGACCGAAGCAGCATCATCACGCTTATCGCCGTGACAACGAGCAGCCCGACCCCGGCAACCTGGTTCATCAGACCGCTCATCTTCTGCAGCCGGGTGCCGAGATCGTCCATACGGGGGATCGCCTCAGGCCGGTCGGAGAGACGGTGCGTCCGCGCGCGCTCTTCCACGGCGGCCCACGCCGTGGCCGGATCGCCCGGCCAGGGCTGCACTGCGATCTCATCTACTCGGCTCATCGTCACCACCCCTTCGTCTCGCGGTCCGGCCAGCCATCGAAGCGCACGTCGTACAGATCGTCGGGGTCGACCGTGTTGTGCAGGATGCGGATCCTGCGCCCGATCCAGGTCTCGTCCGGGCCGCCGTGATCGCTCCTGCCGCCGTCGAGGTGCCGGTGCAGCGTGAGCTCGTCGGAGGGCCAGGCGGTCACACGGACGCGGTAGACGGTGATGAGGTCGCCCTCGCCGTCCCGCTCCTCCCAGCTCGTCACGCCCTCGACGACACCGATCGCGCTGTCCGCGTCGGCGTACTGGGCCCTGCCCAGCAGAGAGCTGGCGATGCCATACGGGATCGCCCCCAGCACTACGACGCCGGTCGCGATCGGGAAGCCCCAGAACAGGATCTCGGGGTAAACGGTGCGTGTGATCCAGAACCAGATCATGCTCCCGAGGGTCACCGGGAGCATGAGCAGGAGCAGGAGGCCGCCGACCACCATGGGCCAGATGGTGATGTTTTCGATCCGAGACAGGCGGCGGATCCGGGCGCGGGTCTCCGGGGTCTTCGCGAGGCTCGCCCAGTGCTCGGCATGCTGGTCCTTCGTGGGCCGATCCCACGTCCGAGAGAAGAGCCGGAGTCTGCTCATGACCGGCTCCCGTTCCGGTCCGGCCAGCCGTCGAAGCGCACGTCCCGCAGATCGTCGGGATCGAGGGTGTTGTGGCGGAACCGGATCGATCTGCCTACCCATCTTCGGGGGATGGGCCAGCTGGTGTTGTCCTCGCCCCAGTCGAGCCTGCGGCGCAACAATGTCCCGTCGGGGAGCTCTGCGCCGATGAGCAACTCGTAGGTGGTCTGCTCGTCCCCACCGCCCGGGTGGGTGATGACTTCCTCGACACGCCCGACCGTCGACTGTCCGTCGGCGTAGAGCGCCGTCAACCGCCGGTCACTCGCATACGACCCGGACCAGGCACCTGCGAGCAGCAGGATGAATGCGGCGCCGAGCGGAGCAAACAGGAACCACAGCCACGGCGGGGCCTGATCGTCGAACGCGCTCCAAATACCTGAGGTGAGACCGAGAACCGGGGCGGCGAAGACGCAGATGCCGCCGAGCAGCAGCAACCAGAAGCTGACGGACTCCCATCTCGCCCAGCGCCGGATCTCCGTTCGGGTCTCGACAGTCCGTGCCCGCGCCATCCACTGCCTGGTCTGCTGATCGGTCCCGAACACACTTCGCAGCGTGATAATCCGGAAGCTGCTCATGACGTACTCCGTCGTTCTGTCTTCCGGTGGAGTCTGCGGCGGATCCTCGCGAGTCTCTTCGGTACCGGCACAGGTGTGACGATCACGTCGCGCTCGTCCTCTTGCGGTTGGGTGATGAGCATCCACTGGTGCTCGGTGGTGTCTCCGGCGATCGTTGAGACGGGGAGATGCAGGATGAAGTACCCACCCTTGGCCTGCGGACCGAACAGCGTCTCCGAGGAGATCGGCTTGGAGCCCGAAGGCGGCAGTCCTGCCTGAAAGAGCCACAGCTCGAACGCGGCGTGAATCGTCGCAGCCTGTCCGTCATCGAGGCGGTGGTCGAGGGCGATGTACGTCGCCCAGCGAGCCTCACCGTCGTCGTAGTCGATGCAGGCGCGATGGATCGAGTGCGCGACGCCGTGCCCGTAGACCCACGCGTTCTCGACACGCAGATCCCTCAGCGCACTGAGCCGCAGCAGCAGAACCCCGACGGCGATGAGCAGCCATACGGTGACGCCGATCCATGCGAGCCACGGCACCCAAGCCAGCCACGTATCACGGCTCGCACCATTTGCCGCGATGCTCCAGCCAGCACTCGTCGGGTCGGTGATCATCTGGTAGATCAGGAAACCGATGACAGCGAGGGGAAGGAACACCCAGAACACGGGCGCGTACACGAGCTCGGTGCGCCGCAGATCCTCGCTGCCGGCCCATCGGCTAATCTCGTCGACCGACTCCGGACGCGGAACGTCGTGAGAGCGATCGAGGGTGGTCGGCATCGATGCGCTCGCGCTCGCCCATATCACTGAGTGATCGCTGGGGGTCGCCATCCCCGGGCTGTGCTGCGGCATGTGTCCGCCCCTCCCGTCAGGTCAGGGATCGCCATAGTGTGGTGCGGTTCTGTGTCGTCCCGACCAGTGCTCACCGCCGTCCGCGGGGTGCGTAACGTCCCTTCTCTTCTCTATCCACACTGTCCCATGACGCGTGCTACCGATCACAAGGAGAAGCGTTTTCGGGGAGCGCGCAATTCGTCTCGAGCTCGACGCGGTTTCCCCGGAATCGAAGCATCCGGCCCGAGCTGGCGTTTCAGTGGCCTCGGAAACCGACGCGTGGCGCCTCACGTGAGTTACAGCCTCAGCCGTTCCTTACTTCCCGATCGGCGCGTAGCTGCCAGATGGCCAGATTCGCGCTTGCGAGCACCCACCCCAGAAACGAGAAAACCACCCGCTATCAGGTGGTTTTATGGTGGCCAGGGCCGGGATCGAACCGGCGACCTTCCGCTTTTCAGGTGGATAAAATGGCCACTGACCTGCGGTTTAACTGCTTTCGTACGTCAAATACGGCGCACTGAGCAGGTCCGACGCATTCAGTCTGTCTGACGATCGGACATAAACCGGACATAGTTCCTGCACTCCCGACATGGGAAAACCCCGACGCTCCTCATTCCAGTGATCTGCGTCGGGGTCCCAGGGAGCAGGTACTCCGATGCCCAGCATCGCACCATCAGTCAGCCTCGACAACCCTGACCGGGAGACGACTTCCGGCATCAGGAAACCTCGCCAGCGCAGACGAGATGACTCGGCCGAAGCCGTGGACGTCGGCCGGTCGCGAGCGCCCGAGGCCCGAAGGGCCGTAGGGCGCGAGAGCGTCAGCGGTCGGCCGGACGGCGGGAGCGGCGCAGGCCCCAACCCGGCCACAGCCGCCGGGCTTGTTATATGTGCCAAAAATGTCCGTACCCAAGTCACCGGCAGGTCCGACTACGCTGAACTCAGAGCATCCGATGCCCTGGGCCTGCGGTTCCCTCGCCCAGAGATGGTGGCCTCTGCCGCCGCGATGTTTGAGAAGCCCGCCCCGTGGGGCGAGGGTCGCAACAGGCTCGGTGTGGAGCACGAATCCGGCCGGTTCCAAATCACAGTCGGTCCCGGTGTGGTGCGATTGGGTTGGAAGAACCCAGTGCGCCACGAAAGGGCGTCGGAGAGAGCTGTCAAGCGACACGACTTGGACGTGACCGATTGGTGCGGCCGGGTGAAGGAGATGTTGACGCGCGCTTCTCGGCTAGATCCCGATGCTGTGGCTGCTGTCGTGCGACGTGACTGCGCCGACCTCGCCATCGGAAGGTCGGGACGGGTGATTAGTCATTGGTCAAGAAAGTCCAGGTCGATGATGTGCCGGGTATTCGCTGAGCTGGACTACACGCCACTGGTCGAATCGGGTCGCATTCCTGCGATGGTGACACTTACGTACCCCGGCGACTGGGAGACTGTTGCCCCTGACGGGGCGGCGGTGAAGCGCCACATGACGTTGTGGCGTAAACGTTTTCGTCGCGAGTACGGCGAACAGGTTCGCTATATCTGGAAGATGGAGTTTCAGCGCCGTGGCGCTCCACACGTCCACTTGTGGATGGCTCCACCCAATTTTACTGGTAAGTCGGGACTTTCGTTCGCCGACTGGCTGTCAAAAGCATGGGCTGGGATCGTCGATCATCCTGACGCTGAGCAGAAATCGCAGCATGTCCTCGCGGGGACAGGGATTGACATCCTCGCTGGCCTGAGAGCGGCCGATCCCAAACGCCTGTCCATCTACTTCACCAAGCACTCATCACCAAATAGTCATGGCAACAAGGAATATCAGCACGTCGTACCGCCGCTCTGGCGGCAACCCGGGCGCGGGCCCGGCCGGTTCTGGGGTGTCTATGGACTGCGCAAAATAACTGCCACCGCCGAGGTTGCGGTAGATACATATCTTGCGTCGCGCCGGATCATCCGCCGCTGGTCGCGCTCGCAAGCCGTCTACGGAGCCATAGGAGAACGCTTCCCAACTGCCGTAGTGCCCCGGACAGCGCACCGCATGGTTCCACGACTCGATGTGGCTACGGGCCACACGAAGTACCGCCGGGTGCGCCGCCGCCGAATGGTTTGCAGTCAAGGAGGTTTGGCTGGCGGATATGCATTAGTCAACGACGGTCCGTCCTTTGCATCGCAACTTGCGTCAGCGTCCCATATTTGTCAGAGATCGCCGCTACCGTACTGACGTGGCCATTTCGAGAGTTCAAAAGGAACGTTGGCTAAGCTCGTTGCGCGATGTTCATTTCGTCCTCGACGCACTACGCCACCAAACGAGCAACGCGGTTCGACCCAACAGCTTCACTAAGAGCACACAGGCAGCTATGTGGCAGCTGCAGCCCGGCGACTTAGTTCGGAAATTCAACAACGAATCATCGACACAAGACCCACGGCTGACCGCCGCCCTAGCCACCGCCGTTGACTCGGTTCGCAACTTCCTAGATCGCCCCCAACCTTGGACGACCAATCGAGTCAGTGAAGATCTCACGCTCGCCGTACCTTTGATCACAGCCGCTATGTCAGCTATCGCGCTAATATCACCAGACGACGAGACAGTCGCCCAAGTCGTCGACGAACTTGAACGAGATTATTTACTTTCCCTCGCTGTCACCTTGACTGGTCAGGGCACGATCGCCCAGAAACTCTCTGAATGGGAGCGAGGCAATCAAGGCGACTACCTCGATATCGCAAGATTTAGCCTCGTTGCGGAGGGCGGCCCCGGACGTCTCCACATGCGCGACGTCCATGCGGCTACCGATGCGGGGATGACCACATACCTGTTCGGCGTGGGCTTCAAGACTCTCGACAAATACCCGCAGGTCCAATACATACTCTACAGCCAGTGGTTTACCTACATGTATGCCTTATGGGAAGAGCAATATCGAATCCGGTTGGCGACCGCACACGGCGCCGACGTCGACGGAAAACCCTGGGCGAGATTCGACATTAGCCACCAACTGTTCGGCGATATCCGGAACATCCGCAACGACGTCGTTCACAAGCATGGTGTCGTCGCGTCAAGCGCGGACAACTCCATCCTCACCTGGTTTACAAGCGACCATCGGATTGAGATATCCACTGAGCAGATGTTGTCGCTTGTAACGTCGTTTCCCCGAGAAGAGCTCCTGCAGAAGCCCACTCGCGCTCAACGGGGCAACCCGCAAAACCTGCCTTGGCCAGTCGAGCCCGAGCTTGTCGATGAGGTTCGCCAGCAGGCCGATCGTGTGGGGTTGACGCGAAAACAGAAGAAGGATATCGGAAATGAAGCTCTACGCCTCTGGCTCGCCGCCCATCAATTACCTTGACCTACAGTCTGATCAAACAGATAGAGCACCCGACGCTAGTGCCAGAGCTACTCCTGCTGGCGACGCGACAGTCCAATCACGCTGTGTTTCCTCAATAAAGCCTGATAGTCGGCTACTGTTCGTTTAGCTGCACAGGGCGATACACGGGAGGATCCGAATGGCAGAGCGCACGCGCAAGATCGTCTTCGGCCGTATCAATCGACGTAATCCCGACCAAGAACCTCTAGAGATGCGAGAGTTTAGCGAGGATATGGCCGCGCTTGCGGAGAGCCATCTAACCTCGCACGTCATACGGAGCACAGTTGGACACCCTGTTCGCCGGTGGATCGCTGGCGATATGACGATCACCCCCGGTGGAGACTTCTTAACCGGTGTCCTCGGATTTTCCGAACAGCAACTACACGTGACCTTCGATGATCAATCTTTCTCATGGATGAAAGCTGAAGTAGAAGATTCAGATACAGCGAATGAGCGCACGATTGCGCCCTTCGCAGTTGACCTTCGGGCAAAGCACCGATGGGTGGCATTCGCGACTACAGCTCGCCTGACTCCGCATGTTTCACGTAAGGGTTTCGAGCTTGTCCTCAATGAGGCTGTCTCAGCCCTCGGCCTGATGCCAACTACTTGGGAGGTCGATCTTGTGACCTCTACTGCGGTAATTGACAAGTGGTTAAGGCAAAACCCGCTTGTTCACCGGCTGCGCCGCACGTTGAAGTTCAGCAACCCAGGGAAAGACCTGGACGACGATCGCCGCCAGATGCGCGCCCTGGCTGCTAATCGGAAAACCGAAGAGTTCAAGGCGGTAACGCGCGGGGTCTTGGACATCAACTCGCCGGAGTTTCGGAACAAGCTTGAGGGCACCGAGACGGGCGACCTTGACGTAGTAATGGAGGCTCGCGGCCGCCATGGCGTGGGCAACGTCGTGTTCAACACCAGGGAGAGCGTCGACGCAAGTCGCGTTCCCGACTTCGGCGCGAACCTCCAGCACGGCATCGACATCGTTCTGGCGGCGCTACGCGAGTACGTCGCGAGCAAGGAGCCACCCGAGCAACCGAGTCTCCTAGGCGATGAGTAGTTCGCCTGGATCGGTCCTCGTCGTTGTCAGTGGCTAGCGATACCGTGCATGTAGTCTTCGATGCGAGGTGAAACGATGACCAGCGGTAGAGGGGTAATGCGCCACTTGTGGGATGCACTACGGCACATGACCCTAGGAGATCTCTTCCAGATCGACCTTCTGATTGGCGTGGTTGGCTGCGCCGGCGGGGTGATCCTCGGGCTCAAGTACCCCGAGCGTCTTGTCGGGGTCGTCAGCGTGACGGCTGGCGTTGTTGGTGTAGTAATTGGCGCGGTCATCGCTGGCGTCGCCATACAGTCTGCATTTATGGATCAGTCTTTCTTGCGAAAGCTTCGAGCAATAAACCGCGATCCAGTCACTTACCTCACGCCCTTTCTATTCACCTCTGTCATTGGGATATTCGCTTTGCTTGGGCTACTTGCCTTGTCGGCGATACCTGCATCCGCTCCAGCCGCGGTCCTCGCCACCCTCGGTGGCTTCGTGGGCTTGCTCTCTTGCTGGGCTGTAGCCAGTCTGCTTCCAGGAATGGCCACTCTGATTCAGTTCGTTGGCCTCCGTCAGGATGCGATAGATGTCCCAGACGACGTGGACATCAAACCTATGCGCGCGAACGGCACATCGCGATGAGATCAAGCCAAGCGCCGCAAATCTTCGAGCGCGTCAACGCCTCTCAACAAGAGCTTGAGGCCATACGCCGTGAGGTTGAAGAACTCAAGAAGCAAGCTAAGGCTCAGGTTCTCGCCACGTCGCGCACTCAGACTGAAGAAGTCGAATAATCCTGCCCCTGGCATCCAATGACATCTCAGCTTAGTCGTCGTACCTCTCATGCAGAAATGAAATTAGTTGGGGCGTAACGTCTCTAGCACAGATGCGATGCCCTGCAAGTTCTGACAACACATCGTCAAGTTTCCATTCGAACAGATGGTTGTACCGCGCGTTGTAGAGTGCTAAATGCTGGATGCCATACTCGGGCGGACTGAGCAGGCCGTAACAAACGACCTGGTATAACAACCGTAAATCCAGCCCGTATCGCGGTGTCCCGTCTTGCTTTCGTCTGTCGACAATGGCCTTGATTTCGATTGTCCATGGCCCAGCCATGATATCGGCGTCACCCGCCAGCGGGCCCATCATGGTGGTGTCCTCACGGTGGGGCCCACCACACTCCCGAATGAAGGGTATTAGGTTGTTCCTACTGGTGTTGTACAGAGCTGCAAGGTCTTTCAACTCATCCGCTCTCAAAGAATCTGAGCACCCGAACCATGTTTCAACGTCACACCCAGAGCTGGCCGATAGTGGAGATTGACGCAAATCGATGGCTCTACCGACCTCAGTGAAAAGCGCTAGCGCCCAGCATCCCCGGATCAGTTCCTCAATTATGTCTTGATCTTCGCCGCCGTTCCGCGACAAACACTCGGCGATCTCACTGAGACGCGACGCGATGCTTTCGAATCGATCCATCCAGTCGGGACCATTCTTGCCACTTTGCACTTGAGCCCACGCTGCGCCGAGCGCCGCCGCCTCTGGGCGTTCGTCTGGCGTGACGGTAAATCGAACCAAATAGTCGAATGCCGTACCTATCGTGCCAACACGCGCGCCTTTCGGAGGCTCAAGACACTTATTTACCACCGACTCGCGGAATTCTTTTTGAATCCTCTTTGTATTCGGCAGATGCGTGCAGAGCCAGTTTCGCAACGGGCTACCAGGGTCGTGAAGCTCTCCGGTAATGGAGCCTGCTATCGATGTCATAGATCTACAGTGACGCGCTTGCTGAAGTCCGTCAATTCAGTCGCTGGATCACTCCGCGCCGACACACATGGTCTACACACATATGAACCAACATCTGTCACACATACATGAACCAACGGTCGGCACACACATATCACCTGGGTAAAACTGTACCGCACTCATGCGCGAAATGATTCGCTGTACCGCACTCATGCATACCGATATCGAACACCAAACATGTCGCTCATCGACCCACTGAAATGCCAATAAGACCTTCCATCATGACAGGCATATGTGCAGCTAGACAACGATTTTTTGGTTCTGAAACGCGACTGGATTGACGGATTGAAACAGTTGCTCTCACACTGGGTAACAGATGATTTTCATGCACTGCATTCAGCAATTGGAGGTTAGCCGTGGACTTGACATCCCAGGAGATAGATTCCATGTTTCACCACAGATCGATTACGGGGCTTTCCCGTTTTGTACTAGCTGCGGCTGCCACCGCAATTTTAGTGTCGTCAGTAGCACTCGCCTTCACTCTCGGGGTTCTGCAAGCCCGCCGAGAGCCGCTACCTACCCCGGGGCCTTCGACGATGACTGTTCGGGTATTCAACGATGCGCCGATGCCGATGATCGGATCCGCTGCAAAGCCGACTATTTCGCCCTCTTTGCCACCCAGCAGTGGCGGTCTAGCACCCCCGCCGCGCACCGCCCAAACACCAGCAGAACGTTCCCGCTAAGGCTCTGCACGAGAGATTCGAAGGAGTAAAAGAAATGGCGATAGACCGTCTCAATGACGTACCAGTGGCCGATGAGTTCTTCAGCCAGGTAGACGTAGTTCAGGTTCGTTCAAAGACAGAGTTCAGGGATGGGCAGGAGGTCGAGGCTCGAAATAAATCCGGTGAGTGCGGCTGGGTAGTGGATGCCTTGGTACGCACAGAGACTGGGGTACGAACTATCTCATGGACCGTCTGGGGTACCGAGCCAACGTACTCTGGCCCAGTCAAGCTGCGAGGTGTCCGTGCCGCCCCGTGGGCCACCGCACCGGGCAATGTTCGCCCAAAGACAGGGTTGTGGCTGTCGGTAGGATCTGTGGAACCCACGCCGTCTGTCTCAACCACTTCGCGCCGTCCTGCTGGCGGTGACCAAAATGCCGGTTAAGGCTATCGTCCTCAGTCTATTTGCCTTCCTCGTCGTCGGCGCCGTACTCCCAACGGATCTGCGGTTGGGTCTACTTCTGATAGCCGCCCTGGCGGCAATTGTGTGGGCGTTGATTCACTGGCAACGGTCCGCCGAGGTCCGGTCTAGTTTCGATCCTCCGCTTTCGACAGCCATCGAGTTGTTACAGTCTCCCAAGAAGTTTCAGAACCTTTGCCGCTCTGTGGGGCTCACTCACACCAGCAAGGCTCGAAGCGTCTGGTCCACGGCTATCGAGCCGGTGGAGCACCTACCGACAGTTGTCGGTAGCGCATTACCGACCCCGTACGGCGCATCGCTGGCCGTACTTCCGGCTCTGGGGCACTCGGTTGAGACATGGCAGTCAGCTGCGCCTCGGCTGCAAGCAGCTCTCTCTGTTCCTAGCATTGTTGTGATCGATCGTTCCGATCACTTGGAGGTACAGCTGCGGGTCAAAGATCCGCTTAGTACGGATATCGTCGCCGATCACGTGATTCCGGCTTCTGACCTATCGCTCGGGCTTGGCTTCGACGAAGACGGCAACTGGTTGTCGCTACCTGTGGCCAACACCGGCGGACTCGTGGTTGGCGGACTTCCCGGTTCTGGCAAAACAGCCTGGCTCACAGGGGTTTTCGCCGCGCTTGCCTCCAGCCCGCTGTGCCAATGGGTGCTAGTGGACGCGAAACACGGGCACGATTTGGCGGCTCTGGCACCCCGTTCATATCGGTACCTCGCCGCCGAAGCAGACCTGCTTGATGTCCGCGACGGACTTCGCGAAGTTCAACTGCTGATGAACCACCGCCGCAAGAACATGATCGAACTGATCGGTACGCCGAATTTCTGGTCGGCTCCGATCTCGCCATCGAACCCCGTTGTGTTCGTCGTCATCGATGAGGTTCAGCAGCTCCAGCCCACTGCATTCGTCACGAAGGAAGATAAGGCTCTGGCGACCGAGATCGACTTGTTAATAAGGGATCTGGTTCGTCTCGGGCGGAGCGCAGGCATCGTGGTTGTCCTGTCGACCCAACGTCCGACAGCAGACGCAATCAGTACCCCAATCCGCGACAACGCAGAGCTGCGGGTCTGCTTCAACGTCAGAAGCCGCGAGTCGGCTGTCGCTGTCCTCGGCGAATGGTCAACCGACGATCTCGTTTCCCCGCTCGGGCTGCCAACCGGCGTAGGCGTTGCATACGTCAACAGCGAACTATGCAAATTTCGTGCACCTTTCACACCCGAGCCTGTCCTTGTGGAATCGGTATTACAGCACCGGCAGTTGACCGCCGATCCCCTTGACCTGCTGAGCCAAGCCCTATTCAACGCACCCGATTAACCTCAGAAGACTCGGAAAGACGACATGAATTTCGTTCAGGCACAAGGAATCATCGCAAGATGGTTCCGCGTGAGCATCGACCACCAGAAGGAAGCATCATGACGGTACGCCAGCTCAGTACGAATACACGGGCCCCGGAAGATTTTCCCGAGCTGCTGACAGCCGACCAGGTAGCAGATCTACTCGGCGTTTCCGCTGCCACGGTGAACCGCTGGGGCGCCTTACGAGACCAAGGCGAAGACGTCGGCCCGCCTTGCTATTCACTGTCTGATCGTGTCCGCCGCTGGGACGCAGCCGACGTGCGCAAGTGGATTCGCCAGGTTCGCCGATAGATGGCAGGCTCGGTTCCTCGTGGTATACGCAAGCGCCTCAACAGTTCTGGCCAGCCTCGTTATCAGGTCCGTTACCTCGTGCGCGACCCGGCGACGACAACCGGCTGGACGGAAACATCCACCACGTTCGGTAGCCTCCGCGAGGCGCGGGCATTTAAGGCCGATCGTGATAACGAAACTGCACTCGGCACTCAACGGTTCGACCCCCGCCTTGGGAAAGCGACGTTAGATCGAATCTGGTTGCAGTACGGCGCCTCTAAACGACCCTCCGTGTCGCCCAAGACATGGAGTGGTTATGTGCAGCACTGGGAACTGCGCATCGCTCGCCGCTTGGGTCATATGCCTGTCGATGAAATCACCCGCCAGATGGTTCAAGAGTTCGTTGATTGCCTCACCGTGGGTCCGTGGGCCAAAGTCTCAACGCTTCGGCTGCTGCGCTCGATTTTGGAGGTCGCCCGGGAAGACGGCCGCATCCATCGCAATCCTGCGCAGGGAGTGTCGGCAGGGCGAATCCCGCCGCGTGAGCGCCATCGGTATCTCACGGCATCCGAAGTCGTCAGCCTGTCCAGGGCATGTGGCGATCAGGGCGACGTAGTAGCGATCCTGGCTTACACGGGACTGCGCTGGTCCGAGCTGGTGGGCCTGCGTATTTGCGACGTGGACCTTGCCGCTCGCCGCCTGTACGTGCGCCGAGCAGCCCCTGAGGTCGATGGCCACATAATTGTCGGTCCGCCTAAGACCCGAGCCGCTGTTCGCACTGTTCCGCTGCCACAAGTTGTCATAGACGCCCTGACGCCGCGTATCGAGGGCCGCCCCGCCGATGAGCCAGCCGTTACGTCGCCGAACGGCGCTATGCTCCGATCCAACAATTGGCGACGCCACACCCACTGGTCGAAGGCCCTTCAAGCCACCCAACTCGCGCCACTCACGATTCATGATCTCCGGCACACATACGCCAGCTTGGCCCGCGCCTCCGGCGCTGATCTCCGCTACGTCCAGAAGACCATGGGCCACTCGACGCCCACCGTGACCGCGAATATCTACAGCGACCTCTACTCAGACGAACTCGACCAGGTCGCAGTCAATCTTGACCGGCTTCATTCATCTGATTTGTCCACGAAGAACGGACAGAAACCGGACACCCAGAAACATCCATAGAGTGCACGAATCGTGTCCATGCAGGTCAGAAGTGGTGGCCAGGGCCGGGATCGAACCGGCGACCTTCCGCTTTTCAGGCGGACGCTCGTACCAACTGAGCTACCTGGCCGGACGGCAGACCCAACTACTTACTGCCTCGCCGTACTGGCGACCCTGACGGGACTCGAACCCGCGACCTCCGCCGTGACAGGGCGGCGCGCTAACCAACTGCGCCACAGGGCCTTACTCTGCTCCCAGTATGACTGGTTGCGTACCCCCAACGGGATTCGAACCCGTGCTACCGCCGTGAAAGGGCGGCGTCCTAGGCCACTAGACGATGGGGGCCCGTTCCGAATCTCTCCGGGGTACCCACAACGCGTGTCGCGTTGGGAGCTCGCCCAGCTTAGGGCACAACTGCCTCAGAACCCAAACCGGATAACCTCGGTGCTCGCGCGCACACTCGACCAGTATCCTGTCTCGGCACGCCCCTATAGCTCAGTTGGTAGAGCTACGGACTTTTAATCCACGGGCCAGGGGTTACGCGCGACGTAACCATGCAGGTAGAGGCATCGCAGACGCTAAGCGCGTCGCCAGTATCATCAGAAGTATCATCTATCGGCCCCTGGCGCCCAGGTAGAGCCGGGTTTTATACCCACAGCGACACGCGCGAGTCAAGGATCACCCTCTAAGACTTTCATTAGAATTTCTCTTAGAGTTTGTGAGTGTTCCCCCCAAATCCGGAGCATATAAATAGGACCATCGCGGCACGCGCCCTAACCGGCAGACACAAAGTGGCTGACGGCCTAGCGCACCGGCTGGGGCGCGCAATCAGTAAACGACACACGCACGCAAACAGACACATGCGATGCCAAGTCAGAAAACAAACAACATCTTCTCCCGGATACAAACGGAACCACCTACGCAACGTAAGAGAACAGAACAACCAAACAACTGGTCAGGTAGCCGGGTACGGTACTAAAACAGAAACATCAACAGCTTTCAGAGTTTCCACTTGACAAGCGGATCTGAAAAATGCTTAACATGTACACGCCACGTACCCCACACCCCGAAAGGCAACTGACATGGCACGCAAGACCACCGTCACACTCATTGACGACATTGACGAAAACCGCACCGCAGACGAAACCGTTGAATTCGGTATCGACGGCATCACCTACGAAATTGATCTTGCAAACGTGAACGCTGAAAAGCTGCGCAAGCAGATCGAAGAATGGGCACAGCACGCACGCCGCGTGAGCGGACGCTACCGCCGTGGCTCCGGCACCGGCCGACGCGGAGCAGGCAAGATGGATCGCGAGCAGAGCGCCGCAATTCGCGCTTGGGCAGCCAAGAACGGACACAAGGTGTCCACCCGTGGCCGCATCCCCGAGGAAGTCGTAAACGCCTATAACAGCGGTGAGGCTGCACCAGCAGCCGAGACCAAACAGCGCGCACCGCGCAAGCCCAAGACTGCGGAGGAAAACGCTCCGGAGCCTGTGAACTCCTAACCGTGGTGGGTTAGGTGGTTGGTACGGGAAAGGACCGGGAGTCAGCCTAAAAATTGGCTCCCGGTTCAATCTCTCTAATAACCTAAGGAGGTAGAAATGCAACCCGTTATCGTCGGTGAAATTGGGTCCACAGCCCACGGACTAGGAACACCCGAATCCGATCACGACTACATCGGCCTCTACCTCGACCCACCCGAAAGCCTTATCGGACACAAACCAGAACAAGGCGCAGTCCGCGACCGCGATAAGCCCGAGGGCATCAAGTCAGAGGCCGGAGACTCGGAAGTTACTTATTACGGGCTGCGTAAATACATTCGGCTAGTCACCGACGGAAACCCAACAGTGATGACGCTCCTGTTTACTCCGGTCCTTAAAGTCGCAGACAAGATCGGGCTACAGAAAGTCCGTGACATGTTCTTGTCACGTAAGCTCGCGGCCCGTCATATCGGGTACGCCGACAGCATGTACGCCCGGCTAACCGGCCAGCGCGCGCCGCGCACAAACCGGCCAGAACTGATCGCAAAGCACGGATACGACACCAAGGCCGCGTTCCATGCGCTCCGGCTGCTCATACAGGGCCACGAGATGCTTACCGAGCAGACGATGACTATGCCCATGGTCGACCGGGAGCGGAACTACCTACTCGACATTCGTCACGGCAGGGTGCCAGAGGCGGAAGTGTTGGGGGCGATTGATCACTACCGGGACCAGCTCGTCACTGCCGAGGACAAGTCACCATTGCCGCCCGAGCCGGACTACGCCAAGATCAATGGCTGGCTGATCACAGCCCACGCCCAACATTGGTCAGGAGAATCCACGTGAGTCCCCGTATCTTTGCTGCACTCGTCGGCGCGGTCCTCGTCGTTGTCGGCATTGGCTTAGCTTGGTACGAGCCGTCCGTTTCGGCGGGCGGGCACACGATTCAATGTGGAACACTCCGTCACCCAGATACTCCCGGCGCGTGGGCCGCAACCCAAGCATCACGTCAATACGGCGGTACCGCGACCGATTACAGCGCCCTGTGTGCATCGAAACGTGAAACCGTACAGTTTGCGGTGTATGGGCTAGCGGGTGTCGGGATCTTGGTTCTCATCGGGGCGGGATTCATTCGCACCCGGCAACCTGCGTCAACCGAATAGCCGCAGATAAAGTCCAGCGGGCCGGGAAAGGCGTCCAAACCCAAACCGGCCCGCTGGGGTTACGACCTACCAACCACGGAAGGCGTACCAGGGACGGTACACCATTTTGCCGGACCTAGTAGGTACTAAGACTTAAGCGATTTCTGTAATGACGTTCTACCCGTAGGCACGCGGACGGCCACGATGCTAGGCTGCGGCAAACAATCGTGATCAACGTCACCGGGAGAATCGCCATGGACGGACTGAGAGCAGACATCCCAGAGCTGCGCTTGCACGGCAACCGGCTGGCCGAAGCCGCTACCGACCTAAGCGACGGCCACAAGCGAGTCCACCAAGACGTAGCCGACATCGCGGAAGGCTTCTCAGGCGGTCCAGCATTCGCCGCCATAAACGCCCTGGTAGAAGACTGGGAGCACGAGACCAAGGCCCACCACGAAAACCTGCAAAGTGAAAGCTACCGGCACACGCTCGGTGCCAGTAAGTACGAAAACCAAGACTTGCAATCCGCGCAGGACATTAAGTCGGCCAATCCACAGTAGGGGGAATCCATGACGGGGCTAAGTTTGAGGCAGGGGCAGAAGTTCCCCGAGCTGATCCACCAATTCGGGCAAGCCGCACAGAAGCGCGCAATGCACACCGGCAACGCAGCCGACGAGGCAGCGGCAATTAAGAACGCATCGACTTGGGAGGGCGAGGGCGGCGAGGCTGCGCGCGAGGCTCTTGGGCGGCACATAACCACATTCGACGCCTCCAAGGTCAAAGACAACGAGCTGGCCATAGCCGCGTGGGCGGCTGAGCTACGTGCTACCGAGGTTGCGAAACACATTCACGAGGCAGTGGAGTTCGCGGAGTCCGGGTCTTACCCGTGCCATGTGGACGAAGATACCAACACGGTAAGCCCGCCGAAATACAGCGACACATGGGGCAAGGAAGAGCGCGCCGCCGCAGACAAGCATTACGTCGACTCCCAGAACCGCATATTGCAGGTCGTTGCCGAGCTGGAAGAAGCGAACATGGAGTTCGCCAACGCCATCAAGGCGGGCACGGGCGGCGAGATTCCACCAGGGGTCAAAGAAGGCTCTGAGGACGCCCAGGCCGTCAAGAAAGCGCTTGCCGAGGGTAAGCCGCCACCCGCAGAAGTTCTCGACCGCATGAAGCAGATAACCGACCTAAGCCCAGAACAGAAAAAGGCTTGGGAGGCCGGGAAGCTCACCATCCCGCAGTCATCAATGGACTACCTGAATTCGTTCTCCCGTTCCATGGACGGCCAGAACATTCAGCAGCTTAAAGACATGATGCTTAACAAGGTTCCCGAATCGGACGCCCGGAACATGATGAACGGCTTCCAGATGATTGGCGACCCCAAGGTGCAAGCCCCCGGCAAGGACGGGATGCCCCGAATGCAAGGTAGTTTCGACCGCCTGCCGGACGGCATCAAGAACGTAGCGGCCAACACCCCGAAACTCGACAGCCGCGCCAACGCGGTGCAGTTCCAAGACCAGCTCGCCGACCGCAAGGATCTAGCAGCGATCATGGCAAAGGGTAGTTCGGACTTCATGCACGGATCACCCCTTGACCACGCGGTGTTAAAGCAGGCCAGCGAGCTTCTCGACAAGATGCCCGAGAAGACTTGGAGTTCCGGCGACGGGGCAATATCCGGCCCAATTAAGGACTCTCGTGAAGCAATCCAATCCATGCTATCGGCTGCGGGGCGCGATAATATCGCGGCTCACGATCTAGTTGCAGGTGTCGATGGGAGTAAGCCCAATGACAAGTTCATTGGCGAACTACTTAAACAAGACTGGAATGACGGCGGCGCAGGTGCCGGGGCTCTTGCACATGGAGTTTCCGATGTTGCTAACGATCCAACCCAGGCCGGAGCCGCGCAGCGGGCCGGAGAGACAATTCACGCCTTCGATCAGTATATCGGTAACCACGGCAAGGAACTTTCCGAAATTCCGTTCCATAACACTGACAAGGTTTTCCTTCCGGACGAAAAAGCCACATTCGCCGAACTAAACCCAGAATTGGCTAAGGAACTCGGACATGCTAACGAGCACTTTACCGACGATATGGTCGGAAAGAACCTCGACAACACACGCGGGTTCAGCCCTCTCGACACAATGCAGAACGGCCAACCACTTGATCAAAACATGCCACATACCCGCGACTTACTGGGAACCTTAGAAGGAAATTCGGACGCGGCTAAGGCATTGCATGGTTCTGTGGATCAGAACGTGTTGGCTTACCAGGATAAGTACGCGCACTCAATCTCGGAAGGCCCCCGCCCGGATACTCAATCCTTAATAGCAGGAGGGCGTTTGCAAGGGCTTGATGATGTTGGCTCTGCGATGGCCAATGCCCAAGACGGTCGGCTTGACTACAAGAATGCGATGGACGCCTACCAAAGCAAAGCCGATGCTTTCGATCTGCTTAAAAAAGCGGGCGGTGAGATACCGCAGGTCAAGGACGTACTGGATAACATCGGCCGGATGCCGGGCGGCGACAATATGCTAAAAGACATGCTACTGGGTAAGCCGCCAGAACAGTTCATAGACTCGCATATTCCCGTCAAGGACACCAACGCAATCCAGTACCACATCGCGCAGCAATTATTCGAACAAGGATATGGAAACAGGAGCGTATTTCCAGATGGCTTCCCAAGCTACGGGGACTCATCAGGCGACACTATGAACCGCATACGCGAGTATCTTGGAACCGGTATTAGCGAAAATATCGACAAGTGGGGTGACGCATACAGGGACGCATTACCCCATACGCCGAACCAATTTGGACGCTAGTCAATCACTGGGTACCATAAGCCATGCTCGGGAGATGGGTTGCGGCAACAGTGGCGAGTCTGTGCCTTATCGTCGGATGCTCACATGGGGAACCCCCAGCTCCAGCATCCGCATTTCTCAACTGGCCGAGTGCCCTCAATGATTTTCGATTCCGCTGGACCGCCGAACCGGGCATTGACTTAACTACCGCACCCGCTGTAATTATGCGCGCTTACATCGAGTCTTGGGATATCGGACGTCTGACCAGAACCCCTCCCGCCCAGCTCTATCCCGGTTTCGATCAGTCGGTCGCCGCAGGTGACAGGGACAATCAACTGCGGCCAGAGCAGACCGAAGAAGCGTGGAGTAAATTACCCAGCACTGGCCCATTTTTTGGCAATGGCTACATTCATATTCTCGAAATAAATCACACGGATAATCAGTACAGCGCGTACATCTGCGAAGGCATGTACAACGTTTTCTACCCTGCGCCCGATAAAACTGGTAAGTTCCACGCGCTGCCTACGTCTCCATTCGTAAGACTAGTTGAATTTAGCAAGCATGGAGATTACCCAAGGATGGCACCGCAGCAGGGACCGCTACCCGCTCCCATTGAAGACGTGTTCAACGGTTGGCAGATCGACAAGATAAGTTCCGTGGTCAACATGGCTGACAGTTTGCAATTCCGATGCGATGGCAGCATGCCCCACAACGCACGTCAGCGAAAACAAATATCTGACACCGTACTCGACTCGCCCCCTAAAGCCGAGCCTGCCGTACCAGGATGGCCCAATGACTCAAGATGACGAAGATAGCGAGACGAAAGCGGAGCCTGCCGATAGTGCCCCCTGGTGGGTGATAGCTATATGCTTCAATGCCATCAGCTTCGTTACACTCGGTGTTGGGTTTACTTCCGTCCAATTCGCCAAAAAATACTTCCCCTCTGACTACGCAGAATTTCCGTCAGCTCTGGGTGGCATCTGTGTCTTTATTGGGCGTGTTATCGCCGTCGCGGGATTTGTAATCGCAGTTTCGTGCCTAAATAAAAAGACGGCCTCAAAGGGCCTGCTATATGTCTATTTTGCATCGGCAGCCGCGCTAGCCCTATTCTGGTGGATACGGCACAGCGCGTCCTAAAGTTCTTCCCATCCCTGGTAAGCTATTAGTCGCAGGCTGGGCGGTAACCAACATACCCCCCGGTTGTGTCCTAACCCGTCCAGCCTGCCCAAGACACAAAAAAAATCGGGCGGGCTAGTGCACCCTTGGGGAAACCAAAAAGGGAAACACTAACCCGCCCGAAGACTTTATAACTCACGCTAAGCAGCCTTAGCCGCCTTAGCATCACTTAGCTCAATCAACCGTTTCACATCATCAAATCTGAAACCCGACCATGACCACGTGGCACCATCGCCGCAATCAACCACCACCACCGGAAACGCCGAATACCCGTCAGCCTTAAACCGCTCCACCTGCTCAGCAGACGCAACCACCGAAACATACTCGATACCGTTCTTATCCAACTGACGCTTAGTAGTCGAACACGCCACACACGGCACGTCCGGTGAATAAATAGTTACCTCCAAAGCTCTAGTTCCTTTTCCAATCCTCGCTCACGCATCCACCTATCGCGGAACTCAAGAAAAGGCACATGACGTTCATACGACCACCCGTGAGCAGCCGCCTTTAACTCGTACCTGTGATGCCATTCCTGATCCGACAACATATACGCGAAATAGCATTCGTCCCGATACAGCAGTGACCGCACACGCCCGTCAAGGTGAACCACCTGGCGCTTAAGAATGTCTGCCTCTGCCTTAGTCAGCGCGCGCCGAGCCCGAATGAATTTACCAATCGGACCCAGCGCCCTACTGAATGATTCCGAAGTCAACGCCAGGAAACGGACACAAAGCCAGATAAGCAACAACAAAGCAGCCAAGCACGCCACCAGGGGCCAATGCCCTAAATGGCTGCTCAGCAGCTCAGCCAAATCCGCCCCCACTGACTACCCCCTAGCCGGACGTGTCGTCGGTAGAGTCGATCAACTCCGCAACGCTCGGATTAGTCAGATACAAATGCAGCGCCTTAGCTGCCAATCCGACCGCCGCAATCGCCCCCGCCAACTGCGCTGGCAAACCGGCCGGCACTGCTGCTACCAGCACCAATGCCGCTCCCAGCACAATCACCGCAGTCTTGCGTAGCTCCGATGGCTTACGACCAAATACCTTCACTTACTCCCCCTTATCGTCATCCTTGCCCTGCGAACGCCGTCCCCGCACGTTCGTCTTATCGGCCACCGGCTCAACCAGCGCCGACAACTCTGCACCCAGCACCTCAAGCACCTTGCTTGCCGTAGTCGATGCGCCGCCCGGCTCAACATGGACCCGGAAGCTTGCGGCCGGATGCAACCGGGCAGCCGCCAGCGCCGCCCGAACCGCCGCCACGGTGTGCACCCAGTTCGTGCCGTCGACCAGCACCACAACCGCGATCTCTTTCAACTTCCCCGTGTCCGCAGCATGCTTAGCCCACGCATAGTTCAATGCGAAATGCTTATCGACCCTCCGGCCAACAGCCGCCAGAATCGCAACCTTATCGCCGTCATACGAGTCATCGAGCGGACTAATCTGCTCGTCATAAACCAACAACTGTTTCCCCTTTAAGTTCGCACAGGGACACTCGCAACAATGTCCTTCATGTGCTGTAGTGCGATCTGCCAACAATCCCGAGGATCGCCGTCAACCGGATGAATAAACTGATACGTCGTATGCGGGCTCACACCCTTAACAACAAAGAACTCCAAAGCATCCCACGCCGCATCAAACGCGCCCTTAGCCTCATGCCACGACGGACTAGTAACCAGATCAAAAACCTGCTTACCGAGATTCAAGGGATTACCTGTATTCACGATATCCCAGATAGCCCGCATGTCAGCCAGCTTGTCCGCACTCGATCCAGCCTTATTCAGCTTGGAATACAAGTCATCGCCCGACGAACCCTCCATAGCCTTATCGGCCGCGAAATCCCAATGCTCGACCGGCGTATCATGCGCGTTAGGAGTAACAATCCCCTCGCCATCCGAATACGAACAACCAGGGAAAGTATGCCCATGCTCGCGCATCGGATTACCGAACGCAGAGCTGCCCATATAGGTTGCCTTGAACTGCTGTAGATCCCCGTACAGGACACGCATAAGCACCGTCATAAAGACAATGGCACCCATCGAGTAGGCCGTAGCGCACCACGGGAGAACCGTGCAGTTCTCGCCCTTAGGCCCACGCGGCATATTCAACTGTCGGATCAGCTCGTTAACGCCGTCCTTAACGCCCCGAGACATCGGCACAGGTGACGTGTCGTACCCGATGGGCTGGTGATAGCACTTGGACTTGTCCAGCTCCTCACCAATGTCATACGGATATCCCATATCCCACGTCGACCCAGCACCATTAATCGAGAAATGCACAATCGAGATAACCGGTGCGGGCGGCTGGACAGGTGTCGCCTGAACAACACCCATCCGAACCAACGTCGCATAATTCGCGATACCCGTAGCCTCAATACCTGTACGAGACTGAAACTCCGTGACCGCAGACTTAGTGGCCTGGTCATAAATACCCGACACCGCAACCGCACCCGTATACGACGGATACTTACGCTTTAACTTGTCCTGAATCTGCCAGATCATTCCGCCCGGAATAATGTTCCCGGCAGCATCCTTAGGATCAGACATCCCAATTTCATATCCACGCCACGCCATTACTTACCCCCCATGAGGGCGGCTACAGCATCAACCAGCGACTTACCGCCGAGCTGCGGCCAACCCTTAGCTTGCGGCCCGCGCAATTGCTCCCAAATCTCGCGAATCATTACGTCAGTCGACGGATACGTGAATTCCGGTGGATCAACTGGAGGCGCAACTGTTCCGGTACCGGCATACTTGTTCACCGCAGCGATAAACACATCCCACGGGAAATTAGGGCCAACATCAGAATGCGAACCCCACTTAAGAACAGCGGTCACATATTTGTGATCACTAATGCCCGGCGTCCCCGTGTCATACGGAGGTGGAACAACCTTGATCGGAATGCCGTACTTCTTACAGTCCTGCACCGCCAGATAGGCCGCAACATCAATCGCCTTACCGGCCTTAGTCAACCAATCCTGACGAGACCAACTAATAGACGAACCCGCGAAACAGTAATTGATCGACCGGTTATTAGCATTCCCAACAGACCATGACGCATAATCCGTATCAACGGAATCAACAACCGTCGCGCCGCCATCGGATGCCTGACTAATCAGGGTGTGATACGAGACGGGATTAGCGCCGCCCTCCGTGCTACGAATGTATTTACCCAGATCATCGGCCGCGTCATTACCGCCGCCGCCCTCCTGCGTATGCAGAAGAATCAAATCAATCTTGGTTCCGCCCCGATCCTGGTAATTTTTAGTCCAGTTCGCATACTCATTGAAATCTGGCCTATCGACCACAACATCCCCCTCAAGCCTGTTATACAAATCGACCGAAGCCGCAAAATGCTGGTCATACCGATCAGGAAATGCCGACTGCTGTATCTGCTGCGCAAAAGAACCCGGACTACGGCCTGGATCGTTATAAGGCAGCTTCGCGAGCCGGTCGAAGAACAATCCCGCCGAAAGGGTTGGATTCATGCACGTAGCACAATCCCCCCACCACCACTGACCATTAGCGCCCTGCACAACCTGCTGCTGAAACAGGCCAACACTGAAACCATCTGAACCAACCTGGTCATGCGGAATCGTCAATGACTCCGGAACCTTCGAGTTCGCGTACATAACAAATCCGGTCTCGACATCAACCGTCGCCAACCCGATCTGAATACCGCGCGGAGTAATCCCCCTGCGCTTACCCTCCGCAATTACAGCGCAGGCATAATCATCTTTCGCACTCACTATCCCCCAATGCGCTTAAACGGATTCAATCCGTTGATAAAATCCTTAATCGAACTAGACACTTGCGCGATGATCCCCTTGGAAATGCTTTCCCCAATATCGCCCAACTCGTCAATAATCGAGTCAGAAATATGGTTGGCGATACCCGGAATCTTGTCCGCGACCTTTTCGGCGATTTTCTCTGCGATCTGGTCTTGAAACTTATCCAGCCGTTCCGAAATATTCACTAAACACCGTCCTTCGCCTCCCATGCCGTAGGCTCAACACCCGGCGAGAGCAACGCCGTATTCCACGAAAGTCCCGTATAACGGAAACCCTCACCATGCGGAATCAAATTCGACGTATCCGTCCATGAAATAAGTGGCGTCAACGATGTACCCTTATAGCAGGCAATCGTGTCCGACAGCGCGTTGTACTTCACCGCATACGTGTCATCGTTAGCCACCGTGTTATCCACTGGATCACCAAGATAAGTCCACGTCGTAGGGCCAGTGCCCGTAATCACGTGAACCTTGTTGTTGATAATCCCGGTCTCGAACTGGATACCCAAATAAGATTCCATCGCGTAGTCAGAACAGACAATCACGTTGTACTTACCGGCACCGACATTCAACACCTTCGTGTTAATGGTCACCGAATCCATCGACATAGGCCAACGCCACAACGCAGCCGCCGACGTAAACACCGGAAAGTTCGGACCCATCGAATTCGGCTTACCAATAAGCGAATGATCATGGATACCCAAAACTCCATTGCCGCCCATCGGACGCCACATAGGCCCGATGTAGTTACCGCTGAAATCAGCCGTGAACTGACGCGCCGCATCCTCCGGAGAAACCACAACCGACAACGGGTAGCGCGGCTCCTTACGAACCACAATCCCATAACGCAACGGCTCAATCCGGCCATCCGGATAAGTCAACAGAATCTCGAAATGCGCCCCATGCGGAATAGCCCGCACATCAGGCTCATCCTGAGTGAACGCGACGCCCGTATAACCAACCCTGCCGTCGAACTGCGCTAGAACAGCGCCAACATCATCCGTAAACGTAATCTGCGCTTCACTACCCTGCGGATACTTACCACGCAACTGCCATTCGGGAATATCGAAACTAGACCCCGCCGACAAACACACAGTGTCAAGCGACGGATCAAAACCCAACACCTAATAACCCCCCTAAGGCAATTAGACAGTGGCAACAGTCCTCTCCGCCGGAACCTCAACAAACCTGTCATCAGCCGAAACAGCCATAGACCGCGATTCCGCAGAAACTGAAACCATGTAATTAACTTCGTCCACAACAACCCCCCGGTCATCGAAAGCGACAGACATAACGCGGTCGAACTCATCGACCACCAAGAAACGGTTATCCGGCAGAACAACCACAAGCCGAGACTCGGCAGGAACGTCGATAATCTCGCGCGGCGTGGAAATCTGAACCCACATGGACGCCAGCACATGCAAGTCGGCCTGAGCCGTCACAAGCGCCGACAACACAGCGTCGGAAACCGCGACCACCGCAAGATCAGCCTGAGCCAACCTGGTGACCCGCGCCGCCGCGCTCATCGTCGCCGTAACCGCCAAATCCGCGGCCCCGGTGTCACCGGCCACCGCGTCAGCAGAAGGCGTCAGAGACACGGCCAGAGGCGCTTGCACGTTCACTGTCCGAACCGCCGTAGCAGTCGGGAATGCCCACACCGCAAGGTCCGCATTCATCAGACCGTTGTTCGACACAGCAGCCGACGTGTAAGCCGTCACCCCGAGTAGCGCCGATACCGACACCTCCCGTGTGGCAGCCGCCGACAGCACCGCCGTAACCGCCGACGCGGCCTGCATGTTCTGGCCCTGCGACATCGCAGCATCCGGTGTCAACGTCACCACCAAATCACCGATAGCGATCTTCGCCTTAGTCGAGTCGGCTGTCATCGTCGCAAACACCGACAGATCAGCGACACCGTTAGCGGTCCTCTGCGCCGCACCAGTCATCACCGCGTTAACGAACATTGCGGCTTGCGCCTTAGCCTCGTACTGCTGGCCCATATTCGGGTAAGCGGTAATGCCAAGGTTCGCCGCCATCGACTGACCGCGCGAAACAGATACCGCCGTCGTAGCCGTCACTGACAAACTCGCCGCAGCTGTCATGCCCATCGTCGCCTGACCAGACGCGCTTACCGTCACGGACCTATCGGCAATAGCCGCCCATGCCACAGGCGCATACCAGGCGTAGAACCACACCCGGCCCGCGCCACCAGCCTTACCAGCATTCGCGATACCAAACGCGCCGCCCGAGCCAGGACCACCACCAGCCCCCGGATCAGTACCCGCGTTATTCGTGGAACCACCCACGCCACCCGTATAGGTCTGCCCGTTATAAATCTGATTGCCCGGACTCTCACCCGGCGTGTTCTTACCGTTACCCGCCGCCGCGCCAGCACCGCCCGCGCCGCCATTCGCCGTAGTCGTAGACCCGTTGAACGTCGCTGTCGAATTACCGCCCGCGCCCCCATTCGTTTCCTTAGGGCCTGCCGTACCCGCAGTACCATTCGAGCCCGTCACCGTCGCGGCTGCCCATGAACCGCCGTCGGGACGCACCAAAGTAAGCACCTGGTACGTGCCCTTCTTACCCCCCTCGCCGGTCGTTCCAAGGCCACCATCGCCGCCGCCGCCACCCCCGCCGCCACCGAGCAGAATCACATCAACCCGGTTGGCGTCGGTAGGCAAGGTGTACGTGTATGAGCCTGTCGCCGTAATTGTCGTCAGACCCAGCGCCATTTACGCCGCCAAAGGACCAAACGTCAAACCAGCAGACGTAAGCGTCAAAGTATCCGTCGCAACCACACTTCGCGACTGCGCCAACGCCGCCGACCACAAAAAGTTACCGGCCGTAGAATTATCCCAAACACTGATATGCGTAATCGTCTCAGTCGCCGTCATCGTAAATGACGGGTTAGTGCCAGTAAGCGCAATCGTGCCATTCGCGGCAGCCGCATAAGTAGCCTGCGAGCGAGTCGTTACCGCAGACGGAGCCGTCGTACCATTCGCGCCCGGCGCAGCCGTATGCAACTTAATCCACAAAGACGCGGGCTGAGTCCATGCAGTACCGCCCCGCACATGATCAAGAATCTTGTTCGCAAGGTTGGCAGTGCTAATACCTTCGCCAGCCATAAAACCCCCTATTAAATTGTTATTCAGTTATGAAAAAGAAAGCTATTCGCGAGTAGAACCATCCGCCTTAGTCACGACAGCCTCGGCATACGTGCGAACCTCAATCAGTTGCACGTTCTCATCAACATCCACCACTACATTTCCTTGCAATCCACCTGGAAAGACCGATCATCCTGACGCCCCCCAGAAGTCGTAATATGAACCGTCACCTGATAAGAAGTCCCGGCCACGCCACCCGACAACCACACCTTCACAGCAGAAGCAGATGTAGAAGACGAATCAACAGCCAATCCACCAGACGGAGTAACCGTTGCCGACACCGCAGTAATCGTGTCCCCCGCCCTAGCGAGCCACTTCGACCAGTCAATATCCCAATCCAAGACAGCCTGCGGATCTTTCTTAAACTTCCCCAAGGTCGCAACTAGCGCCACCCAAACACCCCCTTAAGCCAATACCGCGCCTTAACCTCCGCCGCCATAAGCCACAGATAGACGCTATACATCTTTCCAATCCACAACCTCGGCATACGGCCCGTAATGACCGCCGTTATCTACCGTCATAACAGCCCATGACATCGGACCCGACTCGTCATCACGCTTGATTGCGACAGCCGTATCGGAAACCTTTACCGCGCCGCGCTTATAGTTATCCATTCATCCCCTAACCCATCTTGTAAAGACCAAAGAAACCAGAACCGGCCTGATACGTCATATTCGCCGTACCCGACTTGGAACCCAATCCATTGTTCTTAATAGGCAGCGTGTAACCGAGCTGCACCACGTCGCCAGCACTCAAACGAATGAACTCCGGCTTATCCCAATACAGGCTGATGGTGCCACCGCCAGAACCGTCATTACCGGCCGGAATAGTCTGCTGTTCCTGAGACACCAACGGAATATGGTTGGTGGTATTCACAACCACATCCGACGTTGGCGTACCATTAGCAACAATGCTCGATGCATTGGTAGACCAGGAAGTCCACGGAAAATCGTAATGAACGTAATAAAGTCCAGGATTATTGACAGTGATCGAACCAGCCGAAACATTAATCGTAACGTCATCCGATGCGAAATTCTGCACACCATAGAAACCAGACGGCAGGACGCCAGAGAACGTCGTAGAACTGCCCTGAGGCAGCGTGAACGAATGAGAAGGTCCGTTTATCGTAGACCCGCCATTCCGGGTCATCTTCCCGCCGCTGTAAAACGTCGTCTTAGCGTAGAAGTCGCCAAAGAACAGAGACGCCAGCCGGAACGAATCGTAAAGATGGTTACCGTCGAACCAGCCACCGCTAGCAGTCTTACGCTGCATAACAATCGCCCCGCCAGTGCGGTTAGACGCGCCCGTCGTCACCGAGCTATCCGTAGCAGTCGCCTTAACGTCGCCACCAACATCGAGTACCCAGTTATTCGTCTTGCGGTACACCGTCGCCGAAAGCCCCTGACCAAATGGCCCATACCACGAAATGAACGGGCTATTAAACGTGAATGTCCCGCCAGACCGCGAATACTTACCGACAATTGCCTGTTGGCCATTAATGCCGAAATATGCCCCGGTCGTGTATCCGGTATCCGAGCTGAACAACACATAGGTAGCAATTGAATTCAAGCCACCCGCATCACCCAAGGTCACGGTCACCTGAACATCGTCAGTAGTAGCCACCTTATTGTTCGTTGCGTAGTAGGTTCCATCACCCCTAGACGCATCAATACCGCAATATCCATTTCCGGTACGAATCTTCAAATCGGAGCCCGTAAACTCCGCTGGCAAGGCCGCACCGTCCGCGCCACCGAACGTCGTAATATAATTCAACAACCCAGACGGCACCGTGGCCTGCTGACGCTGATACTGCGCCTGAATAGCAGAGGTAGCCGCCGCAGCCTGAGCCGCAGTCTGCGCAACCTGAATAGCTTGGTTCTTAGCATCAGTATTGGAGAAACCGTTACCGGCCAAACCAAGACCATTTACGAACGCATCGCGAACCGTGTTAATCCCCGTGATTACCTCGGCAATAGTTCCCGACGTAATCTTGGAAGCATCCAAGCCAGGGATAAAAGACGCCAACAAAGTGCCGAACAACTTAGTAGCATCGAACAGCCCGTTAGTCGCAAGGTTCTGCAACCGGGTGACCACATCACCGACCACCGCCCCGGCCTTACCGGCGATACCGTCAAACCAGCTCTGCAACCCGGAAATCATCGAGACAACGAATTGGCCAGACGTGATCTTAGAAGCGTCCAAACCGGGAATGACCGCAGCGGCCAACAGGCCAATCACCTTAGCCGCATCCAAGTTCGACGCGGCCGTCAACAACTGCTGAACCCAGTTAGTGACCTGAGCATCAGTCGCCCCAGTAAGCCCAGTCAGCGCGTCCCTAAGCCACTTCAACCCAAGGAACGAATCAACCGCCTTCTCAAAAGCGTCCGCTAGGTCATTCCACCGCTGCGTCACGAATGCCGTCAGATCAGTCAACCCACCCGGCGAGCCCGTAACCGCCTTAGTGATAAGGCTGACCAGCGTGCCTAGATCCTGAAACCCATGAAGGATGTTCGTGAAGAACGTCAAAGATGCGTTCTGCCAAGACGTATCGCCCTGGACCTGATTGCGGTAGAAGTCGGTAACGGCGGTCTGCGTCCGGCCCGCCAATCCAGACAGGTCCGGCGCATCCCCCTTACCGTCAACCCAGCCCGCCAGCCAGCCGCCAGGATCAAGCCCGGCGACACCGCTAGGCATCGTCATTAGCCGCCCCCCTCCATGCGTGCACGAGCCTCACGGAGCCGCGAAACGCTATCGAGAAGACGGCCCTCGAATTCCTTAAGCGCAGCCTCATGGTCACCCGGCCCAACCTGCGCAACCTCGGCAGCAATCTCCGGGAACTGCTCAGCCGCCATAGCCGCCGCATGCGCAACCAATTCGTCCGGATCGCTCGTCAACTCCCCAATCGAGAAATTCCTAAGCGGCCCAGTCGGAGGCTTAATCCACTTCGTCTGCTTATCCGCATGGAACCGGCACCCGAAATCCCACAACATCTGAGACAGGGCAGGCCAACATTGCGGAGGAATAAGCGGCTGATTCCGGTACTTCCCTTCCCCCTTATCGCGAGGGTCGGGAATACCGGCCGAAAACATCCAAGCAAAAGCTTCCTGCGGATCATCCAAATTAGACTCGGCTTGAGTCTTAGACATTACTAGTTCCCCCAATAACTAACTTTGAACCAAATGGACACCCACGTTGTTCAAAGCCTCACTCATCTTTTTGGCCAAACGAGCCATACGCTCACCAATAGACATCGCGCGATCAGACTTACCGGCTTTCAGCACCCACGAAAGCGGATGCTTACTGTCCGAGTGATCCCACGCAGCCGTCATTTCTTCCAACTGATTCACCCAAATAATGTGTTCAATACCCTTGGACTGGACCGTTGAACCAAGACGCTGACCGATATCGATATGCAGACCGGGAATAATCCACGAGTCATGCAACGCCATCAGATGCGTAGTCTCAGCCCGCCCGACAAGGAACCCGCCACGCAATGCAGAAAGCGCACTCAACGACCACGCATTGTTTTCCGCACCCTGCTGGTACAGCTCCATGTAATGGCACCAGCCCAATTGCGTAGCACGTCCGGTGTTTTTCCATTCGAGCCACGCGGCAATGGTGCCTACAATGAAAGGCATGATTATGTCAGCGGCAATAGTTCCCGCACTAGAGAAACCGCCAAGCAAGAAATAGCCCAACAGGTTTCCCGTAGTTTCAATGATCAGCTTCGCAATAGCGTCTGCTGCCGGGTTATCGCCGCCCACCACAACCGAAACGTTTTTCGCCGGACCCCAACTAAGATCGCTCGACTCAATCGGCGTCCACTCGTTATCGCGCACTACCAACCAGGGCTGCTTAGCCATCGTGCCCAGCCAGCCCGTCTGGTAATACTCGTCAGGCTGCAACGTCTGGTCGTCAGAAACAACGCTCAACGTGTCCTCAACGAACCCGCCACCATAAGTAATCACCGAACGCGCAAAGCCGTCCAGAATCGTGCCCTCAAAGAACGTGCCACCCAGCGCGGTAGCATTCGAGTTATCGACAACCTCGAACACGAGAGCGCCATTAGCGACCCGCCCAAGCGGTGCACTGATCAAACCGTCAACCGTTTCGCCGTCATCCGACAAAACACGCCGATACGTCATCGTCAACTGCGCATCATCAAGCGAATCCGCGATAACCGCGTCCACCGGATTCATGCGAGCTGACATGAAACTCCATAAGCTCGAATCGTCCAATAGCCACGGGCTGCATTTAATGTGCGTCTGCCACGATGACCAATCAATTGTCGTGCCCCAAGACTGCAAGTCGAATGGATCATCCGGCAGCGTGAAGGGGTGACCCTCAATCCGAAATAGGTTGATAAAAATTAATGCAGAAATGCACCATTTACTGGGGCCAGCCAGCGCGAAAATTCGCGGGAATTGAAAAAGCGGGATAGGCAATAGCGGATTAGGCGGGCACAAAATATATTGCAAATGGGTAAGCTCGTCGTTAAACGTAACTTCCAAATACTTAACGTGATCCTTTGACTTAACAGTCCAGTGATCCAGCAGACCCGACCAACGTTTCTTGCCACCGTAGAAATCAACGGTGACAACAACGTTCTTTTTGTAATCAGGATTGTTAGGCAGTTGCTTCAACCACATTGACATGTAGTGGTCATCCCGCAATTCCAAAACACCCTGAGTAGGCGTGTTGTTCTTAAACGGGAACGAACCCCTAATCGAATCGTCATAGTCGACGCGGCCCACATAAATCAGCCCCGGAGCCCCCGTAGGGTCATTCATCCAAAACCGGATCAACGGCTTAGCGCGCCGAAACGCCCAATGTTGCGCCCGCTGCTCGTCAGCCTTAGCCTCAATGGCCTTAAACGCCTTCCACGGATCGTTACCGTGGTCAGACATCAGACTTACCCAGTCGCTCACAGCGTCACCCCCGGACGCGACCACGGACGCGAGAACCAACGCGGAACCGTGAGCTTGATAGCGCCGCCCTGCGCCGCATCCTTAAGACGAACCGGCACATCGCCGCCCTTACCGGGCATCAGCGGATAGAGAAGGTCATTGCCCTTCCACCTGTGCTGAGTCGGCATTCCATTGGCCGAAATAAGCGTCTGCACGCGCGGATCAGAATCCGCAGATACATGCTCACCGGCCACCAAAGCGGGCAACGGAATAGTCCGGCCCACATCATCAAGGCCCCGCGAATACATGTCATTGCCCCACGAAAAGTCAGGCAATACCCACGTACCCGGAGCCGTACAAACCCACCGCAACCACACCGGCACATCGCCGTCATTGCGAATCGGGAACTTAGTAAAGTCATCCGTGTGAAGGGTTTCCCAAACGTATTCCTTGGGCTCCTCCTGCCAATACGGGAACGTAGACGTAACCGTCATGACAATCGGGTTATCCGCAGTGATATGCGGATCTTTTTCGTAGTAAGGCTTAGGCTCTTCCATGAGCCGCACATTCAGCCAACGAGTACCGTCGCTAGTGGTAACCCTTATCGTTGATTCTTCGTCGTAGTCCCAAGCCCAACGCCAAGCCGAATCAATAGACGCCCACGTATCCGGATCGGCGTCCCACGCCTGAACCGAAAAAACAATCTCGCGGCGCTGCACACGCTTACCCGCGTATTCCTCACCAAACGGACCAGGAACGTAAAGCGTCTTAACCGGCGCGTCATAAAACTGTTGCAAGTTCGGGGAAAGGGTCACCCCCTGCTTCCCCATGCCGGGACCAGACAGAACCCAATGGGAACCATCCCGACCCGTCAATTCAATTTTCAGGAAATCGGTCACTCTATTTAGTTGTCTCCCCCACAAGAAAACCCCGCCCAACCGAAGTCAGGCGGGGTCTCCCCGTGAATCGTTATTCAGTTATCGCATAGGCAAGATAGGTGCCTGCTGCTGCGCATCCCGGCGCTGCTGACCCTTATAGAACTCGTCGTAATTCGCCGTGTGGATATCGCCGTAGTTATTCACCACAGCCGGACCACCACCGCTGCCCGAAGACTGCGGAGGACCAGGCAACACCGGGGCACCGTAAGCGCCCTGCGTAGTTCCCTGCGTCAACGTTCCAACCATCAAGCTCGACAAGATATTGGCCGCACCAGACGCCACCTGGCCCGCAATCTGCGCACCAGCCGCCGCCGCCGAACCAGCCGCGCTACCAGCCGCACCACCCGCACCGAATGAACCGGCCGACGCCGCAGCCGAAATGGCCATCGACATAGCAGACCCAATGGTCGACGCCGCACCCTGAATGCCCTTAGACAACCAAGGCGCGTTGTGATCCTGATTGGTAGGAGCCGCCCCGAGAATCGAACGCGGATCTTGCTCCGGCGTAGCACCTTCCGGAGCATCCGCACCCGGTGAAGCACCACCACCGCCGCCCTGCAACGCCGAACCAATGCCGGACATCGCATCGCCAACCGACTTCATTGCCGTATCCGTCTGCGGAGTGGTCCCCGACGACTGAGCGGCAATCTGCGAATCCGTCTGGCTCTGCGCTTGCGCCTGTGACGACTGCTGCGCTTGCTGAGCTTGCGCCCCGGCCGGATCAGGCATCGGCTGCTGCGTCTGCGGAGCCGGTGCCGTAAACCCTGGAATCAGGATCGGCCCGCCCTCGTCAAACCCAGGCAACCTGCCTTCATTGATCGCATGCATAAGGCCAGTTCCGTACTTAGACACCGATTTTGCCTTAACGATGTACTCACCGTTAGACACCCGAGCCAGCATCGAATCCGACGTACCCGTGCCCGCACCAGCCAACAAACCGCCCGACGCATAACCATTCGGGAAGTAAGCCCAGTTCGTAAACTGCGAGCTGCTGTACCCAGATGCCCCAGCGCCCAACGCAATTGGCTTGCCCTCGGTCGACGCCTCAAAGTTCCGGCCATCCGGCAACGTGCCCGCCGTATGCGAACCATTCCAACCGATACGCAAGGTGCCCGCTGGCGCTTCGCCCGGCGAATTGATCAGAACAGCGCCCTTGGCCTGCAAGGTCGAAGCCTCGGTGCCAGTACCGCCAGAGCGGCCCGAGAACTGCTTACCGTTCCACGCATCAGCGATGTACATGACAAGCCCGGAACAGTCAGTGCCGTCCAAGCTTCCGCCGCCCCACACATAAGGCTTACCGGCCATCGACTCAGCCATTTGCGTAGCACGCGCAGCGGCCGGAGAAACGTTCCCCGGCAACCCAATCGTGCCCGTCAAAGCTGACTGACTAGTCGGCAACGGATTCTGATACCCGTCCGTAAGCGCAGCCACCTCAGGATCGGCCGGTTGTCCAAGAATCGACTTACCCAAACCGCCCAAGCCCGACCGGAAAGCATTCAGATAGGACAAGTCCAACCCGAAGAAACCAGCAATCGCCTGAACCAGAATCGAACCGATCTGCTCCAAAATCCCTAGCGGCTGAATGTTCTTAGGCAGCACCTTGCCGCCGATAGCGACCTGCCCGTTCTGGGCCAAGAGGCCAGTAGCGGCTTGCTGCTGCGGAACCTCATTAGCAGGCCCCGGCAACTGCGACAGTTGGTTACCACCAGGCATCGCAATACCCATGCCATGCCGCGTCTCAACGACCGTAGGAACAGGCGGAACGTTCGACCCGCTCGTCTGCCCCTTATCGCCCAAACCGTCCGGCAGAGGCGAATACGTGCCCTTAGCCGGGTCATACAGACCAGGGTTAGACATATCCGGAAGCGGCTTAGCCGGTGCCGGGGCGGGCGGAACAAACCTGTAGTCATCGCGAGGTTTCGGAGGTGCCGTCACGATGTGCGGGCCAACCTCACCGCCCTGATCGAATCGAGGTAGTTTGCCCTCATTGATCGCGTGCATCAAGCTCGACCCGTACTTGGAAACCGACGCCGCCTTAATGACAAACTCGCCATTAGAGACGCGCGCCAACATCGAATCCGACGTGCCAGTACCCGGCCCCGACAACAGACCACCGTCCGCGCGCTGCGGAACACCCACAGCCCATTTCTGGAACTGATCTTGCGACAACCGCAGCTCGACGCCACCACCCGCAAGAGGCGTAGCGCTAATGAACTGATCCTTTAAAGCCTCCGGAATAGACGCTGCTGGAATACCCAGATCAACAACACCGCCATTACCCGACGGATCGGGATATGCCTTAGTGACGTTGTACGGCGCGAACGGATTGCCCTGCTTAAGGCCAATAGCGCCAGCACCACCGGCAGCATTGTTCTTAAGCAATTCAGACTGCACATCAGCCGACGTGCCCACGTCATGACGAACAGCACCCGCTACCTGTGAGGACGCAATAGCCTGATCACCCAAGCCAGGCAACATTGTCTTACCGAGCCGCGACGCGCCCTGCTGAATATCAGCCAGCGTGTACGACTCAGGATGCAACGACGTAGGCCCGCCACCCGGAATCTGACCGGCAGCCCGAGCGGCATTGAACTTGTCAATAGCTTTCTGGTCACCACCAAGAGCCTTTGCAAGAACATCAGACGTAATGCCGATCTTCTCGTAAGCCTCGTGGTTTTTCTTCCAGTATTCCGATTCTGTAAGAGCGCTCTCGGTGATCTTGTCCAATCGACCAAGCTCAGCATTACGCGCATCAACCTGGTTAGGCGTAAACAACTGCCCCAACTTAGTGCGGTTAATACCGACCTTCTCGGCCTGCGCATTAATGTTGATTCCATCGCCACGACTACCCGAGTCCTGCTTGTAGTCGCCCATCGCATTCAGCTTGTCAATCAAGCCCTGCTGCGTAAGCTCACCCGAAAGGGCAGTCAGCTCAGTGCGCAACCGCCGAATCTCATCCGCATGACGAGCAGTCTTAGTAGCCGCATCGTCCTGCTTCTGCGCCAACGTGTACAACACGCCACCAGCCGCAACAGCCGCAGCCGCAAGAATCCCGCCAGCACCTAACACACCCGAAAGGGCACGCAACTTGCCGGTGAAACCCTCACCCTCGCCAACAGCCTTCGCAACACTCTTGAAGTCCAAATCAATGACGCCGAGCATCGTGTTAAGGCCCTGGAAAACCGGGCTAAGCGTCTTCCACCCAAGAATCGCGTAAGTAATCGCCGCCGCCAAACCAGGAACACCCGCCAAAAGCTGCGTAAACGTACGCAACACCGGCAAAACAGTCCCAGCCCAAGCCTCAAAACCAGTCTTAACATTGCGGATCATTCCCCACACATCGCTAAGGACCGGCTTCCAATGCTCCAATTCATTACGGGCATCTAGAAAGAACTTCTTAAGTTTCTCCTGACCCTCCGCAGACTTAAGGAATTCGGACAAACGTTTAGTGCCAGACTCCAAATGTGACAACAAACCCTTGCCGCCAGTCCCGACAAACGCCTCACTAATCGTGTTCAAGATAGAACCGATATTGATAAGCGAATTGCCAAGATCCTTCATTGCCTGCATGCCGCGTTTAATCCAACGATCCAGCGACCCATCCTTAGCGGAACGGTTCGTGAAAGCCTCAAACCGGCGCATCACATCGCCAAACGCCGTCGACAACTGCGGAAGGAAACGACTACCAACAGCCGCCAACTGCATAAACCCGTCAATCATCGGCTTAATCGCGCCGTCTAGACGCTTCTGCGCCTCGGCGGTATTACCGAAAATCGACTCGAAAGCATTGACGTTCTTGCCCTGCTTAAGCGACCCCATGGCCGTTTTCAGATTCGAGTTAATAGCCGACGCAATGCCCGTCAGACCGCGCTCAAGTACCGGCAGCCCGACCTCACCGAGCTGCTTAACCTCGTCACCCAGGCCCGCGAACAGGCCATCTTGGATCGACTCGCGGACCTTCGTCCACGCCCCCGACATACCCGTCAGCGTGTTGACGAACTCCCGAGCCTGCGGAGACAGGCGACCCATCGCCTGCTCCCACTCCTTAAGGGCACCCGACGATTTGCCGGCGTTTTCGGTAGCCGTAGACAATCGATCCATCGCCGCAACAACCGAGTCATTTCCCTTGACGCCCTTGCGGTTTGCCTCCGCTACGTCCTCGGACAGCCGAACGTTGCGCCGACGAGTCTCCGCAAGGCGCGACTCAGACTTGAGCACAGCGAGGTTGTCCCGCTGCATCTCAAGCCCGGTCTTGCCCCACGTCTTCGCCTGCTCAGCGCGAGCCTCCTGGACGTTCATCACGGCCTCGGCCTCGTCTAGAGGCGCGTCCCGCAACTGCGCGTTCAAGTCCTCCAAATTGCGCTTGGCGTCTTTGACAGCCGTGTTCAACTGCCGGGTCGCATCAGCCACATTCCGGTTCGCCTGCACCTGCTGACGGGCAGCATCCGCAGAATCCTTTTGAACCGCCGAATACGCCTTGAACGCATCCGTGACACCGCGCGTACCGATGACCACCGCACCGACGCTCGACGCGACACCCGCGAAAATGCCTGGCAACAACAACGCCGACTGCGACAATTCGACAATCGACGTGTTCAACGCCGCCATCGCAACACCAGCCTGGTTCAACTGGGCGGCACCAGCCACCATAATGTTGACCTTTAGGCCCTTAAGCATCTCCGTCTTTAGATCCTGATAGACATGCCGGATCTCAGTCAGAGGCTTCTTCTTGTCGTAATTGATCTTTACCTGTAGATCGAACGGACGACTTTCCGCCAGCTTCCTAGCGGCCTCAATTTCCGCCAATGCCTTAGCCGTCTGAGCCTTAACCTCAACATCAACCGACTGCTCAACAGTCTTAAGCTGCGCACGCAGCCGAGACCGGAAGTCTTTCAACGATGGGATAATGTGCACGGACGCCTGCGCGGCAACAAATTCAGCCACAATCAGCCCCCAATATTAAGTTATAGGTAATTCCATTCAGCGGCCTTCTGACCACGCGCAAGCGCAGCCTCAATACCGCTTTCCTGCTTAGCCGCTTTTCGCTTCTTACGTTCTTTCTCGGCCGGAATAACCGGACGCGGGTAGAACTTCACCTTGTCGTCACGAGCCCTACTCGCAATCAACTGGTCAGCGATATTCGTCAAAGCATCAATCTCGGCAGTCCACCCAAACAACGGGGGTGCCTTAAACTCCCACTCGGAATCCGGAGCGGAAGCCTGCAATTCGATCACGTCAGGATCAGTCAACGCCGCCGACTGGCAATACGAGCCACGCACAGAGCTGCACGTCTCATAGAAGCGAATAAACTGATCCCAGTCACGCCGAGACGCAAAATCAGGCTTACTAGCCCGACACTGCACACAACGGCACGGAGCCGCAAAGTAGTCCAAAGCATTGACGCCGAGTAGGGATTGAAAGTCCCACTCGATAGCGCGCCAATACTTCCCAACCAACTCAGCGACAATAACTATTTTCCCGCTTTACCGTCACCAAAGAAATGCTCATTGTACTTTTCCATGAACTTGTTCCACACCTGAACAGGCTTATCGTTAAACAGCTTCATGGCCTTGTCGTAGTCCTTGCCAAAGATGATCTTTTGTGCCTCATCCTCGGTAACCGCCTTCAGCAGATCGGACACCTGAGTCTTAGTTGGGCACTCAAGAACAATGTCCTTAGTCAGCGGCAGCGGATCAGGAACACGCACCTCCGCGACAAGCTCAGCGAAAAAGTCACTAACCGCATCCTCGACAACCTTCAAATCGGCGTCAGAGACAGAGCGACGAGTAGTCATTATTGGTTTCCCCCTATAGATACTTATAAATGTGTATAAAGAAAGGGGGGAGCAACCCGCTAAGGTCACTCCCCCCATCCCCCTTAGGTAACGGTGACAGACACAGTGGCCGTCTTATTACCCTTCGACGCCGTGATGGTTGCCGCACCAGCCGCAACACCCGTCACCAAGCCCGTAGCCGAAACAGACGCCTTGGTAGGCGCAGACGACACGAACTTGCAATCAGGCGTGTAGTTGATTCCGTTATCGCCCTGAACCATCAACTGCACCGTGTGCGTAGCACCGGCCGCGACCGTCAAAGCAGGCGACGCAGGAGAGGCCGTCAACGTAGTCAATGAAGCGGCAAAGCCAGCCTTATCGACAATCGTCCGCCAGCCCGGACCCGCAAAGCCCTGAGCAACCGAGTAACCAACCGTGTCATCACGGAAAGCCTTCAACGTGGGCTTGTACTCAATCACGTTATCGTCATTGAGCGTCTGGTTATCCAGCTTATCCAGCTTCACCTTAGGCAACAGCCAGTAGCACCAAAGCTCCTCGTTATTCCGGTCATCCAAACCACACAGAATTGCGCGGTAGTAGATGTTTTTCGGAACCTTAGGAGCCTCCAAAACCACACCACCGAAGGGTGACGGCTGAACATCAGAGAAATCCTGAGTCCAGATCAGGCCCAAAACATCGCGATGGTTCTGGAACATCGAGAAATCGAACGTAGTCGTACGCTTAGAAATGATCGACCGAATAGGATCAGGCTCGCCGTACGCCTCAATATCCTTAGAATCGAACTCGTTACCAAGCGTCAGACCGGCCTTCTTCTCGAAATGCCCAACAGACTTGTAACCGGCAGGGATCGACAGCGAACCGTCCGACGGATCTTCCAGCGTAAGAGCCGGAGTCGTAGAGTACGGAGCAAGGAACACCGCCAAGTTAAGAGGCGCAATAGCCAAATCGGCCTGCGCATCCTTCAACGTGTAAAAATCCATATTAAGTTTTGCTTCCCTTATTTAGTTATAATGCCGCTGATTACAGGGCAGCGACTTCCCCCAGATAGTTATTGCGCGAACGCAAACCAACACTCACCTTGAACTGGCAATTGACCACGCGCGTATCCAACTGCTGATTAGGCATCAACAACTGCGGCCCCAGAACCTCTTCGACCGTGTGAATCTGCGCCGTAAACCCGTCAGCCATCGTGAACTTGTAGCCCTGCATAGGCAGAAGCACAGCCCGAACAACCGACATAACATCCCACGACGTATCACGCGAATTAGTTACCGCCGTCGCCTGAATGAAACACTCATCAAAACAACGCTGCCAATCAACCCTGCCACCCGGCATCCGAATAAACTTCAACACCGGATCAGGGTGAGTCTGGTCAAGCCAGTCATCAGGAGTCCAACACCCCGACTCAATATCGGGAAACACCTTAGTGAAAATGTCGATCATCAAGTTTTCGACATTGACAAAGTTATTGTTGAACCAAGCGGGGAGCGTAACCATACAACCCCCGTTTCTTACAGCCTAAGCGAAAGAGTCGCTTCCCGTAGATCGTTATGAGCCTGGAACTGTTCCTTGGTAGGCGAACCGAAGTTATGTAGAGCGCCGTAATAGAAAGGCATGCCCTTCCACGTCTTAGCGGCCAACTCGCCACCAACCGTCACCACGCAACCAAGGCGATCAGCCTTATGCCCCATATTGGGGCGCACCTCAACACCACCGGAGCGCGACAGGTCCCCCGTACGCTTAGCGACTTTCGCCGCATACAAACGCACCACCTCAACACCGATATGACTTAGGTATCCACCAAGGACAGGAGAGGTATTAGCCCACTTAGCCATGTCCGCGTTGTATGCCGGAATATCGATATCATCGAGAAGAAACCCGCCGCCCGGCCCGAGCTTGCCACCCATGCCGCCCCCTTAGCCGTTAGTCGACGTGAGCTGATAAACAACGTCCTCATCTAAGAACGTGTCACCGCCGAAAGGCTCCGGCTCATCCCACATCACAGGCCCAACGACGAATGCCTGGCCGTTGGCCCGCACGAGACGGTCACGAACCTTTACATCCGTGCCCTTACGCACAAACAATGTGGCCGAAATAGAGAACGATTCCCCATGCGCGTCCGCTACCGCGTTCTGCGTATTCTGGAAATTCGGTCCCCGACTCGACCCCCAACCAATCAAACCTTGAATAGTTCCATAAGGTGTATCCCGGCCATTAGGATTACCGTACTTATCCGTCTTGCCGCGATATACGGTAAGAGTCTCAGAAATGGTACGAATCCTCCCAGCCCGGTTCATCGCGACGGTAATACGGAATAGGATCACCACCCGATCCATCCTCCAAGAAACCGTCCTTGCCGAACGCAAACGGATCAATAGTTGTATCCGAACGTCCGAACTGCACCGTGAACAAACCACCCCCGCCACGGTAACGACGCAAAATAGCCAATTCGGCAGGCAGAAAAGCGCCGTCCGGCAGCCTCCCATAGGAAACCGAGAACGGACCCTTAGCCTTAGACACAGCCCTATCCGGGTTTCGCAGCTCGCGCTTAGCGGCCGACAGAACCACCCACGGAACATCCTCGGGGACGGACGCGGGGTCCGGCCATGACTGACCGGAATACCCCCGCGCCCACGCAGACACCATGTTCAAAACCAGCTCAGCTTGCGCACGCTGATCCTGAGTGAATGTCACCCCCATCAAGGTTTGCAGGTCATCAACAGACGCCAATGCACCCACAAGAAACCCCGCTTAGACCACAGTCACCGTCGTGGTGGCCGTCACAGCGGCACCACCCTGCGGTGGGTTGTAAGAAGCGGTGATCACAGACGTACCCGAAGCGACACCCGTCACCAGGCCACCACCGGCACCAGGACCAGCACCCACGGTCGCCTTAGCCGGAGTGCCCGACACGAACGTGCTCTTGGCCGTCACATCAACGCCGTTGCTATCCAGCACCTTCAACTGCACGGTCTGGTTAGGACCGGCCGCAGCCGTCACAGTCGCCGTCTGGTTAGGCAACGAAATACCCGAAGCCGACAAACGCAACTTCACGCCACGCACGAACCGGCCGTCACGCTCCAAAACCACACGCGAACCGACATACGTGTCCAGCAACGACCGATCGGTCAAATTCTGGAAATCGTAATCAGCCAACCAGCGGAAAGCCGCATTAGAAGCCGCGTACGTCCCGTAAGCGTTAATGGCAGTAGAGAATGGCTTCTTAGGCGCACGGTTAATGTAGATGAATGCGTTACGCTGCCACTCGAAAGCCTCATCAGGCTTCAAAGCATTAGAACGCAACACCGGCAGACCGGCCACATTACCGATGGTCGCCTGACGCAAAGCATCGGCCTGATCAGCACCCGTCGCGTCGTAACGCCGGAACTGCGGATCTTTCAGCAACGCAGACTCGACAGCCGAACCAACGATCATAACGCGGTCGTTGTACTCGACATTCTCGTCATTCAACGCACGCCGAGCGTCAACGAACGCCGGGAACGTATCAGACGGATTGATCCAGAACGTCTGCTGATAAGGCGCGCTCGAAATCAAGTTGTACAGGTAGTTCTCAATACCGTAAGCGACACCGCCGACCTGCGGAACAATAACCTGCTCAATGAAGTCCTTGATATCCAAGGTCAACTGCTCATCGGTCAACGACACAGCGTTGTAGATGACGTTATCTAGCGTCACCGGGAAGCTGGTCTCAACCAGGTCATCCATCACGACATTTCGAGACGCACCCGTTCCACGGAACTGACGGGTACGCGAATCCATGACCGCACCGACGCGAACGTTAATGGTGTCATTAGCAGAACCACCGAAATCACCCAACGCGCTGGTAAGCACGTAATTAGGCAGAACAATCTGCCGACGCAAAACCTTAACGGCGGTCTCAACGACCAGCGACGGCTTGATAAAGATGTGAGACAAAAGTCTCCCCCTATTCAATATTTAGTTGTTTAACAATTAGTACGATGGGAAATTAGAAAAAGAAATCTGCTTCAACAAATCATCAGCAGTAATATCGCCAGGATCAGGAAGCTCACCAGTAGGCGCAACAGGCGTCCGAGTCGGACCCTGCGGAAAACCACCAGGCGACTTAGGCTCCGGGATAACGCCCTTAAGGGCCTCGATATCAGCAATAATTTCCTCGTCCGAGTCCCCCCGAACACGATCCCAAAGTGCACGCGGCAAGCCATGCTCCTGCGCCAGGTCAAATACCTGACGGTCCCGCTGCAACTTGGTCAGTTCACCGGCCCTTTCAGACGCCAATTTCTCTGCGTCCTCTAGCCGTTTCTGTAGCTTCTCCGATTCCGACAGCTTCTCGGTCTCAAAAGCCGCGATCTTGTCCTCAAGGGACTTAATCGTTTCACCATACTTTTTGGCACTCACCTTATCGGCGCGTTCCAACCGCTTCGTCAAGATAGCGTCGAGAGCATCCTGCGACGTAATGGCTTTGAACTCGTTACCACCGCTTTCAGACCCCGATCGGCTGCCTGAACCCTCAGCATTATCATTAGCTTCGCTAGTGGCGACTCCACCATCCGTAGTAGTCACATCAATATCACTCATTAAAGAAATTCCCCCACAAAACAACCGGCCAATATACGAGCGTGGCCGTAACGCCCCCCTAGACTGCTTCTAGTAAAGAAAGCGAACGATCATAAAACTTGACGTTCGCGGAATTAACATCGAACCCGGCAGAAATAAGCGCCTCCCGGTTGGCGCGAACCGCAGCAATATCTACTGCTGGCGATCCCTGATACGGTGGAGGCGTAACATAACTCCGCCGAAAGTTCTGCATGGCATCCCGATACTTGCCATCCTCGCCCTTACCACCCTTACCGAACTTCTCCCACTGCTTAAGGAAATAGTTCGCACGCTCATCCATCTTGTCGGCTTCCCGAAAGACTGGCCTGAGCTGGCAGCGGCAATGATCATGGACCTTAACCAAACCATCACCAACGAACGGCCGGTGAGCAACCACCTTGCCATTCCGCCTGATGTCACGGACCACGCTATTCGAGCGATCAAACGAATTCGCATTCAAATAGACGGCACCCTGTGACGCCAACACCGCACAGAAATAGCACGGATTATCATCCGTCATCCGCGCATAACCGATGGCCTTACGTTCCGCCCGCCGCTGAGTCAGATCAACAACAGACGCACCAGACGAATCCGCCTCATTCTCAGCCGCGACCGCACGGTCATACTCGGCTTCAACTTGCTGCTGGACCTCGCCCCGGCCACCATTCATCGCATGCTTCACGCCCACACCAGTTGTATTCGTGCGGGCCTGAGCCATCACATCGTCGGCAACTACCCCTTCTGGGGATGCATCGCCAACCTTTTGCTTAACCGCAATCGGCCCCGTAACACGCATCCCCAACTGAACCTGTTCAGTCGGAAACGCCGTCGTGACCTTTTCCAACTCCGGAGCATCCGGAGCCACCGACCACTTAGTCGCCTGCACGTACTCAAACGCCAAATCTTCCGACGCGCGGAACTGTTTCTCAATTTCCAGCGTGGTAGCGTGCAGCCAGACCGCCGTGGTCTGGTCTAGATTCCTGAAATTCAGGATCGGCCACAAAAGCAACAAACCTGCGGCCGTCTGCGCAGCAATATTCTGCTGATCCTGCATATGCCGCTGCGCATAAAACGCGGCCAAGTCAGAAAGCGGCTGAAATCGCTTCTGAGCCGCCCCCTGATCCTGTGTAGCCACTCATAACCCCCAAAGCTTTACGCCGCAGCACCGGCAGGCTGAGCCCCCGGAACCCCCTTAATCGACGGATCGGCAGCCGCGCCCTTAGCATTCGGATCAGTACCCCCGAAATAACGCAACATCATCGTCAAATCGTCGGTATCCATCGCGTGCTCACGCATCTGCTGCAACTTCGCCTCATCAACGCCCGGCACAAACTCCCAAAGCTCCTCTTTCGGCATACCCAACATCTGCGCAGCCTTACCCCAAGCATCAACAGCCTGAGCAAGAGAACGAATAGAAGAATCAACCCAACGAACCGAAGCCGTAAAATCAGAAGCCGACTCGATATCGCCCTCAACCAACGCCGACAAACGCAACAACTGGTTATGCGACGCACCGAACGTCATCTTCCGCTCCGCTAGCTTCGCCTCCGTGTTAGCGCGCGCAGAAGCCAATGCCTCCGCAGACAAATTCGCCAACTTTCCCGTCAACACATCAGACGGCAACTGGGCAACAGCGGCCAACGTCTCAACATGCGCAGTCTTAGACGAAATAAACCCATCCAGCGGCGTCTCATCAAGCGTCCCGAACTTAGCTTGCTCACTCGTATGAGCCAGAATGTCGTCATTCTCAAGACGACGCTTAAACGCCTCGGCCTCCTCGTCGGTAGCCTCATTCATATCCGTAATACCAGTAGCGGTCTTAACCTTAAACGAGTTATAGTGCTGCGCATAAAGCAAATCAAGCTCGGTCTTATCGATACGAGTAGCGACCGGAATAAGAGGGCCGACCTCACCACGGGTCTTACCGTCCAAATCCATCACATTCATGTACCGAACAACCGGACACACCCCTAGCCCATGCTCAAACACACGCGGAGGCGTCGGAAACTCATTAGGCGACGGCATATCCAGCTCGTAATAAAGCTGATCCGTCCAGAAACGCACCGTCTTACCGTCTGGCTGCAACGTCAACGCATACTTAGGCCAAGGATCATTAACCGTATCCTCATACAGCGCGAACAGCCTACGAGGCGAATAAGCGGTCAAAACAGCCTGATTTGAGCCGTCCAACGCTGTGCCCTTCTCAGCCATCGCGAACGCATACCCGTAAGTCAACGCAGAACGATGCAAACCGATCTGCCGATGCGGCATACCATTCGCCATCCACGTCTGCCACGGACCCTCGGCATTCTCCTTATCGCCTTCACGCCGATAACCCGACACATAAAGACACTGCGCGAACGTCGTAACCACCAAACGCAACCAAGGCGTCTTAGACAACCGGAACAAAGCCCGCTTCTCCGGAGACTTAGCCTGAATACGAGCATAATCCGGCTGATTACCATCCGCCCACGCATCAATAATCTGCAACCGGCCCCGCTCACCATCAAAGGCAGGCCAAACAACATCATGGATATACTTAGCAACATCGCCCCCGCCGATACTCGACGGCAAGGTCAAAGTACGAGACGGCAGCTCCATAAGATTAGAACTCAAAGCAACCTATGTTTCTTTGGAGCATTCAACGTTTCCTCAACGTCCTCCAACGTCAAAAGCCTATTCGCGTAACAGCACGCAACAATCCCCGTAATATCCGTAGACACGCTCTTACGGAGAAACCCCCACTGCTCAAGCTCCGGCTTACCAATCGGATACTTAGCCGCACCCGCTAAACAATCGAAAAGCGACTCATCGTCCAAATGAGTCAACTTCCTATCAACAATGTCCGTGTAGAACTGGCCCGTAGCCTGCGCAATGTCCTGCGTACCGAAATAGCGGACCTTCAACCCGATCTGCTCAAGCTCCGGACCAAACGCACCCGCGCTCGCACCGGCCTGGACCACCACAGCGGCCGGAGGCTTAGACGACGCCAACAACCGCTGCATCGTCGGAATCACCCACGCCGTACCCGCGTTAGCAGCCACAACCTCGATATGCGACCTAGAGTCATTCCGCTTACCGGCGATAGCGATAGACGCCCACCCCTGATCAGGGGCCACGTCCACACAGGCCACCAGTAGCCCCACATCGACCACCGGGGCACGCTTGCCGCCGTCCGGGTCATCGACATCATCGAGCTTGCACGCTTCCCAAGCCTCGAAAGGAATCACCGAATTCATGCGCGGGTCATCCCACATGCCCAAGTGCTCGCGAGCGAACTGCTGGATGGACATCTTTACTTCAAAGTCTTCACGCAATGCGCTAACAGGAGCAATGCCCTTAACACCAAGCGACGGATTAGCGACCTTCCAATTCTCAAACTCAGCAGGATCACTACCCTCAGCGCACGACCATTCCGCGAAAAGGAACGGCGGAGTTTCCGTAGTCTCATCATCAATTACGGCAGTCACGCCGCCCCCAAATTCGCGAGCGTCATCCCGTACTCGCGCATACGCTTCAACACGTCCGAATCGTCAGTACCGGCCGAAGTCGTCAACCAAGTCTGCGGATTCTTAGACGCCTGCTGTAGCGGCGACAGAGAACCCATCATGTCGTCATCGAGCGCGAAAGCCTCGTCAAGAATCATCAAATCGACGCGGGTACGACCACGCTTAGCGTTCTTACCGCGCGCTACATAGTGGATAAACCCGCCCGAAGTCTTATGGACAACCGAAAGCTCAGCCGCCCCGATCTTGTGAGGTAGCTTGCATTCGTCCTCTAGTTCCTCGTCGCCAGCGATAATCGCCGTCAACTCACGGTGCGCGTCCTTAGCGGTATCGAACTCGTGCGCAGAGTGCATAATGCGCTCGCCCAGCAGATACAAACCCGCCAACTGGCGCGCGTAAACGCACACATTTTTTCCATTTTGGCGAGGTGCGATCAAGCAACAGGTAGAAGAGGTCCATGACCAGGTGACACCGTTAGTGAGCTTGTCAATTTCCGAGTCGCCGGTAGAGTCGCCCTTTTGACCTAGCGATTCCCTAACGATTAGTTCTTGCCAAGGCAGCAGATCCAAGCCGAACTGGTTACACAAGTCGATAGCGTCATCGCCTAGAGTGGTGAAATACGCCGGGAAGTGCTCAATGCGTGGCCGCTGAGCGCCGATTAGTCCCTGATGGCGAGTATTCGTCTCCGGCTCCAACAAAGCCGTCATAATCCCCCCTACAAAATGAGGGACGCGCCCCCTAAACTCGGCAACCCGGCATCCGCCCGGTGTCTAAAGAACAGGTATTCGCCCTCATAGTCCGGATTCATTTCTTCCGCGACCTCGCGCGACCACTCGCGCGCCTCCCTGCGCCTACGAATACGCCGCGACAAATCGACATTCCGGCCACTGCTACGACGGTGCCCATTCACCCGGCCGCGTTCGCACGCACATTTCCAGCCATAGAAACAAAACAAAGGCTCACGAACGTGACGCCCCAACATCCGGGCCACTTAGCCCGCCTTACTCGCCCGCTGACGAGCAGCACGCTTAGCCGCCAACTCATCGCGCGCAGACTTACCCGGCGCTTTCGGCTTAGGCAGCTCAGCCAAGCCCATCTTCGCCAACACCTGCGCCAACGCCCCGTACTGCATCCGATGCTCCGCGATAAGCGGGTTAATGGTCTCCGTCCCCTGGTGATTAATCACCGTCAACCGATCCCCGATACGCTCAACCAAATCGTCAAGCCGATCAGCGATACGGCACGCATTAAGCAACAGCGCCCGAGACGCCGCATTCATCGGCCGACCCGCAGCCACACCGGCCCACAGATCCCGGCCCGACTCCCCCAACTCCATCGGAATCGGAACGTCCGGAGTAGTCATCATCGCCCCCCGTCAAAACAGACTGATAAACACGCTCAGCCCGGCCGAACACCGGCAACAGCGCATCATTAATCTCAACCTCATCAAGAATCACCACGTCGAAATAGCAGCCCCGCCCCGAGGACCGCACAGAGATAAACCGAATCGACCCACCCGACGCGAACTCAATCCGCCACTGGCCATTAGCCCGATAAGTCTTAGAGACCAGACCGAACCAAGGCAGTTCCAACAACGCGCTCTCAGATTCAAAGAACCAATGCCGAGCCATTCGCAAATCTGGGCAGAAATACGCGACCCGCTTACCCTTGGCAGCCGCCAGAATCGCGGTATCGCGCAACAGATGCGACTTACCCGCCTGCCGGTCCCCCGACACCTGAATGAAATTCAACGAATCCCCCGATTCATCTCGATACCCCGCGACCTGCGGGTTTAAAAGTGCGACCAGCGGTTTTCCAGCACCCATCTCGACGCCGCTCCGGCCCATTTCGTCGGGAGAGAGAGGGGTCGCTGGCCGTTCGAGGAGTGCGCTGCCGACGTTGCGGGGTACCCCCCCACCCCTTTAACAGGTGTCGTGAGCTGCTATTTTGTAGCTAATTAGCTATTTGAGGCGTTAGCTGAGACCTTGTGTTTTGCCTATGCGGTTTTCGAGGGGTCAACGCTGTGGCCTGCGTGTATGCGTAGTGTTTGGGTGTTTGCAGGCAAACATGCTGGTCAAGGGCACGGTTACACATACATGGCTGTTAGCTGCGTGCATGTGTGGGCATTGTTAACTAGCTCTGGGTGTATGCGCAGTTCAACGCGCGTTTATGTGCTCACGCCGGCGGTTGCTGTGTGCATGTATGTGCAGGTCATGGGGCTAAGCGCTAAGGCGTACCTGTAGGGGTATGCGTGCGTAGGCATGGCTATATGGGCGTGTGCCTGTACAGCCCTCTACGTGCATGCGGGTATGTGCACCCATGTGCAGGTGGGCTAGTGGCTTAGCGTGCGATCTAGAGCCCGATACGGGGCATGTATGCGGTATGCAGCGCGTACCTATGGGGGTGGGCTATACGTGTGCTCTGCCGTGCTTACCAGCCAATACACACGGGTTTAGCGTTAAGCGTTGCGCTTACGGGTACGTGCTGTGTACCGTCAGCGTCACCAACCACACCACCGAAGGGCTAGCCCAAATGAACATCACTGAGATTGAAAGCAGCGACGGCGTTACCCGTGTCCACGTAAAGGGCAAGGGCATTGACGGTATCGCCAAGGTAAGTATTTTGCCGACGACCATTAAGCGTGAAACACGCTGGGATGGGAATACGTCTATCGACTTTCCCGCTTTCACTACCGCACGCCTTGTTTTGACTTTCGCCCCCAATGAACTGACGGTCAACGGTAAGCAGTACGACCGATACGAGCACGGCACATTTGAGCCTGACCGTGTGGCCTCATGGCACAAAGACGTTCGCGACATGCTCACTGATACGGGTGTCCAGCGGGTCGGGTACCGGGCAAGTGTTGGTTACAGCCAATTGACTGATAGTGCGCGCGAAAAGGTGGCCCAGGCGGTAACGCTCGCTGCCGATACGTACATGACCACGGAAGCGACAAAGCGCGCGCTCGTGGCAGAAGCTAAGGGACAGCTTGACGACGCCGATAAGGCGCACCGAGCCACCGGCAAGGCATTGACCGACGCCGTTAACCACCTGCACAATATGGAAGCGCTGGGACAGTAGACCATGGTGACCTACTCATTTACCGCGCGGACTATTACGCGCACCGTAGAACGCAATACCGACGGCGTGCCAGTGCGTCAGTCAGTGAGCGTCCGATTCCGTGCGCTGCCCGTTCTGTTGGCCGCGATTCTCAGCGATAGGACACGCTAACCATGCGAAACATTCAGCGCGCTACCGCCGCGATCTGCCTAACCGTATTCGGGTCAGCGTTTCTAGTAATCGCTGGCCTATGACCGGAAGACACCCCCAAAGTTCACACATGCGCCGTAATCGGTTGGTCTTGCGCCGTATGGGCATTCCTGCTGATTATCGGCATGTCTCGCGACTAGTAAGGACTACTTACGTGAGTATCGCTGACGTTGCGCGCATTCAGACAAAACACACAATCAAGGCTTTCATGGTCGACAAACTCGACGTACCCGCTGACCAGGCCGACAAACTCGCTAAGCAGCTCACACGGATTCTCATCGAAACCGGCTGCCTTAAAGACCGCTAGACATACCCGCTGACTTGCTGAAATACCTAAGACTTGCGCTAAGGGGTACGTGGCGTGTACCCTACGAATTACCAACCACACACACGGATCAACCACCCGGAAGGCCAAACATGACCGCGACCATTGACCCCACAATCACCTACATTAAGCACTCCAAGCGCACCCTACGTACGCCATGCCCGGATTGCGGCGCGATGAACCTTTACAAAGGGCATGTGGTGGCCGATGACTATTGGTGCGACGATTGCGGTACCCGTGTCGGTGACGACGTTCTGCTGGACTATGACGGCACCGTGCATTCATGCAATCCGGTTCCCGTGATTACCACGGCTCAACCGCCGCGTGAGCCCATGGCCGCTATCACGGCAGCACCCGCACCCGCTCCGGCCGGTAACGTCGACCCTGATAAGGCACAGGCGGCAATGGCGGCATTGCAGTCCATCTTTGCGGCACCCGCGATTGACCGTGAGGAAGTTGAACGTATCGCCCGTGAGGTAGTGACGGGTGTCGTGTACCCGACGCGCACAGTCGTTATCAAAGACGGTGTTTCTCGCGAGCTTGACGAGACAACGCACCGGCAGTTCGCAGACGTGCTTACCGCGCTGGCGTCGGGCGAGAATCTGCAACTCATCGGTGGTCCGGGTGTCGGTAAGACTCATCTGTCCGCGCAGGTGGCTAAGGCTCTAGACCTCAAGTTCTACGCAATAAACTTTCATTTGCAGTCAACGGCGTCAGAACTGCGTGGCTACAACGACGCTATGGGCAATTTCGTGCCTACCGTCGTCTCTGACTGGGCATCTAACCCCGATGGCGGCGTTCTTCTCTTGGACGAACTCGACCGTGCTCACGCGGGCATTCAGGCCGGTTTGAACTCGCTTCTCGGTAACCGCTTTATCACCTTGCCGAACCGTGAAACTGTTCACCTGACGGACAAGCACATTGCGGTTGCTTGCACCAACACGGACGGCACCGGCCCGACGCGCGAGTATCCGGCAGCACAGCCGTTTAGCGCTGAATTCCGTGATCGGTTCCTCGCGATGACCATTGAGATTGACGAGGCTATCGAACACGCGGCCGCGATGGCTAAGGGTGCCAGCGAGCAGGAAACCAGGCGGGTTGTCGAGTACGTGCGCAAGATCCGTAAGACTGTGCAGGATCGGGCAATTGTGGGTGTTCTGGTGACCCCTCGCGCTTCGCAGAAGATGGCCGCATTGATTGCGCATGGTGCCAGTTTTGAGCAAGCCGTTTCGTGGGCTATCCGCAAGGGAATGGACGATGAGTCTTGGGCGAGGCTTACCGCTTAGGCGGTAAGTCACCCATTAACCAACCAGTCACAACCCTAAGGATTTAGCAATGGACGAAAAGCGTCACGGCAACTATTTGCAGTACACGTTTGACTCATACGGGGAATTCGTGCAATTCAACCGTGAACGTCAAAACTCTGACCTGAACACTCAGATAGTCGCGTATGCCGGTTACGGCAGTGACTTTGTGGGTGGTGTCCAGAATCTAGAGGAAGTAATCACCCTCGCAGAAAAGGGCATGCGTAAGGAAGGCATTGCCGCTATCAACGGTGCCAAACTCAAGATGAGTGAGGTAGCGCGCGATCTGGACACCTTTAAGTCTGTGCCCTACGCGGATGTTTCGGGCGCATACGTGAACATTGCCGACTATCTGTCAGGTGTTCCCGAGTGCATGACCGACTACCGCATTGACCCCACTACGCAATCACAGCCAACCGTGTCCTTAGTGATCGCTTGTGCGGTGCTGGGCACTGTGGAGGCCGATGCAATTACTAAGCGTGGTCGCACGCTGGTTGCGTTGATCGATGCTATTCAGTCGGCCGGTAAGACAGTCGAATTGTGGGCCGACATGACGAGTAACAGCGGATGGGGTGAACCCAAGTACACGGCACGGTTTTCTATCAAGCTCAAGTCAGCTAGCGCACCGCTCGACGTTGCAACCCTCATGTACGCGATGACGCACCCTAGTTTCTTCCGTGGCCTCGGTTTCAACACGCGGCACACACTGCCGTACAAGTGGCAGCGGGCAATGGGTGTTGGACATGGTTACGGCTCAACTGTGCACGAGGCCGAATACATCGAACGGGATTACCCCGAGGGTGCAATCTTCATACCTGCGCTACAGGATGGCGATGACCCCGACGCAATTCTTACTTCCACGCTGCGCACTCTTGGCCTACTTAAGGACTGAATAATGAATCTTGTAACCGAAAGTAACCGGGTCTCACTACTCGGCTACCCGACCAAATCGGATGAGACCGTGATCGTGGAAGGCGTAAACATAAGTCAAGCAATCCAGATCACGAGTTTCCTACAACTCGCATTCCCTCATCATTGTTCAAGCATTGAAACGGTTAATGCGCCGGATGATTATCCGTTCGGTGAGCGATGGAAGGCGGGCCGCTGGTGAAAATCACAACCAAGCACCTCATATATCGCAAGACAACGTTTAACATCTTCCGCCAATCAATTGACTATCAAGACGATATGGACACGAAAAGGGGTCGCATTCAGACCGTGCGCTCGCTCCGTATTTTCGGCGTACTCATCGTCTGGTAACAGACCAACCAACCACAGACAGGGCCAATCATGACCACCACAACCACCACTGAGACCGTCCCGGTAAGCATTCACAGCGAGCTAGCCAACCAACTAGTAGAGGCAGCACAGCGACTCATCGGCAACACCGGATGGCGCTGGCACAACGGCAACCGCTGGGCATGCGTAACACCCGAAGTATCAGACGAGACCCGCACCCGTGTAGGTCACATGCTTATCGACGCAATCGACCCTGCCGGAGCCTACAAATACGAGGCACCCGCGCAACCGCTCACCATTGATCAGGTGAGTGACGCTATCGACGCATACCTAGAGCTTGACCCGAGCGACGACGCCGAGGAATCCACGGCGTTTATCATCGCACTTACTCTTGCGGGTCTGGGTATAAGCTCCGCTCCGGTGGAATATTCTGCACAGCTTATTAATCGCAAGGTGGGCTAACTGAAATGTATTGCATCGAGTGCTACATAACAGACGGCGAATTCAAAGGATCACATTTCGTGGTAAACGGACAATCCGTATGCGTGGACCACGTACGCAACGCTTGTAAAAACCCCAGCGGCTACACGCGCGTACCGGCACGCTTAAGGGAACCGGGTGATAGATAAGCGGTAATGGTTGGTAGCTAGTCCGCTTTAATCGGTCACAGTTTCTATTCGTCGCGGACTGTGACCGGTTATGGCAGACCAGAAAGCACCGGAAAGGAGACTGGAAATGCGTAAAGAATATTTTTTAGGCAACGCACGTAAGCGCCGCGCGCATCTCGTCTGGGTAGATGATTGGCCGGAAGCCGATGAAACCGGCCTCTATTACGTGCCGCGCGTGTTCTACGGCCGTAGATTCGACAACAGCTTGGCCAGCCCTGATTACGCCATACAGCTAGGGCAAGCGCTGGTAGCGGCCGGGCTGCGTGCTAAGCAGCTGGACGCTAACCGCAGTAAGCGACCGCGCCGGTACTTCCGCTACCGGACTAAGCAAGGCACGTAAGCGTGTTCCTCATGGCACGCAGCCCGGCCGGGTACCGTACCCCTATGGCCGAACCCGTCGACCCCGCCCTACAGCGCGTAGCGCGCCTACACCAAGCCGCAGAAGACGCCGTGCTCGCTTTCTACGACGAGATACGCCGCGCCAACCGGCAAGGCTATGGATACAAACGACTAGAACAAGTAATCGACCTATCACGCGGCACACTGCAAAAAATCATTGACGACAAAAACCCGCGATTCACGGTATACCCACAAATCAACGCATAAAACCATAAAACCATTGCGTAATAGGGTACGCGCGGTGTACTGTAAAAGCACCACCACGAAAGGCGTACAAATGCCATGATCACATTGCACACCACACAGATACTCGCATGCGAGATAGAACCCGACGACGAGGTTGTTATCCGTGGGGAAATCCGCGGATTCGTTAAAACCGTCGAGTACCGGCGCAAGGCGACAGGTAAGCGCGTCATTCGAGTCACACTAATCAATGGACTCTGGTTTCAGCGGCACCCGAATGACCTTGTTCACGTGCTCTAGACGTCACAGTGACAAAACGTAGCCACACCCAACCAACCACACCGCACAGCTTTAAATCAACAAGGTGACCAAACCAAAATGCTCACAGGTATCGCCATCGTCTTTTTCGGCTTCACCGCCGCATTCATCGCAGCCGGAGCGTACTGGAAACTCGCCCAGCAAGAAATCGAACACGACCGAAAAATAGCCCGCCTCGAAGTTGCCGCCGAACAGCTAGCCGAAGAAATGGCCGACGAACAAAGGCAACTAGGCTTCCAAGAAGGATACGAATACGTTGAAAAGTTCTACAACTCTAAGCCACGCGGCAAGAAGCCCACGCATGCCTAAGGTAAACCGTGCCGTAGCCGCAGCACTAATGGCCGAAGAAAAACTAGAACTAGTCCGCGAAAAGTCACGCCTCATGCGCGAAATTAAAACCGGACAGGACCGTATAGACGTGATCAACACTCGGCTTGACCAAATCAAGCAAGGTGAAGACATCTTAGGAATACGAACGTGAGCGAGCTTCCGCACCGTCGATACCCCTGCGCCGAGTGCCCTTGGCGACGTGACACACCAGCAGGCATGTTCCCCGCCCATAGATACGAGGCTCTACGCCACACCACCGGCACGGCCGGGCATGAAGCTCCGCTAGGTTCACCCATGTTCGCCTGCCACAAGAGCGCTGAGGGCCAGGAACAGGCATGCGCGGGCTGGCTCGCGGTCGGCGGTATCGAACATATCGGAGTGCGGCTCGCTGTAGCCTGTGGCGAATTGCCGGCAAAAGCTCTTAACCCTGGTGAGGACTGGCCTCCCCTGTTCAACAGCTACACGGAGATGGCCGCAACCCAAGCTCCCACGGATGGACTCGAACCACCAACCACCCCGTTAACAGCGGGACGCTCTGCCAATTGAGCTACGAAGGAATGAAATGAACCGTATGGACCTAACCCCGGACAGTAAGGGCATGGCCCGGTGGGCACGGAAGGTGCTAGCCGAAGCTCCAGAGGGAAGCAACGACGCCAACACCGCCCGCAAGGTACTTGTCGAACTTGAGCCGTCCCCCGGAGTCGAACCGGACTAACCGGCTTTGCAGGCCAGCACCTAACCAATCGGACACGACGGCCTAAGCGGCGAGCAGAGTAATCGAAACCCACCGGAAACCGGCCACGCCGCTAGCAACGGGCACCGAGCACCAGCCCGGATTACTCGCCAGAGCGGAGGGTAGAGGTGCCGACCCCCCAGGCGTAAACCTGCATACCTGCTTTCAAGGCAAGCTGCGCCAGCCGGGCGCGTACCCTCCCAAATGAATATTGTGTGCTAAGTGGAGTCATTCGGCCTCGAACCGAATTCTGACAGTTTGCAAGACTGCCGTTTTAACCAGATTAAACTACAACCCCTAAAGAACAATTCTAAGTACGCCGTGTAGGGCTCGAACCTACGACCTACTGATTAAAAGTCAGCAGCTCTACCAACTGAGCTAACGGCGCTTTACGCCGACAGCCTATCACACGGTACGCCGTGAGGGATTTGAACCCCCGCCCTACGCATTAAGAGTGCGCAGCTCTAAAACCAGACTGAGCTAACGGCGCGTAACGAAAAGAGTGCGGTAGGCGAGATTTGAACTCGCGTAATCTGCTTGGAAGGCAGAGGTACTAGGCCGCTATACGACTACCACATTTCAACTATCCAACATATTCAAGCGCCGACTCACCGCATGTGCCGCCGAGGCATGGCAATACTCAAGACTGCGCGCTATATCCGAAAACAAATCGGAAACGATACGCACAACTTCAGGAGTAAGTTCATTATCTGCGGCCTGAACTAGATGCCGAAGGGCCGAATCCGTACCGATCCTCCCGAATTCACACTCATCGGTTAACTCTGAGAACCTGGTCAGTATGCTTATGTACTCCTCGCGCGCCTTTTCAGCCGAGAGGCTTACTCTCATCTCTTCATAGCGTTGCAACCGCTTCTCAAGAGAATGCAATTTCTCGGCGTTCTCACGCAGATATTCAGGGTGCCAGATCATAGGAATCGTCATGAGACTCATGATACTGCTTTGCATCACGGACGGGGGTTGAACCCGCAATCTCTAGGTTGAGAGCCTAGCGAGATACCAATTACTCCACCGCGACATTTCTAACGCTGCCCGAGCTGGAATCGAACCAACAACCTCCCGGTTCAGAGCCGGACGCAACTACCTAATTGTGCTACCGGGCATTGGTGGCAACAGCACGGGATTGAACCGTGATCACTCGGACCACAACCGAGGGCTCTAGCCATTGAGCTACTGTGCGTAGACCCCGCGCGATTCGAACGCGCACTAACAGGAACCTAAATCCTGTGCCTCTTCCAATTGGGCTAGAGGTCCATAAGGGCTATACAGGGACAGCGCCCACCTGCTAACTACGTGCGAACCCGCAACCAACACCAACCCCCGTCGGTTCGCCCGCTCCCCTAAGCAACCCGGACAGGACTTGAACCTGCAACCATCCGCTTTGGAGACGGACGCTCTAGCCAATTGAGCTACCGAGCTATAAGCCGACATAACAGGAGTCGAACCTGTGCGCTCCGGGACTTCAATCCGGTGCTCTACCAACTGAGCTACATGCCGTAAACCCGCCGAAGTAAGGAAGCCTCACAGCTCTAGCCTTAGCGGGCATCGTTGTACGCAGGGACGGAATTGAACCGCCGTAGCCGAAGCGCCAGATTTACAGTCTGGAGGGCCTTACCCAACAAGCCCAACCTACGCAGATGCGATTTAGCCGTATGCATCCGACTGGGAGCCGCCACCCAGTTGACATTATGCCCCGGCCAACTAACGAAGTTGTCTGGCTACAGGGATTTGAACCCCGAACCCCTGGCACCCAAAGCCAGCGCTCTACCAAATTGAGCTATAACCAGAAAGGCGGTAGGGGAACCGTGTCCAGTCCCCGAGTCATGTTCCGTGAGGTGTGACAGTGACCTGTTATAGCCTCACGGTTAGACAGCGCGCTACGGAGCTACCCGATTCCATCCACCCCCGCCAAGAGGCTTCACGCCACATTGCAGCCCTGCCACGAGCCGCACACTCTGTCACTACCAACAGACACCCGTCGGTGTCCATCTGTCGCATCGGCAGGGATCGAACCTGCGACTTCCGACATATCAGGTCGGCACGCTAACCAACTGCGTCACAATGCGATTCAAACCCCCCAACGGCGAAACCGCTTAAACGGGTGACCAATGTTGGGGGGAGTACGTTGCGCAGGCGGGATTTGAACCCGCGACCTCACAGCTTATGAGACTGGCGAGCTGGCCTAACTGCTCTACCGCGCAATATAAAATAGCTCTAAGAAAAGAACTCCGTGAAATCAATCCGACGCCTGCCACGGAAGGCCGTCCACAATGCACGGCGTAGAACCGCATTGCTGAATGTATCTTTCGGTCTCGTCAACCACGAAAAGGTCACTAGTATCACGGCTAGAAAAAAATCAACCATAGCCGCGTAGAAGAAGTAATCCATACCGTTAAACTTTTTTGGATACGCAATCTGCACTTGGGGAATTATAGCCAACGAAATCAATGCAAATCCGAAGACGCATAATGCCACACCCATAAACTTTGGAAGCTCGCCTCGCACCCGCCCGCACCAAAACCCTATATAAAGCAAGGCAAAGGCCGCTATAGACATCAACACCGTCGAGTAGTAAATATGCAAAGCAGAAGATACAACTTGTATAGCGGGCAGATGCTTAAGTTCGTCCACCTCAGACGGCGTGGGTGGTCGCGCAGACTGATACGTCCACAAAACGGTGCCAGTAGCCATCGCCAAGGCGAGCAGTGAAGCACACTCAATCAGCTTGCTTATCACGGTCGGAACTTTACGGTCGGACAACCCAACCACCTTAGATAGCAGCGTCATCGAGCCTTGGCCGATACTAAGCATGGCCAAGAGGGATGACATCAGAGTCCAGATCGGATCGTCCATACAGCAACGATACGGCCATACGAGCTGCCTAGCGGACTCGAACCGCTAACATCCGCATTACGAAAGCGGCGCTCTACCAATTGGAGCTAAGGCAGCATTAACAAGCTTGTCCGACGTAGACACATTCTTTGCGGCACTCCACCAGACTTATACAGTGGTCAAACGGGTAATACGCTTCCCGCGCATCTGCCTCTGACTCAATCTCACGCCGCCATTCACGTTTCTCAACAGCGCGGCCCTTAACCAGTTCCATAGGCTCACACCACGGATGACATGGACCGCGACGGCGGAAATTCTCACCCATCATACGAGCCACAAACAACTCCCCCTAAAGTCCCCAAGGCGAGACTCGAACTCGCACGGCCTCACGGCCACCGGATTTTGAGTCCAGCGCGTCTACCAATTCCGCCACTCGGGGAGAACGGACTAAAGCAAGCCCGCCTTAAACAAAAGATCCTTAGCCACTTTACAGATGGTCTTAACGCCATCAATCACTTGGCCAGCCAAGACATCGCGCTCATCATCAGACAAAGAACCAAAAACATCTTCGCCAAGATGCTCCCACAACTGCTCATGAGAAGTAGACCAATCAATATCAGGATCAAGCTGATCCTGAACCCAATTCTTGATAAGCCCCGAAACATCAATCTCTGACACCAAAATCCTCGTCTGTAACCTCGTCAACCAGCCGGTAATACTCACGCACAGCCATCGTCCGACTATCCGGGCTAGTCGCTAGCGATTTAATCCACGCCAGAATGTTGTCAAACCTCGCCTGGTACTCGGCAGGCACCTCGCCCGCAAGTACCGCACACCTGCCACGATGAAAATCCCAGCGGTCCCCGCCAGAATCAACGTAAGCATTGTCAGCAGTAACGGAATTAAAGCAGATGCAACACAAACCAGCACCAGGCCGAACAACAGGACCGCTAGACATTTAGTCATCCTCTTACCGGGTAATCCCTATATGTGGCCGCGTATCAGCCGGAGGACGCCAAGACGGCAACCCCCACATGACGGTATAGCCACTATCGAATCTGAAATCCTCACAGTCATCACACGGACAACTAGGCGTATACGACCAATTAGGCGCATTCACCGTGAAACAGCTCCCCTGCGCGCTCACGCACAACATCACCTAGACGGATCATGTCATCACAAACATCACACCGGCATTCGACATCAGATAAATACTCATCGAGCACTAAACGTCATCCTCGTCATCGCCATCAGTCATAGACGCAATAACCGACATCACCTTAGGTGCCAACCCAAACGACTGCGCCCACTCGACCAGATCAGCCCTATCGTGATCCTCAAGCTCAGCGCCACCGGCCCCCTGCGACAAATCAACCATATGCAAAGCGCCCTCATCATCAATAAACTTGATAATGCGCAGCTCCGCAACCATGATATTGCGCCCGTCGTCGTCGTAATCAGTCATTAAGTTATGAAAACCAATCCCGAGAGGTTTTCCCCCTCGCTTTAGTCGTAAGCGTGCGATTACCGCGCCGCCTATTGCAATCCAAGTGCGCCGGTTTACCGTTAGAATCCGCAGTCAACAAAGGCGAATCAGGCGGCAACGAATCCACCGGAATCACATGATCAAGCGAGCCCGACCACGGATTAGCCTTACGGCCATGCCCCTGACAAGTAGGGCCACACGTCAACGGAATTTCGTGCGCGTTCTCCCACGTAAACCCGTCAGTGGACACGTAGTTGCAAATCGGCTTAAGGTTCGGATCTATCGGACATTTACAGATATGGCAGATGCCCGACTTACTGAGCACACGCTTACGCATGCGCAGGTAGTCGCGTTCAGTCCGGCCAGCGTTCTTGGTGCTCTTCTTCCGCAGATTCCCCGGCATCCCCCACCTCGCAATCATGGCGACCCATGTACCAGTCGCCGCAGAAATCGCAGACAGGGTTGCCGCCAGGCGTAATCCGCCCTGCCTTCTGCTCCCTGTAGCGGTTCCGGTGCGGTACAGCCGCGTTAGAGCGCCGTAAGTCCAGCCGGGCACGCATGCCGTCAGTAGTCATCGCAGCCACACACACAGGCGCAATCGCAGCCACAGTCGCAGTTGCACGGATAGCCGCAGTCCCAAGGAATCTCGTCGGCGTGCTCGTACAGCTCGGCCTCAATCACCGAGACCACCGATCCAACACCCGCTCAACCCCAAGGTCCGACACGTTCTTAGCAAGACCCTTATCCGCATTCACGGCCAGCGCCGCCAACACCGTCTGCCGAACCACGTTCGGACGAAAAACCGGCTTAACCATCAATGCCCCGCCTTATCTAACTTCGCATGCTCCGCAGGCCAAATACCCAACGCCATATGATGCAAATTCGCGCAATAACCCTTAGCCATCTCAGGGTTCTTCAAATACGGCTCAAGGTTCATCAAGCACCTATTGAAATCGCCGGGTGTCCCCCAGCCGATCTTTATAGCGCCAGCACCCCTGGTCCAATACAATTTCAGCTTCTCGGTATCGTGTACGTCTTCCTGCGTGGCTTCCTTGCCCGCGACCATTACGACACAGCCGCCCTAACGACGACACAAACCGCTAGCGCGATAACAACCGATAGAAACACCGTCACTTGATTGCCTCCAAAAGCTTGCACGCCGCGAAATCATGCGCAGACTTACCAGCCTCACCCGCACGCTTTACAAGGCGCATCATCTTGTCCTCCGGCAGCTCCACAAGAATCTGCCTCACAGGAATAGGCTTAGCCTTAGTCGCCATATAGCCACCTCCACCAATCAGGATTGGCATCCCGATAAGCATTCCTGCCATCCCATACCGACTTAGGAGGCGGAAAGTACGGCTGACAATCAGTAACAACCACGTCCGGTTCCCAGTAGGTCAAGTACGCGATGGCTTGCTCAGCCGTGATCGGCTTACGGCCGTACACCCGATGCGGCCCACCCACTGCAAGAGTGACCGTCCATTGCATAGCCCGAGCGGTGTCACTCATCGTCGTAATCTTCCCAAGCCAACAACGCCCTATCCGCCGGATCATCAGACGTAGCCAGCACCTCGCGAACCGCGTTATAAGCCTCGAAAGCCGCCACGTGTGGACGAACACCCGCATCAAGCAGACATCGCGTCACGGGCTCAACCAGGGCCACTAAACGCACCGCAATCTCAGGGATAGGTGGACCGGCCATTAAGCCACATTCCGATCCACCCAATGCCAACGAATCCGGCCCGCACCATGACGATTCATTTCGTCAATCGTTTCCTGCGACACAGTGCCTACCGTCGCAGCGTCAACGATCACACGCTGAATGAATTGCCCCTGAACACCCCGAGTATTTGAAGGCTCGGCATAAACCCACTGAGCAGGATTCAACCCCAAGTCTTCCATCAGCTCTTTAGCCGCCCGAAAACTCCCCGCCAAGATAGCCCCAGTCGTAACGCCTATCTGATCCCGCCAAGTGCCTTTAGGCGACAGCATCCACGGTGCCTTAAACTGCGGCGGATCGTACTGCTGGTACGGGGGGTAAGGGATTGTCACACCGGCCTCAACTCGCTAGTAGCTTTCGCACGCTTACCCCGAGAGGTAGCGCGACACTTACTGTTCTTGCACCGATACATCTGATAAAGAAACCCGGTCGTCGCATAAAACTTCACGCCATCACGCTTCAACTCAGTACCGTTGCACTTAGTGCAATGCAACAAACCATCCTCATTGTCCTCATACAACGACAAATTCAGACGTGACCACGGCAACCAGCGCTCCATCAAACGTCCGGTCAAAACCGTGTCATGAATGCAATATTCACGCATGATCTTCTGCGCGGCACGGCGCTCAGCGCGCGTCCCATAACGAATGTCATGCCACAAATCAGTGCCACCATGCGGCACCTTACGGTCACCCAGAAAAATACGTGACGACCAATCCAACTTAAGCGAAAGCAAGCCCTGCTTGAACTTCTGCTTAGTCAGCTTGACCAGATCAAAACTCTTGAACGGGACAGGTGGCCCCAGCTCCAAACGCTCAAATTCGGCGTTAAACCACTGTAGGTCGAACCTATCCCCGTTGTAGGTGACGACGATATCGGCCTCATTCAGCAGCTCCCACGCCGCCCGAATCATCCGATCATAAGCCGCGTCGTCATCGTCATCCCACGCCGCATGAAATATCACCCGGTCACTACCGCGCCACTGCGCAGCGAAACACAGAATCCGTGACGGCTTAATCACTCGATCGATATGGATAAACGGCTTAAACAGGCTGAATGTCTCGACAATGGCGCGTTGCGTCTCAATGTCGACCGTCAGGATATTAGCGGACATACTGCGCCGCCTCTTGTGCAATACGCTGTTCAACAGCATGCGGATCAAAGGTCCGAATATTTATTGTGGTATCCAGAGTCTTAGACGCATATCCGCGTTCAATGCGGACGCGCTTAATCTCTCGTTCGATATACCACTTGGCCTTTTTCAGATCCTCAAGCTCGTCCGCAATAGCCTTCTTACCCGCTCGCGCCAAATACTTAACGGCAGCGCCACGGTTATAAGTAAGATTCTCCACAATGTCGATAACCTCGGCACCATTAGAGAACCCATCCTTATAGTGAGACGGATTGATCGCGTCTGACATTCAAAAGTCCCCCCACCCTGCGCAGCACATCGCACACCCGAGAAACCGGGTCGACAGAGCGCGGCAGAGCGTTAATCAGGTGCAGTGCCAGGACAACAGGCACCACACGCGCCGTCACGGGGCGACTCACCAGGTAGCGGTCCCATCCCTCTGACAGCAATTCGTTTACGGGAGCGGCAATTTCGTAGGCCACTATGAGGGCCAACATCACCGACCAGGCGTAGTCCGCTGGCTTCATCTCCCACCCCCTCAAGAAACGTGGGCTACCCGGCCGTCCCCACACGTAACCGGGTGCCCACGCGGTGCAGCCAGAACCGGCAAGCGGGCGCACCAACTCTCTACAGAACCTCCGGCAGCTCAACCACCGGGTCTAGTCCCGCACGACAAGCCTTACAAATACGATTCTTAGAACCCCACACCTCGGTATTCTCCGGCGTGTACTCATGACCACTGCGGCACCGATCAAACTCCGCTGGTTGCGAATCCAAATCCAGATACCAGCACAGATTCTCGGCCCGATTATCGGTCACGTCGCCGTTAAGCCACTTAGGCATAGCGCCTACTGGACGGGGGCCAACAAACATGGTCAACATCAACAGATGCACGAAATGTGGCTTGCCGTTGATCTTCACACGCTTACGGCCACGCTCGTCAGTCCATTGGGAAAGTGTCTTACGCCGACTCTTTACTTCTGCTTGGTCGCTGATCCAATAACCAGTCTCACCACTAATCTCGGCCCACAATTAGATACACTTCTCCCAACGTTTTTATTGTAGCAACAAAGAAAGTTCCCTTTTAGCGTCGCGCCATAGCGGCCAAAACGTCGCCTACCCGGAACAACTTTCTAGAGCCCTGTTTGCGGCCCTTATACAAGCCTTTGCGCTCCCAGTTGAATACGTCCCACACTGTTACCGGATGCTTGGCGGATATGTCCTTAGCGGACAGCCATGCGTTGACGTCGACTATCTCGTCATTGCAGACCCAGCCCTGACCCCATTCGAGCATCACCGCGTCTACGTCATCACATATTCCGGGGCTTACTCGCATTAGGTTTATGCGGTATCGGTCGATGATGCGCCGTAGCCGGTCGGGTGTTGAATCCTCCGGCCACGGCCATGCACCTTCCACTACGCCTTAAAGACCGGCCACGTCGCAATCTCTGCCTCATCGGCAGTTGACGCAGGCTTGTAGGCGGGCTTAACCGGATCAGTCTCGATCAGGACATGCTTGCCCCGCGAGTAGGCGAACGCGAACTTACTGCCGTGCTTGCGAACAACGCCCACAACATCGCCCCGCCGATGCTCCGTGACCGCCCGCTCAATCGACAGCACGACATCGCGCTTATTCACGGCAGGGCTGAGAAAAGACGGCAACTTGCCGATTACCAAGCTCCGCTCTGCCTCCGTGAACTTGAATTCGGGCACCGCCTCCCCGATCAGCCTCTCAACAGCCGCCGTGGTTGCACTCGTACCAAGCGCCACTAATTTCCCTTCTTAACATCGTTCCGCTTAGGCAACACCAGCAGCGGATCTGGAATACGCGACTCACGACGCAGCGCCGCAATCGCTTCCACCAACTCAATGAATGACCCGATCAAAGTGATACCGAGTCCTATCCTTTTCAGCATTACGCCGCATCCTCCAAACTTTCTTCGCCCTTATCAAGCTGCCTAGTTTCGTGCTCCAAGAAAATAGGCGACTTCGCCTTGTAGATGCGCGGTACCTGTCCCTCAACGCGAACACAGACACCCTCGTCTACAGACAGCGGGTTAGAGAGCGGAATCGGGGAACTGAACTTATTGGACAGATTCGTATCCAAATAAGCCTCTGTGTACGAACGTGTGATGTTCGGCTCATCCTCGGCAGTCGCGTATTCCTCGTACCGATGAATAACCGGAACAGTCTTAACGCCGATAGCGGCACAGAACTGCTCCACCCCCTCCCATGACAGATCAGCGATAACGCCCTGACCATTCACGGTTGCAACCCGGTACACATAAAGCTCGGACTCGCCCGGTCGCAGGTTGTAGGTGTAATCCTTCTGAATCGGCTTCTCGTCATTCTCCCAGCCGATAAGCTCACCGTAGACGACGAAATTCTCCGGAATCATGCCTTCGAGCTTCCTAGCGTAATCCGCCCAAATGTCCGAATCGTAGAAGTGGTTATTGTCCGACCGGCCCTTAATGACCCGGCGCGAACCCGCTACGTCCTCAAACGCGGTATCCGGAGTCGGGATGCGCAGCCACTTATTGACCACCACCCGCTCAAGCCAGCCCTTATCGCGCACTGCCGGGACGCGGCCAATCCGGATCGACGTGCCGTGAAGCTTCTGCGTGACCACTACCCGCTTAGGCTCCCGGAATGCCTGCCAGTTCCTAAACAGGTGCTCGGTGTCCAGGTGCATCGGGAATAGCTTCTGGTCGACGCGCTGCCGGATCTTTGGCTGCCCCGGCACGCCCTGGACCCGCTTGCCCGGTGCCTCGTACTTACGGCACACCTCATGTCCGTTCAAGGTGTCGAACGTGTCACCCGGCTCCAAGCCGGTTACGTCAATACCCGTGTAGGCCAACGACTCCAAAGGCATCAACAGCGCATTGGACGGATTCTTGCGTAGCCGGATCGCCTTGACGCGCCGGTTCGGCTCAAGATAGCCCGGCTTAGCTGTCGCGTCCGCGTTCAACGTCGGCTCACGGTGCAGATCGTTTAGCCGCGCGTACTCCTCGGACAGCTGGGTCTCCGCGACGAACAGCACCCGCAGATCACCGGCCTTAATGTCGGCCTTCTGTGTGAGCACCTGATAGCCGAACATCGGCACTGCTACCAGGTTGTCCAGGCCTGGCACGGTCTGCGGCTCTGGCACTCGAACAATCGACGCCGCATAATTCACATTCTTAGGTTGTTCAAACTTCACTCTGAATCTCCAAAATTCGAGACTGGAATACCGGCCTTAGCGGCACGGCGCATACAATCGCGTGTCCCATTCGACTTACCGAGCGGGAACGCTAAACAAATGTCCGCGCCCAAATCGACCATTTCCTGATTGCGGTAATGGCCAGCCATCGGGCAATACTCGGACCCATCCGCGCGGTAACGCGGCTTGTGATAGCACCTGTCGTCACATGGCCGTCCCCAGTCGGCCGGGTGTCGTTCCGCTCTAGTCCTCGGATGGTTCACCGCGAAACTGTCAGCCAGCGCGTCAGCGCCGGTAGCGTCCCCGTGGACTATGACAATTTCGTCGCATAACGCGGTCTGGACGGATAAGGCGAGAAATAATCTCGTCCTATCCGTCCAGTTCCGCGAACCTGTTACTAGAATGCGTTTCTTAAGGGGAACACCGTTTAGAACGGTGCGTCATCCTTAGCGGCCCCACCCCAAGGATCAGATTCCCGCTTTTTCTTGATTATCGTGGCAGCACCGACGTGCTCGGCCTCAACCTCGTAAGAGGTGCGCTTGTCGCCGTCCTTAGTCTCGTAAGACTTCTGCTTGAGCTTGCCCCACACACCCACGGTGTCACCCTTACGCAGCAGATCGGCCGCGCCCTCGGCATATGCGCGCCAAGCGTTGACCCGTAGAAACACAGTCTCCTCATCGACCCATTCCCCGGACTGCTTATCGAACCGGCGTGGGGTCGACGCAACGGTGAAGTTGGCGACGGTAACCCCGGACGGCAGCGCCCGAATCTCCGGATCGGCGGTCAGGTTGCCGACAATATGCACATAGGTATCAGGCATTAATAAGCTCCAATTCACTCTCAGGGGGCAGAATCAGCCCCGTTTTCTTGGCGATGAATTCCAGACCAGACGGCTTTACTTTCGTTGTCCGTGAGGTGCCGGTGATATCGCCGCGCTTGTAGGAACTTGCAACCACCTTGAAGTGGTGGCTGTATTTCTCGTACGGCGTGTTTTTCATTCCGCCCCAGCCGATAAGTACGCCTTTATCGCGGAGCATCTGGAATAGCCGGTTTTGGCCTACACCCAGGATCTTGCCGACAGTGCCGACGCTGTAATGGCCGTCCGAATCCATGAACTGCTCGTAGGCGGCGACCTTAGGTGCGTCGATTACGGCCTTAGCTTCAAGCTCGGTATTTCGAGCTTCCGCCGCGACCGCCTTAGCGCGCTCTGCCCGAGCGATGCTTAGCAGCTCGCCGAACTTTTCAAGCATGGTGTCCGGGTTGGACAGCTCTGCCTCGGCGCGGGAACCCGGCTCGATATACGCGCCGCCCGTTTTCCGGATGGTTGGCAACACCTCATGCGTAACCCAGCGCTTAAACTGCTTAGCCTCTGGCTTACGACTACGGAGCAGCATCGAGTACAGGCCCGACTCATTGACCACCGCTACTGGCTGGTCACCACCAGGGGTGTGCACAGTATGCACACCCTTTTCGTCCTCATCTAAGCCAGAGACTCCCCGGCCAACGTGGACAATGCAAAGGGCATCGCATACGTCCCGTGCTACAAACCACGGCTCGCCGTCACGGTTCACCACTCGCACGTTCACGAGGCCATAGTTGAAAATACCTAGTTCACTCATTTTTCCTTAGCCTTAATGAGGCAATAAGCCTCGTACTCACTCTGAGTAAGCGTCGTTGCGCAATCTGCATTCGTGCACATCACGACACCAGCGCCCACCCATGACCCAAGCGTCGGTAAACCACATTCCGGGCACGGAGCCCGACGCCGCTCCCAAATCTGCCCCAGCCCTACAACCCCGTCAGCCTGCGAATGCAACTTACGAACCCGCAGCGCTAAGGGAATGCCGTCAGTCCACGTAACAATGTCGCGAATACGTGCACCCTGACCGGACGCTAAAACCTCGTCAATCGCGTCAATAAGGTCCAATACCCGTACATTGATGGGCGTAGATGGCTCAGAACTGCCCGATACTTTTTCGCCGCCAGCACCCGGACTCTTAACCCGAAAGTCCATTAGCGCCATTCGGTAATCCGGCAGCTCGGACCAGCATTTCTCGATATTTTCGATACAACGCGGGCATAACCCTGGCCTAGCCAATACAGCCGGGCCGGTCGACGTGCGGGCCACGCAATACTTTCCGGACCCGCAATACGAATCAGCCATTTCCCCTCTGCTTTCGTATCCGTGCCGCGCGCTTAGCGTCTAGACGGCAGGCCCGGCAACGAACACCCGCATGGGCCAGATGCTTTACCGGCTCCGCGTTCGCGCCGGTCAACTCATGCAGGCCCTTCCGGCACAACTTCACTGCCCTGCGGTCCCTTAACGCCTGGCGCTCCCACTCGTCCAGACCGCCCCACACACCCGGCGACTTCTCACCGTGCACCGACTCCCAGGCCAGCACCTCCCGCAGACAGTCCGGCTTAACCGGGCACGTCTGGCAGATCGCCTTAGCTTGCTCAATGGCACTGTCGGCCTTGTGATTCGGGAAGAATGCGGCGTCCAAATCACCCCAGTCCGTGTCCGGCCCGCCCTTGCAAGCAGCGTCCGGTAGGTCCGGTGCGTCTAGGAACTCGATTACTGGGTGACGGGTGCGGTTGTTCAGGTTGATTCCCGCAAGGGTCACGCGGCTACCCGCTCCCCACGCTCCTCGGCCAGCTCGGAACGCTCAGTGGGACTCATGCCGCCCCGAACCCCGTACCTAAGGCTCCGGCAGTAACCGTGCTCTTCCGCCATCGCGGCCTCTAGGCATTCGCGCCGTACCGGGCACCATTCCTTGCATATCCGGCGTGGGGTCGACGCGCCATTACCCCTGTCCGGAAAGAACAAATCCGGATCTAATTCTTTGCATACAGCGTCTTGTCGCCAATTCAATTTTCACTCACCCTAATCTCGATTCGCGCATGTTTGGTCTGCGTTTGATCGATACTCATGCTTAGTTTGGTTACCCATTTGGAATCGTCGCCGGGCCAAACTCCGGCGTCCACCATGCCGTCTAATGCGGCTTTAGCGAATGGCCCTAGTGAGTCAACGTCGCGGCATCGTTTGTCTGGCACGTACCAGACAATTTCTACTTGCGACGGTTCTAGGTTTTTGATTCCCGCTTGCCGGATAAGCCAAGCAATGGTCTCCCCTACCTGTTGCTTGGCTCTCCGGACTTGCGGCCATGTCCACCTGCGCTGATCGTTGGATAGCATTGGTGGACGTGTCATGGGCACCGTTATTAGGTGCTCCAATTCCCCCCGATTTACTTACTAACCGAGTATCGTCAACGACCTGTGATAGTCGGCGTGACACACTCGGACGAACTTCCCTATCGCCTGCTTGTAGTAGGTGATCTGCTTATGGCCGCGCGTATATGCGGGGTGCAGAAACTTTTCCATCAGCAGTTCCCGATCATGCTTAGCCAAGGTTCACCGCCCCAAGCTGAACAATCACCATCTGCGACTGATTGCGGCTATCCGAACGGGTAGTAACCCGGTCCTCGGGTCCAAGGCCAAGGACAGTGAGCGTCTTGGACTTGCGGTCGTAGGTGATACCCACGTCCCCGTCTAAGGCGATTGCCATCCCGTCGCCCGTAATACTCACTGCCATCAGAAGTCCCCCGGCTGAACTTGCAGGCACTTAAGGCCCAAGGCCCGCCACAGGTTCACCACCTGGTCGCGGTCGTCCAGCACAAACCGGACGTTGTACTTGCCCCGGATGTTCTGGTTGAACAGGTCATACTTCACCCGGTAGTCGGGCAGCTTGTTCCCGTTAGCATCCTTAGCGCCGGTAGGCCGCATGTACAGGAAGTCGTACCAAATGCCGTTGTTCTCTAGCCATTTAGCGGTTTCCTCCCGGCAGTCATCGTCGCGGCCAGACACGAACAGCACGTACACGCCCTGGTTATCCATTGCGTTGACAAGCCATTTGATCTGCTCGTCAACGGTGTCCGTGTGGACCTGCGTGTAGTCGTATGGACTGCGGCCTGTCATGTGTGCGACCGTGCCGTCAATGTCCACGATGATTGCAGCAGGCAAGTCCTCGACCCATTCGACCGGCTCCGGTGTGAACGTTTCGAGCTGAGTGACCTTGGGCCAGTTGCCAACCGGATGGCGCTTAGCCATGCGCTCAATCACGTCGGAGCCCACATGGCGCTCACCCCGAGCCTTACGCACCAGATCATTAGCAGCGCACTTAAGCGGACCCGCCTCGATATCCACAACCTCGAACTCGGCCCCATACTGGGCGGCCAGCTTCGCCCACTTACGCAACCAGCGAGACTCCAAGTGCGTAGCGTCGACCACCACCGACACACCCGACTTAAGCAGCGCATGAACCTGCGCACGCTCAGCCGTCGTCACCTGCTCCTCACACTCGGCCTTACCTGTGAAATAGTTGTCGTGCAACATCTTTCGCAGGTCGTCGCGACAGACTCGGACAGCTCCGGTCTCGGCCGCAATTTCCTTAGCCTTAGTGGACTTGCCGGAGCCGGGGTACCCGCGCATAGCGGTCAGTTTCAGCGCCATCAGTTACTCACTTTCTTTGCATCGCCGCTATTCAGATCCCTTGCGACGGACGCGGCAGCCTCGTACAACGCGCCAACGCCACGGCCCCGCTGGAAGTCCCGGTAGGCAGACCTGGCCAACCGAATTGCGTAGTTACGCAACCGCTCTGGTGTGATATCCGGATCGTCATAGTCGAAGCTCCCGGAACTGCTCTCTGCCGTAAACACCCAAAGGAACTTGATACGCACATGCAGCCTCGGCATGCCCAACGTCGGGGAATAACGGACTGTCCACTTGTGCCACTTGGGAAGCTTCGGAAACTCCAAGGTGTTCACGCTCACGCCTCACTCCATTTCAATGTCTTGCGCACGTCCGCGAACGTTTGACGCCTAAGGAATTCCCCGTCCTGCCACACCGGCTGCAACGCGCTGTTCAGCTCTTGGAACAGGTTGGCGTTCTGAATCAACGTCAGCTCGCCGTCATCACCTGCAATGACTGCCAGACGGCCTGTAGCCGACTTTTTCGTGCCGTCATCGGTAACCGGGTCTTTCAGCAGATTCACGCCCTCACCGTCGACCTCGGCCCACGTTGCTTTCATGGCAGAACCGAACGTGTCGCGCGTGTTGTACTGGTAAGTAAAGGAACCCACGCCAAACACCACGTTTGACGACGCCCACCCGAGCTTTTCCATCCGGTCAGTGATCGACTTAGCGCGATCTAAGGTGATCGAATCACCATAGATGGCACCCACTTTCGGGCTCAGATCAATGAATCCGGAGACATTCTTGCGGCCACCGAACGTCTCGTAGAGCATCCCGAGCACCCCGTGCCACTCCGGGGAACCAACAGGCTTAGTGTCGTCGCCGCACAGGATCTTCTCTGGGTCACCGGAATCCGGCCGGATGACCAACTTGCCGTCGCGCGCAAGGATCTTGTCTCGCAACGCGGGCAAGTAGGTGCCTAGCACCTTCCACAGATCGAACGTGTCAGAGACCACCGAGACAATGCCGGTCGGGTACAAGTCCAGCAGCCGGGAGAACGTCTCTTGCTCCCCTACCGCCTCAATACCCGTGCACATCACCGAATGCTCAGTAGCCGGAACACTGCCAAACCTGTAAGGCCCGCCGTAATAGCGGTCAATCCAATCCAGCGACACCAGAGAATCAGTGCCCGTGAAGGACAACAGGTGCGCGGCCCCCGACGCGGCAGCCGAATCGTGCGACGACATACCCCGATACGAGAAGTCATGGCACTGCCAATCCACCCCGGCTGGATCGCCACCAGTGCGCAAGGCCGCGGAGTCCAAAACTTTGCGGTACTCGTGCGCAATCGTCGCTGACGTGCTCGCTTGCCAAATGCCGGCGCTTAGCCCTGTCTCTACAAAGTTGGTCAACCAGTAGAAATCCGGGTGTGTGTTCTCCACCGTGAAGGACGGCACACCGATGGGGACAAGCGTGCCTTCCGGGACGGCACAGAACCGCAACGGCAGGTACCCGAGCTGGTGCAGCGAGCGGATGTGATCGCTACCGATTGCCTCGGCCGCATCCGGGCCAAGCACCTGCGCTACCCGGCCCTCGTACAGTCGGCAAGCCTGATTCTTACCGCCGTCGAAAAACGGTTGGAAAGCATCGACCAAGTACCGCTGAATGTAAGCCTGCAACCCGAAATGAACCACCTTGTTCACACCAGGAATCCGGCCCTTACGGTTCGTGTAATTCGAGTAGACGCGGGTGACCTTGCCCGCCAGGTCGTATTGCCGTTTATGGTCCAACTTGTAGGCGTCTGTGTGGAACAGTGCCGCCACCTGCGAAAAATCGGTCACGACTCCCCCTCTGTGATCCACTGGCGCGCAATCTCACACAATGCGATCCAAACGGCGTCCTTAATGCGTTCCTCGTATCCCAAATCGTCAAACGGAATCATGTCCGGATGCGCCTTAAGTTCCGGGTCGCGCACAGGCCCATAGGTCCATCCCAATGCCTCATAAGCGCGCCACCAACTATCGTGCGCAGCCTCGGGGTTGGTGTACCTATCTGGACCCATCATCTTCGCGGTTATGTCCAGGAATTGAGCCTTGAACTTGTCGTCTCGCGTCGACCACGGCTCCGGCACGATGGGCGCGTTAACGGCAGCAGCTTGCAACCGTGCACCTTCGTAAATGAAAATAGCCTGTCGCTCAAGTAGGGTTTCGGCGACCGGCCATTGAATCGGTGAGAAATCTTGTGTCATGTTTCACTAAGCCCTTTTTGCATCGCTTTGAACATCGTTGGGAAAACCGGCACAATCGAATACGGATGAATCCGCGAGTGGCCCGGATGAGAGTCGGTCGTATAAATGCGCCCGAAATGGTCGTGCAGCTTTTCGGCTTTACCGGAGAAAATGCCGTGAGTAACCCACAAGTCAACCTGCTCTTTCGGCAGGTTAAGCATTTGAGCTAAGCCGATGAACGTTCCGCCGCCGTCGCAAATATCGTCTGCGACCAGGTACCGCCACTTAGCGGGTGTCGCGTCCAGCATCCACATGCTTTTAATGCGGCCGGTGGTGAAATCGCGTTCCTTTTCAGCGCGCACCAGCTTGCACCCAAGGTGATCGGCCATCGCTTGTGCACGTGGGATTGAGCCCTTGTCCGGCGCGATAACGGCGTCGTAGGTTCGTCCCATTAATGCCCGGTCAACGAACGCTGTAGCGGGCAATTCAATCAGCGGATCAATCAACGGGTCTGCGCACGCCTTGCAACTCTTGTAGGCCCTTGTGCCATCCTCGGAATGTGGGTCTACCGTGATAATCGCTTCCGGCAGCATCGAACCGGCCAGCCATGCGTAAGCTGCCGCGCCCTTGGGTGTACCGCGATCAGCGCGAGCCGCTGGCAGATACGGCAGCATCAGCACGAACGGTTTCATGACGTGAACTGCGTGAGCGGCCAGTAGTGTCGCCTTCACGAGGTCGTTAGGGTCTGCGCCGCGCATATCGGCAATCCATGTGACCTGCTTATTGCCAAAGTCGTGCAGGTTCCTTAGGTGCCATTCGCCGCCCGGAAACTGGAAAGGCTCGGCCACGTTGTTAACCGTGCCCAAGCCCTCCACGTAAGCTTTCAGAAATACAGTCATTTGTCACTACCCCTAAGATTTATCACGGCCCATTCGACAACCTCGCCAGGCTTAGCCCGATGCGAGTCTTTCTTCCCGCAGTCGACACGCGGAATACGTGGAAGGTCTGGGTACTCGCCAACCGGGAAATCGTTGTTATCAATCACGGCTGTATTCCTCGTCATCGTCATAATGACTTAGCGACTCGTAATAGTCTTCGTCGTCGCATTGGTCACAGATATCGCCGTACATGCGATACGCATATCTTTCGCAGCGCGGACAAATCACCACTCCACCGCCTCCCCCTTAGCCCACTTCTCCAAGCGGATAATCCGATCCTCGATATCAGAACCACTAGAGCCATTAAGTGTGGCGACGATATGCTTAGCCGCCGACTCCGCAGTATCAATAGACGGCATAGTTTTAATACCGCCCTGGTAGACGTAGACGTATTTCAAGATGAGCGCCGAGACAAGTTCTGTCTCATTCACGCTGTTCGTCGTTGACGCCTGTTTCTTGTCGGTAAAATCCCGTCGCCCAAACATCAGTCACACCCCCAGGCACCGCCGTAGCCGCCCATATCTCACACCTCTCAATAACCGGACAGACAGAACACATAAACCGCATATCGTCAAAATCGCCGCTGGTAAGTAACCTGCGCGGCTGAGTGAATCGGGAATCGCCATCACAAAGCGCCTCATCCGTCCAATGCCCTTCGACACCGGACATCAACTGATCAACGCTCATTGCGTGATACGGGCGTAATTTCCCTCGAATTGCATAACCAAATCCCCCAACTTCCCCTGCCTATTCTTGCCCACGATCATCTGCACAAAACCAGGGTCATCCTCGTTAGTGTGCAAAAGAATCACGCAATCGCTATCCTGTTCAATTGCTCCGCTTTCGCGTAGGTCTGCAATCGTCGGGGCGCGCGGCTTACCGTCTTTAACAGGGCCACGATTTAGTTGCGCCGCGACTACTACAGCCGCGTTAAGCTCCCGTGCCGCCATCTTCAATGTCCGGCTGAAATGCGACACCTGCTCTTGCCGTGACACCCGCTTATCGGATGGCTCAATCAATTGCAGGTAGTCGACCACGATCACATCGAATGGCCCCGCCGCGCGACAATGCGCAACGATCTGCTCTACCGTGATCGACTCGCGATCCACGATCTGTAAGGGCAGCCCCTCGTTTTCCTTGGTGAACTTAGCGACCCGTTCGGAACTCTCAATATCGAGATTCCGGCGCGTTAGGTCCGTTAGGTTCACGTCCGCGCCCTGCGCCAGAATGCGGGTCATAACCTCATTGGCTGACATTTCCAGCGAGATCACTACGGACTTGTAGTTGTAGAACGCCACATGCCGGGCTAGCTGCGTCGTAGCGACACTCTTGCCGACACCGGGACGTGCAGCGACCACATACACCCTGCCGCGCTGTAGACCGCCACTCAGAACGTTGTTCAGAGCAGGCCACGGCGTAGGGATAGCCTTACCGGCCTCCCCCTCATACCACGCATTCCAAGAGGTGACGAGCTGGTCGAAATCCTGCGCCGACTTATCGGACTGCTGAGTCTCCCGAAAGAACTTCTCAGCCTGCGCAACAACCGCGTCCATGTCCTCTATCGGCGTATCGTTCGACGCCAACTGACGTAGCCGCACACCCAACTCGCCAAGCCTGCGCAAACGTGCCTTACCGGCCACAATCTGTGCATACTGCACCCCATATTCAGGGGTCGGAACCGCAGACATCAACGTGTGCAAATAAGGTGCCCCGCCGATATTCTTTAGCTTGCCCATCTTGTCAAGCTCCGCAGCCACGGTCACCGGATCAACATCGATACCACAAAGCCAAGTGGCGATAATCGCGGTAAAGATCGTTGCATGGGCGGGTCGATAGAAATCTTCGGGCTTGAGCGCTTCCGATACCTGAGCTAATGCCTTTTCGTTAAGCATCATCGCGCCAAGTGCGGATTGCTCAGCTAGAAGATCGTTCGGAATGTTTTCCGGATCGGTCACTTAACCCTTTCCTTAACTTCGAGCAGCCACGCCTTTTGCGCCTCACGGATAAGGTCGCGGCGCTCGCTCGCATCAATCCCGGACGGCAGATCGGGGATTGTGAAAATGAACCCAAACGGTTTAAGCGGACTCACGTCACCCGTACGCCAGCAGTCCCTAAGCACATTCAGAAGCGATTGATTCTGCTTGTGGGTATTCATGGCCTGTGATACCAGCGACGGCAGTAGAGACGGCGATAGATCCTTTTCCGTCCACAGCACTAGTCCGCGTTTTACGTGGTCAGGGTCGATGCCTTCCGCGATAAGTTCGGCGGCTCGCCTGGCCAGTTGCTTACGGATAGCGGATGGGTGTTCGACCGGCACGACCTCGCGCACCATGGCCCCGGCAACGGTGTCCGGTTCCACGTCGTCATTCCAGTCCGCGTAGTCCTTCATCACGTAGCCGGAGCTGGTTTTCAGCCATAGCCGTTCACGCACAAGAGCGTCTATCTCGTCTTGGGTGCCCAGCTCTAGCGCCACGTCGGGTGTGATGTGCCCGGCTGTGCGTTTGTAGCGGCACCATGAGTTAGCGCGCGCCCACAGCCCGATTGCTGCGTTACCGGCAGCTTTTACCTTCGGGTGATCCCAGAATTCGCGATCAATCCTGCCGCTATCACTCACTCGTCACCCTTCGCTTTAAATCCCGCACACGCGGGCCACCAGGCCCGCACATCGGACGATTCCGAACCCGTCTCGCGGGGATATACAGTCCGTTCCCCGACCTGTAGCGGTATTAGGCACTTAGGCCACCCCCGCCCGGTAACAACCCGGTATTCACAATCGCCACATGTCAGTCCGTCGCCGCCGCGCTCTCTGGCCGCGTCCTCGTGCAGTCGAATTGACTTGCCTAGCGGATGCTCGCCGCGCATGATTCGGGTTTGAACCAGCCGCTTACGGCGCTCACCCCTGGTTAATGTCTCGGCAGCCGGTGGAATCAAGTAGGCGTCATCGGGGATATCGAATAGCCCGTCTGTCACGGATACTTGTCACCAACCTTGTAGCGGTCATACTCAGCCGGGGTCACATTCCGCCAACCCTCTTCACGGCTGTTCTTAAGCCTTAGTTCGTATTCTTCTGGCCAATAGGTCGGCGTGATGATCGGAATACATATCCGGCTAGTTCCGGTGCCGGAGCACTGTTGTGTCGTGCTGTATTGAGTCCACGCCGGGGAATAATGCTTATCAACCACCGTGCCGGACTTAATTTGCGAACAACCGGCCACCAGCAGAACCGACGCCAGTACCGCGAATAGCTTGCGCATCAGAAAAGCACCTCTTGAGTTACGAGGCTGCCGAACTTAGTAAGCAGCACCCAATCCGAGCCGCGCCTAAGCAACGGCACTTCTGCCGGTTCCTGCCAAGGCCGCACATGGAAACCCTCGGCAGCCGCAGCGTCGGGGTTGTGTTCAATCCAGCCGTGGCAGCCCGTGGTGCCGGAGCCGCAGACCGCGACTATGTTTTCCGGACTCCACGGACCACCCTGGCCGCGTTTCTTGCGGTGGTGCATCGACAGCCCTACGGCGCGGCAGCAGCGTTCACAGAACCCCTCTGAGCGCTCTTGGACTATCTTGCGGCACTGCTTTTCATTCACTTACCGATCAGGCCAACAATCTGCGCGTAAGCCGCATCGCCAATCCGCTTATTGATACCCGTAATGGTCCCAATCAAGTTCGCAATAGAATCAGCGGAATGCTCTTCGAGCACCTTCGGGTCGAACGCCAGCACCGCGAATGCGTTAAGCGCACTCGCCACAATGCCAGCCTCTTTAGCGGACAGTTCCAAGGTAATGGTCTTGCTCATGTTTAGCCTTTCATTCAGAGGGGATGCCCCAGCGGTGCCCGCATTTACGGCACACTCGCATTACTTCGTAATCAATTAGTTGCCGCTGGATCGGCTGGATTCCCGTTGACATGTAGCGATACGTCACATCGCCGCGCGTCTCTTGCTGAATAAGCGGATAGCGCGGTATGTCGTTTAGGATGAATTCGTTTACTTTGTCAACGGTTTCTAGCCAGTGGACGTTGAATTCGCCGCAGGCTGAGCAGGAATCCCAGGCCCGGAAAGTCATCTACCCGAGACGTTGTATTCCTGCATGATCAAACGCGCAGACGTTTGCAAACCAGACAACTCTTTCTCCAAGTCATCTTTCTTATCCTGCGCATACTTCATCGTGACTTCGGAAGTGTCCATCTGCTCCCAAAGCTCAGCGTTCGCGATCAACGCCATATCCTCACGATCAGACCGTGAACCCGAACATTCCTGACGCTTAGTCGCTAGCGCGAGCTGATACTTACGCTTAGCGGCCAAATACTCATCGCGGGCATTCCGAACCACAGCCGAACCCTTAGCGATGTAAGACACCACATCGCGGATACGAGACTCAATCTCGACCGGATTAGTCGGTTCAGCCACTAGATCACCTGCACAGGCTCTTTATGCCACCAGCGCCGAATCTGGCCCCAAGCAAGACAGCCGGAGCACAACAGCAAGTGGTCGACAATGCCGACCGCATGCGTGGCCTTCTGACCGCAGTGGTTATCGCAGTCAGGCATCAACGCCTGCCACCATGCCTTACCCATCGAGCGTCACCAACCCTGATTCGAGCGCCGTCTTAAACGCCTTCACCACGTCGGCAGAGGCATCCCGCAGCGACTTGCCGTCGTTGTCCTTGCTGAACTTGTCCGCGATCTTCTGCAAATCCCAGCCCTTAGCGTCAGCAGTGGCTTTCAGTTCTTCGCGCGCCTTGTCGGCCGCAGATGGCTTAGCCTTCGCCACCGTCCGCTCCGGACCCGAGGCCCGCTCGTGCGACTCGGCATCCGGATCAGCGTCACCAGTCGGAATCATCAATGCCTGCAACAGGAACGTGCGCAGCGCGACCGACTCGGCCTTGGTCATTGCCTTATCGCCGGAGTCGGCAGCCTCGCCGTACGTGACGCCGCCAAAATGGTCTCCGCGCGGCCCGAACACCGTGAACTGCATCTTGGCGAGACGGTTAACCATCTTGCCGCCCTTAGCGGTCTCATACCGTTCCGCCTCATGCTCAATCGCAATCGGAATCACGGTCACGCCATGCTTACGGAGCGACGGGCCAACGGCGTCCATCACCGCGTCAATGCCACGGAAATAGAATCCCTGTTGCGCGTTGCGGGATTCCTTAGCGATTGACCGAACGTCTTCCATAACCCGGCTCCACGCTTCAAACACGGTGGGCACCGGATCGTAGTAAGCCGGATCTTTAAGCTTGTCTTCCAACTCGTCCAGGCGGGCAATCAGGCCCTCGTAGGTGATCTTGCCTTTTGGTTCGGCCTCTGCCATATCAGTCATGGAATGCTCACTCTCCACCCCTTGGAAAGGGCGTCGGCGTGATCGACGGCCCGACTCCAAGGCTTCTTGTAGTCCTGCGCTGCCTGCGCGTTGGTCAACCACTTAATTTCACCAGCATCGAGCGCTAGACCCAGCGCCATGTAAATATCCGCGATGCCAATACTGTTCTTGGGACTCGTCTCGAAAGTTGAATTGATCAACCCAAGTTTCCACAGCGCCTTGCCGATAAGACAGGAAGGCTTGCCATTATGCACGTACACGCACCGTGCGGTTAATGCGCAGGGTGGCTCGTATATATAGTCCGGGGTTTCTGCGGCGAACTTACGAACCCAACTAATGATGTTCTCGCCAATCAGTGACATTTACGCCGCCGCCACCGCAAGGGAAATAACCAACAGGAACAACAAACCAGCGATAATCATTTACACCTTCACCAATTTAGAAATCTTGCGGGAATCACGAACCTGCGCCGACAACTGCGCCAACTCCCAGCCCTTATCCAAATCAAGCCAATACAGCTCACAACGCGGCTCATCCTCACGAATAGGCGTATGGATAAGCAGCCCCCGCGACTGATCACACTTAATCGGCGTCCGCTTACCCGACTCCTGGTCGTACAAGACACCCCGCGACGCAATCGCGACCTGAATAGTCACCTTCAACGGAAAATCGGGCTCGCTAGAACCCGTCTTATCGTCAGCCGCATACACAGTCCCGGTGGGCTTGTGCAGCAAGTAGCGGTCTGGATTACCGGCAGCCTGCACACCGTCATTGACGATGAACGGCTCAATAAGCACCGGATCGAAATCCTCAAGACGTACTTGCCGTGCCTGAATCCATGGCTCCAACTCGCGCGGCACGTACTGCGGTTTCTCGCCGCCGTCCAGTACCTCACACAAGCCGTGGAACGCCGTCCCCATGCCGCTCGCGTCATCCGCGCCACCCAGAGACCGGGCACGCTCCACAAGCTCTTTCAGCGGCTTCTTAGCAGCCGGTACAGCCCACGGATCTTCATGCGCCGACACCAGGTGCGCCAACTGCGCATACAGCGCCTTGGACTTAACAATGCCCATCATGGCGCGAGCCGATGACCAATCCATCAAGCCGGACTTATCGTCCAGCGTCCCGGCAAGCGTGGAAATCCGGGTATAAGCCTTAGCGTTAACCGGCGTCTTCCGGCCCGGCGCGTACTGTAGTTTCTCGCCGTTCTGGGTTACGAAAGGCCGACCCCAGAAATCCCTAACAATGCTGTAATCAGTAATTTATCGGCCCCCCTTTGTGCCGACTTAAACCCGCACAAGCGGATTATTCGGGGGCAACCGCCGTTACCCTTGCCCATTGGCTGCCATTAATCGCCGTGTGAACGCAACCGCGCCTCATGGACAAGCTGCCGTTATCGTTGTTCACCAACTCGTCAACCACGTACGTTTCCGACTGCCCATCTACGAGCGTGACGACAACCTGAATGCCTTTTTCCTCATCGCCCATCGGGCCACTCCTAAGTTTTTGGGGCACAAAAAAGCCCGGTCAGCACCCCCCAAAGGCTGACCGGGCTCGCGGCTTAACGGAGCACCTGTTTTAAACAGTTACCAATTAACAGTTACCTTTAGATTGCTGCTAGTGTTCCCGACCGCAAAACTGGACCCGTTCTTTCCCATATGCAAGGTAAGTAGTCGCTGTATGGGTCCACAAAGTTTTTAAACTGGGCGCACTCATTTTTCATTAGAAGTGAAATTTTTGAGTGTGTTGCTGTTCGCGCCCACAAGCTAAACAATACCGCGTCAGGGGTACACTCCCAAACGATCAGACAACGATCTGCTGATAACGCGGCCCATTCACGACATCTTGCACCAATTCCGCAGGTGACTTACCTTCCACCGCCATACCGAACACGGTTGGCGACAGACCGGAAACCAACGTCACATGCCCATCGTGCGCGAGCGCCGGGTAGTTACTGTTCCGGGCATTCACATTCCAGAACACCACGTGAGGCAGTTCAAGTCCCGCGTCCGCGAACTCGCGCTTAGCGGCCTCGAAAATCGTCGCAGAAGCACTCGGCTGTCGACCCCACCGGCCAAGCCCGAACGCTGCATCGAATTCCATATCCGACACCACGTACAGCGTCTTAGGAACCTCACCCGACCGCTTACCAGCCTCCAAGATGGCGCGGAACGCTGCGAACAGGTCCGTAGAGCCGCACCAGGTGGTCGAATGCTGAATCGCATTCATCCGCTCACTGAGCGTCCGGCCGGTCACCTTTTCAAGCTTCGGCGTAGACGAGAACGTCATGAAGTGATCCTTGTACGCGCCCTGGTTGCGGTCGGCAAAGTAGAGCGCCAGCGACACCGACACCGACATAGGACGGCCCCACATCGACCCGGACACGTCAGCCAGCACGATCCCATCGTTACCGCGCGTGTAGTCATGCAGATTGGCCCACAAGGCATCTGCCGCCTTCGCCTGGCCCGCGTGAACCATGTCATACAGCTCGTACGGGTACAGCGTGCCCGCATTCACCTTCGCCTCACCCTTAACGACCGAATCAAGATAAGCCTGATACTCGGCCGGAGTGTTCCGGTAGAACGCCTTAACGTGCGTCTTGTGAGCGCGCGACGGCAGCTTGCCCCAATCAATCTCTTTCCACCGCTTAGCCGACATGTCGTGCTCAAGCAGCGAGATACGAGACCGCAGACGCGACAACACCTTTCGGTACTTCCGCTGATCCAAGCCGATAGCCTTACGCAGGTTGATCGCCAGATCCTTACGCGCCTTGGACTTGTCGGATGGCAGCCACTTCGCGAGCAGCGACACCGACTTACCCTCGCTAAAGTCCTTGGCGTCCTTAACAAGCTGATCCCCGATGAGCGCGGAGATACCCGGCGTCACATTCGAGCCGTCGTAAAACACGTCATCCCAACGGCCGTACTCCGGGATATGCACGAGCAGTGCTTCCGCCGTCGCCGGAGCCATCGCGGCCAGACTGCGGTAGCACTCACGGAACACGGCACGCTCGCCCTGCCCGCCGCGCACATCACGCAGATAGAACATCGTGCGGACTGCCGTCTGCGGATCTTCCAAGAAAGCCTTCTCGAAAAGCTCTGCCGCCTTCGCAGGGGTATCCCGCATAGCACCAGCGGCCGCAAAGTAATCCACCACGGCGTTAAGGCTTGACTTGTTCGTCGCCGCGCCGTTCTCAGTCAGCGTCAGGTTATCCTCACGCAGCAGTTCATCTAGAAACGTCGTCATTCCTCAATCTCCCCAAACACACGCTCGTAGTCCTTAGCGGACATCATGTGAACATTGCCCGTGCTCGGTACAAACACCAGATAGTTACCCGGTGGGACAACCAGCCCGGTTCCACGGAACTTAAGCCGCTTAAGCGAACCGTCCTCGTTAAAGCTCACCGTCAACTGTCCAAGCTTGGACTTCTTTTCGCAGGACAGCGACAACATGTAGGTGATCGCGCCGAGGTTCCGGCCGGTCACCTTAGCCGAGTACACAAGTTGATCCATCGGAATTGCCCGCGTAAGACCAGTGGTGCTAGTCAGTTTCTTGCTCAATTTCGGTTACTCCAATCGCAGGAAATGCCACCTGCTTTTGCGCCTTCGGTAATCCAGACAATGCAAGGAATGTCCCTACCGCCAGAACGAATGGCCTTAGTGGTGAATTGGTCAGGGCCGGAGATGGACTGGTTATCGGCAGTCGCACATCCGACCAGAGCGCCGGTAAGACCGGCAGCGATAACGCCACCGGCCACCAGCATCTTTACCCGCGTCATCGCGCAGGCTGCGGAACAACATAAGTCGGCTGGTAAGGGTTACCGCCCTTAGCAATCAACTGGTCACGCAGGTACGACTCGATATCCGGGTAACCCGCGATAGTGGCCTGCTGTTGCAAAGCCTTCTGCCGGGCAACTTCGGTCTGCGACTGAGCCGCCTTAACCTCCGCATCAGCGGCAGCCTTCTTAGCGTTAGCATCCGCCACGCTTGACTGCTCCCGGTTAATCGCGTCCTTCAACGCGGCGTCAACCGGCTCCGGCTTCATAACTGTGACCTGGAAATTGGTGAAATACTCCTGCCCATCGGTGCGAGCCTTAGACGCGCCCGGCAGGGTGTTCTTGAGTGCGTTTTGGAACTCGATACGCACCTTCTCGTCATTCCAAATCTGACGCCACGTGAATTTCTGCGCCACCGACGTAAGGGTCTGCTCCAATGGCTGGCCCACAACGTAGTTGACGAGCTGCACCCAACCGGCAGACTGCGTGCCGTCATCGTTAAGCCAGCCCTGATACTTGGTGCCGAAATCCCGGTGGAACTGAGACAGCTTGTCGCAATCCGAGGTCAGATCCATGGTCACAACCACGGGAACCTTCAACTCGGCCGGTGCCTCCGCACTGGACACCACCACATAGGGCTTACGCTCCGAACCGTCCGCGCCGGTCGCATCCCAACTGATCTGCCGGGCAGGGTAACGGTAAGCCTTGAAACCACCGGGCGGATTCATTTCCGAGGTCTCCGGCTGCATGCAACCAATGATCTTCGGGGCGGTCGGGATAAAGGCGTAGTCGTCAACCTTCACCGCCATCTCACCGGCCGGAATCTGGGTCGCACACGCAGACAAGCTAAGCGCCGCCGCAGCAGCGAAACCGATAGCGAGAGCCTTATTACGCTTCATTACTTGGAATACCTTTCAGGTAGGGTGATATTTGTTTGTTGCTTAATTAGGTCGATAGCGCGTTCTGTGACCTTCGCGTCGTACTCCGCTTGCTCGCGCGCCAGCAGTTTCCGGGCATGTTCCTTGCGCTCTTTACGGGACAGGAACCTAACCGGGTCCACGATTCCCTCAAGAATGTGGATCAGCATGAAACGGTGGACAATGGCGTACACCGAATAGATGACGAACGCCACCACCATCACAATTGCGAGCAAGGCTAGAACCCTCACGTCTCAACCCCCATGTTGTCCGGCGTAAGGAACATGGTGTTTTCAGCAAGACTCGAATTGTCCCGGTCCAAACCAAATACCCGCGTAGTCGTTGCATTCGGCCGCAGCAGATCAGCGCGATACTTCACGTGGTAATGCCCGTGAATGAATAAAGCGGGGTCTGTCGCGTCGACAATCTCGCGGACAATCGCCCGATGCTCACCGGCCAGAATCAAATCTGGCTCCGGGAAATACTGCCCCTTGGTCTCCGTACCGATGCCCGGAATATCCACGCCTCGCGGCGCATCGTGGGCAATGATCACGTCCACGTTTCCCGGCCGCGACGCATACTCGACCTGCTCAGGTGAAAGGAACTCCCCCGGCCACCAGTCCACGCCCTCACGACGCACAATACGGTCCACTGAATGCGCCCCACCCAACGCCATGAACGTCAGGCCCCACCAATCCCAGCGGTACCCACGGGGAAGATGCTGGATACGGTCAAAGTCACCGAACATCGTCGGTATGCCGCCCGGCACGTTGCATTCGTCAAGCTGCGAATGATCTTCGTGATTACCGTCGACCCAGAACAACACCATGCCGCGCTCCGTAAGCATCTGATTAATGCCCAAGAGGTAAAAGTAGGTGCGCTCACTCGGCGTCCAGAATCCGAAATCGCCCACATGGAGAATCGTGTTCGCCCCGTTAGCGTCAGCGTGCTTAATTGCCTTAGCGGCCCAGCTAGGATCGCCGTGCCAATCACCGGCAACCATGATTTTGTTTGGATCTTTCAGCATATGGTCAACCTCGTTTTCACTACTCCGCATCGCTTACATTCACGTTCCTGCCACGCCAAAACGTCGTAGCTTGATCTGGGTTTGCACCAAGGCGTCCATTTGTGCCAGCCGAACTGGCACCTCACCCCTTAACCTCCGCGCCAGAATGAACACGCGGCCCGGACTTGCCCTTACCGCAATCCGGTAGGTAACCCTTCTCGGAAGCCCAGCCATGCAAATGCAACTGGTATTCCTCCCGGTACGAATGACCACACCCAAGCGGGCACTCAAACACTTACATTCCCTTCCCTTAACTCGCGGCCCCCATATGAACCGCGACGAAAATCCTTTTTCCAGCCTTTGTCATCGCGCCACATAACCGTGACAACGGTTCCATCAGCGGCGACGAGAAGCGATAACTTGTCGCGCTTGAAATAACGGCGTCCCGGATGATCACTCGCCTGCTCGACAAGCTCAGGGCTCGTGAGCGTCAACCGCAGTTGGCGGGGGTCGACTTGCATATCCAAGGCCCGCGCAAGCGCATGCCTGCTAAACGTAAATCCCTCTGCTAATTTCATGCCCACGGCCTCCTCACGCGCACTTTCCGAACTGCATTAGCGGTAACGCCAGGCACGCGCGGATTAGAACAACCGTCACGGCCCTCAAGGATCACGCGGATACCTCGTCGCTTAGCGATTCCAGCTAGAGCGCGTGTGTAGTCCAGTGGCATTGGCTCACGTCGATCAGGTGGTGTAACGAGCGCCATTGTGAGCCACGAATTGAGCATGCGTTTCTGCTCGGCAGTCATCCCACGGAGAGCGGGGCCGGTAGGTTTACCAAGATTGATAGCCATTTCACGAACCTCTCTGCGCATCTAAATGGATTAGATAAGAGCGTCAGCCGGGGAGCGGAAGCCCGGTAGCGTGGAGACTCCGCAATAAGCCCCACCTACAAACAGGCGCATGACCACGAATAGCGCTGTTTCCAATTAGGCTCGCTCTACCCGGCTGACTAGCTGCGCGTCGGGAATCGAACCCGAAACACCCTTCACAGTCAGCGACAATCGCAATTGGATAAGTCACTAGGGTGTGGCAGCCAAATACCTGCCTCGCGCATCCTCACAACGGGAACCGGCCATTATCTACCTCCGCGTACAGGTCGGTACGCGAGTCAGGGCTAAGAACCCATACAGGTTCCGCCCATACCATTAGGCTTTATGCTCCCGTTGTGAAAGCACACAATATTCATTGCGACCTCAACTTGACGGCGAATCGCACGTCCACCCGGACAAAGACACGGGAGCCCCGACAACGGGGATACTTCGTATGGTCTGCTGTAAAGTTTTTCGTGGTTGGTAGGTCTAGAACTGGTAAAACAGTTCTGTCAAAAGCAGGTTGAATCGGGCGGCAAGCCGGTACAGGCGAACCTTTACGATCCTGCGCGCCCGGACAACTCTACTTCTGATACCCATTTGTTTAATTATCCCCTATGTAGGGGAACAACCGTAAACTCGTGGGTTTCGACAATCTCGAAACCAATGGGCTCATCCTCTTCAAACTCGCACGGAAGCAAGTTCACTTCGCACAAGTTGTCGACAATGGCATTGGCAATCATGGACAGACTGTCAAAGCTTATGGACGGAAGCCACTGGGTCAGCTCTTCGGTAACGCGGTGGACAACGTATCCGCGCTCTACCGGATCTTCATGCGACCCCGCAATTTCCTTAATGTCGCTTAGCGTGGTCAACACAGCGGCAAGACGGGCTTCGGTATCCAAGTTCTGAACTACTCGCATTTTCACGGTCCTTACACTTTGTCCCACGGAAGCGATTCCGCGAATTTCTTAAGTTCGTCCATCGGGACGAGAATCTTTCGCCCGTACTGCTTGGTAAAAATCTTTCCCGCGCGGCGCACGTCATCGAACTCGCGCGGTGACAGTCCGATCATTTCCGCCGCTTGGAGCCTTGGCACTAGCACCGGCTCGGCAGTGACCGCCTGGACCAGCGTCACCGCTTGGCCCTTAGCAAGGTCGGGGTACGGCGCGGATCAATGATGAGGTTGTTGACGGGGACATTGAATCGGTAGGAAATCGCGGCCATCATTCGGCAGTTGGCCCGACCCTGCCAGTTATTGTTGAACGCCCGTCTAACCGTGGTCGGCGGCTCCCCGGTCTCGCGGGCCAGTTCCTCTCGCGTCTCAATTCCGTTGATACGCATCAGGTCTCGCACGTTGGTGTGGTTCCAGTGGATGGTTGGTGTGTTCGTCGGCACGCTTGCAACGCTAGTCGACGCCTCGTCAAAAATGCAAGCACACCTTCAAAATTGGCTGTGTCGTGTCATGACTGAAAGGTTGTCTTCGCTGGTGACGGTTGTTGCGTCACAACCGAAAGTGGCTGTAGAGTCCTCAACATGCGAACGAACAAGGACGGCAACGACATCCGGCGCGTGCTCGAATACGCGCTACGACGCGAGGTGCCAAACCGAGAAATCGCCGCCGTGCTTGGAATCTCCGAAAGCACCTACAGCCGCCGACAAGGCGATGACACATTCCCCACCTTCGAGGATCTAGCCACACTCGCCACCGAGTACGGACTAGTCGCCGCAGCACTCCAATACGACTTCGGACTGATAGATGACGAGGCCATCGAGTTTCTGCGGGAGCACCGATCCGGCCACCCTACGATGACCACAAGCCGAAAGGAGGTAGCAATGACCCAAAGGGCTAGGCGAGTAAAAACCGCCAAGAGCAAGCCGCCCCTCTAATAAGGGCGGTCGGGGGAAAGATCATCAATCGACTGACAGGGGCTAGGCCGTTTGCCTACTCTGTCAGAACCAACCAACCACACGGGGAATCCACCACATGTCCGTATCAACGCTGATACTCGCTACCCTTTTTTCGATCACTTTCAGCCTGTGGGTCCGTCGCACCACCTGGAACCAGACCTACGAGCGCGCCGCCACCTTCAACCTCGTACTCCAAGGCTGCGCGGTCATCCTCATGTCGCCATGGGCATCCGAACATATCGGAAAACCAATCCACAGCGTGCTCGGAATCTATAACTTAGAAGACTATCTAGGCCATGACCTGTACATTGTCGCCGCATCCGCAATCGTATTAAACGCACTGGGACGCTTAGACGAGGGCACATACCTAACACGCTCATTCAAGCTATTCGTAGAGCTGCCCGCGACAATCTGCATTCCCTTAATGCTTTGCGTCTTCTCATTTAGCCGCGCAGCCGACACCTACGTCGTTGACTTCTTTCAAATGCCCGTAGACCTCTGGCTTGTGGCGTACTGGCTGATCCTCTGCGTAGTCCTTATTCACCTGCTGACGTACGGCTCTAAGCTGCTTATCATCTTGCGCGATGACCCCCGGTCGCTTCAGGTCGCGGACGCCTATATTGCCTCCTGCGTCTGTGGAATCATCGCCTGCGGAGTGCGCATCACGGTTTCTATCACGCCGGTATCCCCCGTCGTCGGGAGCGCCATTGTATGGTTTTTCGCCTGTGCCTGCGGTGTCGGGTTTGCAGCTACCGCAGCTTACTCGTATCTGAATAAGGAAAAAGTCGAGCGCAGCGAAACCGCGCCCGACCATGCCCCTAAGCCAGAAACTGTCTAA